TTATCTTTTAATAAGTAATAAATCATTGTCATAGGATCTTTATCTCGCCATATGTTAATTTGTTCTAAATAATTTAAAATATTATTAAGATCAGGTATATCGTATAATCTATCCATAATAACATATGATCTAGTTAATTCATATATTTTAGGAAATATATTAGGGTGTTTATTAAACTGGTTATAGAAATATAATTCATCTTGGGTAAAACCATCTGAAAAGTTACTTTGTTTTTTAACTTTATTTTTATCTATAGCGTATACTTTACCTTGTTCTCCTCCACCTAGGTAGGTTTCTTTTAATATGTCTATAAGTTTAATCATTCTCCTTTACGTTCTTGCCATTCATAAGATATACCATCTCTTACAATAGGACCACCTTTAGCCCATGTTCTGCAAGTACGAGCTGAATGGCATTTGAAACTATGCATCCAACAATATCCTAATCTACCATCTTCATCTGATAATGGTCCAGGCATACAATCTTCCATTCTTGGAGAGATATCAAATGCAGCACAATTAGCACATAAAGATTGTTTAGCAGCTTCAACTGTTGTATCCCAATGTTCTGCTAATTTGTCCCAATAATCTCCAGGTTCATCAACATTTAAAGGACCATATTTAATGTAATCTGCTTTAATAGCCGAGTCTCTATTTCGAGTGTTAAGTTCTAAATCTTGAGTAGGTAAAGGGCAAGCCATAGCAGCTTCATATAATTTACCTTCAGCTAAATATTTTTTTAAATCAAAATTGTCCATATTATTTTGTTTTACCCCATTTAGTACCTTTACCAGGTGTTTTACATTGAGCAGGTGTAGGACGACATGAAGGATATTTTGAGCGTTTTTCTCCTTTTTCACGTCCACATGCTTTATATCCTGTTATTTTACCATCTTTTCTAATAGGTGCATTACAGTCAACCCATCCACCTTTTTTACCAGGTGCACCTTTACGACTAAACCATTTTCTTAAAGACTCGTCTTCTTGTAAAATTTCTCTAATTATATCTTTTAGTTTAGAATATCCTGATCCGTAAGGAGTAGCTTTACCTGCTTGAGGGTCATCTGCTTCTTTAACATCTTTCCAAATTTTACCTTGACGACATCTAACTACAGCGCCGGATTTATAAGCAGATGGTTTGTCAAATTTGCGGTCTGCAATACGAAGACATCTGTCTCGTTTTTTCTTTTCTTCAGAAAGAACTTCGTTAATAAGTTTTTCTAACCTAGTCATCACCAGAATCCAGAAAAAGATGATTTTAATCCAAGTAATTTAGCATATCTTGGTAAACGACATGACCAATAAGATGCTTTTGTTCTATCTTTTTTATTGGCACAGTCATGACGTTTTGCAAATGCACGACGTGCTTCTGGGTTATTTATTTTGGCTGATAGGCCTGTTGTATCTCCAAAAGATACTTTTTTAATTCCGCCTCCAGGTTTTCTAACATAAACATAGAATTTTTTAGATCCACCACGTTTTGGTTTTCCAATTGGGGGATTTTTCTTTTTACCTTCAGCTTCTTCAAGTTCTTCGTTTTCAAGCAAAAGTAAATCTAAAGGTACTTTAACACCTTCATATAAACCATAGTTACCTAAGTCAGTTTCCTCTAAAATTTCTTTATCATCATCGTTTACATGAATAATTTCACGTAAATATAAAGCGCGAGCTTCTGCCCATAAATTAAGGAACGATTCCGAACCATATCGGAACGTGTTTTCAGTAAGTGGTAATTTGTTTACCACGTGATATCGCAGATTTTCCGATAATATTTCTTTAGGTGCTATACTTTCGTTTAGTACTACACCAACATTACCTACATTGTTACAATCGTGGCAACCACAATTGCACTTGTCCTTTTTAGAGGGAATAGATAATACTTCTTTTATAAGTTTACGTAGACGTTCCATGACTATAAATATTATTTATTAGTTCTAATGTTCATTCTCATTGGAAGTAATTTACCTGAAGCATTTCTTGCTACAATTTGGTAAACTAAAGGTACTTTTTTTCCACCTTCTAACACTTCACTATCTGTTTCGATTCGAACTTCTAAAACTTTTGTTGTTGGGCCAGGGTATTTTACTTTAACTGAATCAGATCTTAAGTCACCTACCATTTTATAGGCATCCTCTGGGGTTGCTACATGGTAAATAAATAATTTTCCTCCAGGTTTTTCTCTAACATACCAATAGCCGTATCCAAAAGATGAAGCTAATAATTTTTTAACTTTATCTAAATCAACACCACTAACAGATTCCCAATTATTTGGTGTACCTGTTTGGTTAATATAATTGTTTAACCCATCTGCTATTCTTTGAGAATCAATATTCAAGATATCAAATATTTCTTGAAACAATGGATTATCACCATACTTTGATTTATCAAATATTACTTTACCTTCTTTATCGAATACAATAAATGGTATATTTCCACCATTATAAATTGCAGAACCACCTACATTTTTAATAGATAAATAATATGGTCCTTTTGGTGTTGTAATTACTATATCTGCAATAGTTGTGCCTATTTCTTTAGGACCTTCAAATGAAAGTTGTCTTGAAGTATCGGATGCACCTGCAAATTTAATATTTTCTGCTGTTATAGTAGATGGATCAATGTCTAAAGTAGTAAAAATTTGTTTTACTTCAGGGTCTTCTATTGAATCTAAAGAATTTCCAGCCGCTGATTGTAATTTTTCAAGTAAGCCTTGTTCATATTTTTCACCTTCATTTGCTCCACCGGCTAAAGTGATTTGTACTTGACCTTCACCTTCTAAATCAAATTCAAACATGTTGTATTTTGAACTACCATTAGGTCCTTCTTTAGGACCATATACTTTAACTTTAGGTGAACCAAATACACTGTTTAAAATTTCAAGAAATTTATCTTTATCTATTTTATTGATATTACCTATTCTATAATCATTGGCCATTTTAGACAATCCAGCCTCTTTACCTTCTTTAGAATTAACAATAGCATCAATTGCTTTACGGGTGTTAGCTGCTTTAGTTCCTTCTCTTAAGTCGATATTATATTTAAATAATTCTCGCTCTAATAACAGTATATCCTGTTTATTTTTCATATCAGGATACCCTTTAGGAAACTTGTAAGCTATACTATATAAAAACTTTTCTAAAATATCCATTATGCTTCAGGTGTTTCTGCTGGAGTTTCTGCTGGTGTTTCTTCAGCTGGTGGGGTTGGTTCAGTTCCTAAATCAAGTTCTCCACCTTCTGTTCCAGCTTCTTCTTTTGCTCCATAACGTAAAATATTTGCTATAGACTGTGCTGCTCTTTCTTCTTCAGGTAAATTTAAAAGGTAATATTTTTTACCTTCTACTTGTGCAATCCAACTACGTTTACCATAGATCAAATAAAACATTTGACCATTTTGTAAGTTAATACGGAATGTAGTAGGACGTGGTGCAACCCAATCAATTGAAGCTAAAAAGCTATCATATTCTGGGGTTAATAAATCAACGATAACTTTTTTAAGCTCAGGAAACTTTGTCAGTTCATCATATTGAACTGCCTCTTCAGGTGTTACTGTCATATTTGAGTACACCTGCTTTGATAAAGCTTTGAGTCTATTTACAAGTTCTTCGCGTGTCATTATTTTTGTTTAAGTTTAGCTAAAATAGCTTCTTTAATTTTTTGTGCTTTAGCTGTAGCAATGCGTCCTGCTTTTTCATCAGACATACCTTGAGCTTTTAAAGCGTCATAAATTTCACCACGTTTTTTAACTTGCTTTTTTGACATTTCGTCAATAGCACCTTCTTCAGAAGCTACATCTACCATAGCATTAAGTTCTGGTTCTTTTAATTCAAACTCAAGGTAATGTTTTGCTGAAGAAATCATATTTTTAGCAGTGATAATTTTTGACTGCCACCAATGAGGAAAATCAACTTCTTGGCCATTGTCAAATTGATCAACCATTTTATAAAGTTCCATAGCATATTTACCAATTTGGTAAAGGTCTGCTTTGATCATATTTGGTTCATCATCTTCATGACCTAGATCCATATCTTCCATTTGCATTTTTTTCTTATCTTGAGCAGCTTTTTTCATTGACTCTTTTTTGTCTCCGTCTTTGTCAAGATCTAAAAAATCTGGTTTAGCTTTTTCTGTTAAAGCAGCTCTAACCATTTCTCTTAATTTGCTATTTTCCATTGTTTCTTCAGGTTGTGGTTCTTCAATGTTGTTGGCTGCTTGTTTTTTTACTTGATTAACAGCAGTACCATAAGCCACATTTTCGGCATTTTTACCATGTTTTCTTACTAATTTATCTCTACGTTTTGGATCGTTTACGATTGCCAAAAAGTTGTCATAGATTTTTTTAGATTCTTCTGGTGAAAATGCCTCATGTAGTTTCATTTCTTAAGCCTTGTCTTCTGCAGTTGATGTCTTTTTGAATTCAGCTGCAAGTTTTTTGATGTTATTGGCTGCACTACGTGCACGTCCACGAGCTGCTTTTGATGTTTTAGCATGCTCAGCTTCCATAATAACAACTTGTTCTTTAATTGCGTCTAAAAGTTCTGTTGTGTTCATAAATTTTATTATTTATAGATTATTAAATATTAGCCTTCTCCACCTCCAATATATTCGCTAACGAAAAATTTAAGTGTGTTTCCGACTTGTGTTTCAAGTTTTTCATTGTTCATTCCTTTAGCAATTTTAAATGCTTTCATTAAAGCATCCATCAAATCACCTTCAGTACCTTTCATATCAGCAGAAATGTCTTCTAAACCACCAGCTATGTCTGTAGGTGCTTCATCAGCAGGAGCTTCATCAGCAGGTACTTCTTCAGTTGTATCAGTTACTTCAACGTCTTCAACGTCTTCTTCTTTATCTTTTTTAGCTTCATCTAAAAATCCTCCGTCAGCCGCAGCATCCATCATTTCTGCTTCTTCTTCTCCAGGATCTCCTTCGTAAACTGGGTCCATCATGTCTGTTGCTGTTTCGCCTTCTAGTTCAGCAACAATCATTTCTTTGATTTTTGCTTTCATTTCTTCACGCTTACCTGCTTTTTTTCCTTTTTCGTATTCGTATTTGTCTACGTCAGCTCTTTCTTCACGAGACTCATTTTCGTTAAGGGCTTTAAATGAAGGATTTAAATTCTCAAGGGATTTATTTTCCTTTAAGAATTTTTTTAAGTCAAAATTGTCCATTTTATTTTTTATTATTTGCGTATAAATATTCGGAAAGTAATGTTCCTATCGCTCCTACTTTCTGTCTTACAAAAGACCATTCATCTCTTACCATATGATGTGGTTCTTTATAAGATACACCCAATACACCTATTAAATGATCGTCTAAACTATACACACCAAGCATACACATAGATTTAGTACCAAACTGGGTAGTTAAATATTCTAATCCTAAAGTATCTTCTGCTACACTTACATCTTCAACTGAAATCTCATTGTCACTATATATTTTAGAAAGAACTCTAGGAAATAAAGATACGGGAATGTTTTGGAAAGTATGTTGAATAGGGGGGGTATTTGGGGATGTTTTTTCAAAGAAAAAAGAAAATTTCTGGATTGATTTTCCTGTAGGGTAAAAATGACCTCCATTATGGAATTGGGCTAACCATACTCTATCGCATTCTAATTCATTCATTATAGCTTCTAATTGTCCATCTATTAAAGTAGAAGTTTCAAGGGCTTCACGCATCGGAGCTTTTTTATCAGTTTTCTCCATTTTAAGTTTAACCCAATTAACTATAATAGGACCTATTACTGCTGTAATTAAAGCTACAATTATTGTAACTGCTACTGTGGTAGTTGTTGTCATCATTTTTTAAGTGAATTTAAATATTCTATTACTTCATCTAAAGACTGTTGAGCGCGCTCTTTGTCTATTCCACCAACCCATTTTTGTACTTCACCATGTTCTGAAATAAAACTATTAGCTTTATTATTCAGAATACTTTCAAACCAACTTTTATATTCTTCTATTTGCTGATCAATTTCAGCATTATGTGTTTTAATTCTATAATCTTCCCAAGTACCAGAAATTTTCATTTGAGTTTCTGTAACTGTTCTACAGTCTAAACATTCGTTGTATGCTTTAAAATAAAAGGGATCTAATTGTTTGTCCATTACTTGTTTACATTTTGGACAAAATAAAGGAACTGCTGCTTTTTTAAAACTATCAAGTTTAGTAACATTTTCTTTTATACCATCTCGGATAGTCCAAGTTTTACCTCTTTCTTCCCAAATATCACCTTCTTTATGTTCTTCTTGAGTTTCACCTGTATAACCTATACCCATTGTAGAACGATTACCGTATTTACCTTGAACAAGGTTACGGAGACGTTGAACGTCTTTTTCTACAAATTGCTTTTTTAAAACGTTATCTGACATGTTATAGACCTAAATTTTGTAATTGTTTGATAGTATCCTCTGCTGATGTATGTAAAATTCCTATTCCTCCTGCTGCATTCCATCTGTCGATAGTGTCTTTTCTATCGTCTATAAGTATACGATTTTTTCCAGAAAAATCAGATTTAAATTTAGCAGGTTTAAAGTAGATTTTTTTCATATTGTCTAAACGTTGAACCCAATCGTTTTTTGCTTCTCTGGATTCTGGGTTTAATGAAGGAGCTGTTAGAATGTATGGGTTATATTTTTTGATATAGCTCCAAAGTTCTTTTCCTCCGGGTTGCCAATCTAAATTTGCCCAATATTCGTATTCGGACATTCCTTTTTCTTCTAAACTTCGTTTAAATAGATCCCAAAATTCATCTCTACCTTGTGTATTAGCATGGCTAGTAGAAATTCCAGTTAAATCTTTATATCCTTTGTCAAAGTCAACTAATACACCATCCATATCACAAAAAATAATATATTTTGGTTTAATTGCTTCGTATAAATCTAATAAATTTGGCATTGTTTAAAATTAGAGTTTTTGATAAATTTACAAAAGGTCTTTTACACGTTCAAGTAGTTCTTCACTAAAATCAACCCCATGTCTATTTTTAAATTCTTTTACTAACTTGTCAGTAGGTAAACCTTTATCTTTTAATAAAACATATGCCCCTAAATCAGCATCCATTTCATCATCTTCAGAATATGGTCCTGTATGTCCTAAAAGTAAATGTGTTACTTCGTGTGCTTCAACAAATTTTAAATCATTAAAATCCAAGTCTGAATCTACAAAAGTTTCACCATCAATGATTATTGTTTTATCTTTTGGGTAATAGAAACCATACCCATATTCGTCAAAATATGGTTTTAAATTTGGATAGTTTTCATTTTCTTTGAAAATAACTAAAATATTTACACCTGGTTTAAATGTGCTAGGGTATGAAAGTACATCGGTATCATCTTCTTCTTTAATAACACCTTCAGTAATAGTATCTGTCCATCCTCTAAACATCATATTACCTTTTTCATATGCTTCTCTTTCTATTTCAGGTAAATCACCTTCTTCGTTTGTGTTTTGAGTTGTAATATTACCTAAACGATCCTCACAATTCTGCATATGGTGAATCATTTCATGCGCATATGAACGCATAATGTCTTTTGGATGACGATCCATTGTGTAAAGTACTATAACGCGGTTATTCGGGTCATAGTATGCTGTTTTACCGAAGAAATTTCTAGCATTTTCAACATCATCATTTACAAATTTTACTTTAGGTAAAGGACGAATATTCATGCCTTTATTTAACATAAATTCAGTAAGTGATTTGATTAGTTTAGGGTAATCATGTTCACTCGGTTCAACATACATTTCCTGTAAAGCTAATTTCGGGTTAGATGTTTGAAAATTTTTCTTACGCATTACAGTTTTAGCAACTAAATCCATCTCATCATTTTTCTCATCATAGTTTAGAGCAAATGGTAAGTTAATATCGTTACGTAATTTAAGTAATACCGCTTGATAATCATCTGGGAGGTTAGCTAATTTTTCTCCGTATTTTTCTGCTGTTTGGGTAAATAGATCTTCCAATTCTTCAGCAGAAATAGGTTTTCCATTGCGTTCATCATTTACTCGTTCTATAAAATGTTTAGTGAATTGAACATCTATTCCATAATCCTCAAACCATTCATCAGCTATTTTTTCTACATCATCTAATTCAGATTGTGTAACAAATTCTTGAATAGGGGTTTTTGTTAAAATAGACCAAACTTTATCTTTTTCTTCTTGTGAAAGTTGAGTTGGAAGATATGATTGAAATCTTTCTTTTTCACCACCAATTAAAGCAGCACGTGTATTTGTACCACTAACCCTATCATCACTACTTTCTGATCGGATAACAATAGTTTTAAAGTTAGGGTATTTTCCTTTTAAACTATCAAAACGTTTTAAATCACCTAAATCCATTTCACCTCGGATACCTACTACTGGGTAGAAAAATGTATCTGGGGTATTTTTAATCATAGAGGCAACATCCGAAATAGGGGATGAATTTTCTGCTATTTTAATTTCAACGTTAGATGGTAAGTATTTTTTGTAAATATCCCATATTGCTTTACTTTCCTCTTTAGAAACACCATCACGGTTTTTATGGCCAATTAAAACGATTACTTTTTCAAAGTTAGGGTTTTTAGCTACTTCATCAACCAATGCAAAGTGACCTACTGTAGGTGGTTTAAATCCACCAGGAATAAGAGCAATACCTTTTTGCCCTTCTGCCTCTAATATAGGCTGTATAAGTATTTTAACTAACGAATTCATCTATTTTATTTTTAGCTGTATCTAGGGTATCAAATTCAGGTAATTGATTAACCATAGATTCAATATCTTTGTTCAATTGAGCTTTTTTAGCATCTGATTTTGCTTGTTCTTCAGGAGTTTTAGGTTTACCTATAGCAGTAGATGCTTGAAGGAACGGTTCAAGTAAATCAGTGTTAAATTCTTGTTTAGCGTCTTTTGGATTGTTGTTTAATAAGATAAAATTATTACCAAACACTTGTTGATATGTTCCAATATTTTTATTTACATCTCTCCAATTACGTAATACAATTCCAGGCATTAGGCTTCTGTCACGTTGTTGGTTACGTTCAAGTGAAACTAAGGGAGAAACATAGATCATTAACATCAACGTTTCATACCCTAAATCTTCTAGTTGTTGTTTTTTCTTAGTAAGAGGAGCTAAAGCACCACCAGTACCATCTAAAATAACGTGGTCTTTATTTGCAATTAGTTTTTCAAATTTATCTTGAGTAACTTTTCTAGCTTGAGCTTGTAGTTTAGATGCTTGAGATAATTGATCGGGAGTAAAATTCTTTTGTTTTAAACCAAGCCCATTTGCTTTTAATAACTCTTCGTAAGTGTCATCTGAATTGATAACTGTAAATGTATTAGGGATAAGTTTAGAGGATATATAAGATTTTCCACTTCCTGCAGGGCCAGCTAAAAATATAGCTTTAGGATTTCCTTGTACCTCCTTCAATAATTGAACTAGACTTATCATAATCATACATATTACATCTCTTTCCTAACACTCGTTTTAAATTCAGTAAATATAGGCGCTTCATTTGGGTTTTCTAGGTCAAATAAACGTTTTACTGTTTTAAAAATTTCAATATTTTCTTCTTGTGTGCGAGATGGTAAAATCATTTCCCATCCTTTACCTTGCATTTTATCTTTTGAACCTTTACGTTTAGAAGATTTTAACCATAGAATACCAGTTTTATCAGGTTTAACACCAAAACATTCTTCATAACAATGAGCATAAACTGCTGCTTGTAATTCATAAGTTGTCTGGATGTGATTTGATGTTTTATGGTCAATAATCCATAAAGAGTTATCAATTCTACAAACTAAATCTGTTGTACCTGCTACTTTAAGGGTATCTGAATAGAGATGAATTTCTTGGTCAATTAATTCAGGTTTGTAAGTTTCCCAAAAATCAACAAAACGTAAAAACATTTGCCAAATGTTAGGATCGTATTGTGGGTATCCAGCTTCATTTAAAAAGTTCATTTCTTTACCTTCTAAATACTCTTCAATCATTTCGTGTACTTTAGTTCCATCTTCACCAGCTTTTCTAACAATGTAATCAGCTGAGCGACCCATGTTTTTTAACCATTCTTCAAAATGTTTACCTTTTGGGTAAGAACCTAACACGTGAGTGATTGATGGGTAATATTCACCATTTCGTCTGTAGTATCTAGAATCTGGAAGAGTAATTTGTTGAGCATCTTCTGAGATTTCAAGGATACGGTTATTAACGTGCTTAATGTTACGTTTTTTCATATTATAGATAATTTTTTCTCCATCAGTTTATATTGTGTTAATGGAGAAACTGTTTGTACTAATTTGGTAAAGTCTTCAAAACCCATGTCACTAGGATCTTTTCCTTGGAGTTCTACTAAATAAATTTCCTTTCCAATGTCTAAAAGCTGTTCACAGAAACCAAGGGCTTTTGAAATAGCATCGTTGTCTAATGCAATATATATTTTTTGTACTTTAGAAGTAACTATTTTTTTCATTAAATTTGATTGAATGTTTTTACCAAATAATGGTACAACATTACGTTTTATAGCCATTGCATCAAATGGACCTTCACATAGTATAATAGGTAAGTCCCAGTTAATAAACAACTCAAACGGTATAATATCGCGAGATGTTTCAGGGTTGCGGTACTTGATGTAAGGATTTTTCTCAAATGATCTCGCGGTAAAATAATTTAATCTACCGTTACTATCATATGATGGGATAACAACCATGTTATTATATTGGCCTGAATCACAGTATCCAATATTGTATTTTAAAATATCGTGTTTAGATACATTTCGTTTTTTAAGATATGCTAGAGCATGTTTTGCTACAATATCTTTATTGTTGATAAAGGTTTTAAATTCCTTTGGTAGTTCAAGTAAAGTTTGTTTTACTTCTCCTATATCTTCTACAGAAACATTTTTTACAAGTTTACTTAGTTCCTGGAAGTAAGAGGCATCAACTTGGATTTGTTTAAATAAACTTCTAATGGTTTTACCTTTTTTACCACATACCCAACAAGCCCATTGATTTACTCCTTCTTTGTTTTCGGTAAAATTAACTTCTAGTTTTGGTTTGGAATGGTGACAAAATGGACAGGTATAGGATTGATTTCCTCTAGCGGTACGTTTTCCTGCCCCTAAAACAGAATTTACCAGATTAACTAATAACTCATTTACCATAAATAGAAGATATGACCTATCTTTTAAATATCAAAGTCTTTTCTAAAAAACTTACCTAAAATATTATCGTTGAAATATAAGTTAGATTCCTCTAACACTCTATGAATAAATAAAGATTGAGTTTCGTAATATGTTAAAAGCTTTTTGTTTGGACAAGTAACTAAAATTTCTCGTGTAAAATTTTCTTTTGATTCTGTTTTAAGCAGTTCAAGTAATAATTTATTTGAACCCCAATATTTTTTCCAATCAGATTCAGAAGTTACAATTTTGTAAGATGGTTTTCTACCAACTGTACCTTCATATAATTCAAGATCTTTTTTAGTTAATTTTGCTTTTTTATTATAGTAAAGTACTTTTTTACCAATATAAGATTTACCTGATGGTATATGGGTTATTTTATAGATAAATCCATAGGTGTTGTTTGGAAATTGAGAAATATCCTCAATTTCCTGTTTTTTGTATAACCAAATCATGATAACATGTCTAAATTAACTAATATAGTTGTATCAGTAACAGCAGAAGTTGGTAAAGGTTGAGCAAGTTTTCCTACAGCAATTAACTCGTAATTATTATTATAAAGTCCTACTGTTGTCACATATGGTGAAAAATAAGAACCAGTTGCAAAATCATATATAACTCCACTGTTTGCACTTCCAGAAACTATAGTTGGGTTTTGAGAAAAATTAAATTCATTTTCTCTTAAAGTACACTTATATTGAGCTTCGTATATTGTTATAGTACTTTCAAATGAACAAGTTACATTTGAAGATGTTATAAAACTTTTAATAAAAGATACGTCATTGTAATCGTATAAAATATTTCCATAAGTTCCAAACCCATAACCACTTAAACCTGGGGCTCCGTCATTGGTTAAAATGATCATTCCATGTTCATATATTACATCTCCAAATTTTAAAGATCCTGAAATTAAATTGCCTTCTCCATCATCTGTAAGAATACTAGTTCCGTTGGATAAACTTATGGATCCTGGTTTTAAATATTCTCCGAATAAATTAGAAGGGATTGAAATTACTCCTATTAAATCATTTGATCCTGTTGGGAAATATCTATTTGGGTTTAAAGTAGTAGAAAGATAATTATAATAACTAGGTTCATATGGTAACCCTGTTATTGTTCCATCATTATTGAATGATGCTGTATTTGCTGGGGAACCGTTACTTCCTGAAATATAATTTGAGTAATAAAGTTCTTTTATTGAATGGTAAACTAAAATTTCATCTTGGATAGTAATATAACCTGTTGGGTATGAACCAGAAACCCAAAGAGTAAACGGAATATTCATTCCGGTATACCTATCAATTTCTACATTAGAGCCAGTAAGTTCATTGCCTTGAAAGGTAAACGATTTGTTTACCTTAAAGGGTGAAACGATAACGTCTGAAGTTATAAATGACTTGAATACGCTCATTCATTCTTAGAAATCTAGTTTTACTCTAACAAGAGCTTCTTTTGTAAAGTCTTTCAACAATGGTCTTGACATTTTAGCAACAGCTAATAAATCATTACTGTCATTATACATTCCAACTGTAGTAATATAAACTTGAGGTTGGTTTATAAAGTTATCATAAATTACTTCACCTGTAGAACCCGAAATAAATGATGGGTTTTCTGAGTAGTTAAATTCACTATTACGTGCTCTAACAAATACATAATCAGAAGTAATGGTTTCTTCGGAATTTAAAGCAAATGAAGCTGCTCCTGCAATAGCATTATATAGTGTTTGGTTATTTAAACCATCACTATTATTAGATCTACTTGCATCAACTTGGATTGATTGAGAAATAGCAGATGGATTAAGTAAAATTGTTCCTAAATCAGGAAACACTAAACCATATGAACCAGATCCAGCAACATATCCACTATTAGGTAATGAACCTGCTGTACCATTAGATCCAGAAATTAATTGGTATACTCTAGATGAACCTATAAAAGTATTTACTGGGTTGTCAAGAGAATTATCTGTTAAATTAATAGTACCACCTGGTCCTGTAAGTTGTAGATTTAAAGATCCAGGAAAAAGAGATTGTTTGTAACGAGCTCTTTCAATTGAAAGAACCCAAAAATAAGATCCTGTTGATACGTTATTCCCTGTTCCAAAAATAAAACTAGCATTTTCATCTTCTAGAATTAATGAACGGTATTGCCCATAAATTGTTTTAGTGTATGAATTCTCAGGAACAATTGGGTTATACCATGTGCTTCCACTTCCTAAAGCATCAGCATATGCAATATCAAATTGTACTTGAGCTGTTGAATCTGTTGAAGCTGTTTGATATACACTTAAGTAATAATTTCCAGAAGAACCAGCAGCTTGGATAGATGATGTTTCAAATATTGTTAAGGTTGGAGCTCCAGTTGACCAGAGTGTAGAGGTAATTGAATCGCTACTTACTAAAAAATCTTCGGGATCGAATCTTTTAAATGCCATTATTTATATTTTAAATGTTTGTTTTATTAATTGTAACAGGAATAGTTAAACGAGCACCACTATCTAAACCTACAACGGTTAATGTAGCAGATAATTGAGTATTATTACCAAATAATGTATTTACAGTAGTTGCTCTTAAGTTAATTTGAGAACCAATGACTGTTACAGATACATTTGTTCCTAAAGTTGTTGTTGAAGTAACAGCAGCATTTGCTGAAGCTGCAGCTGTTGTGTTAATACCTACTCCTGTAAATGTACTCATTAAACGGACATCTGAAATAGTAGCTGAATATCCGCTAGTTTCATATGCTTGGGTATTTCCTAAATAATTTAATGTTTGAGGAGTAACAGATAATGCAGCTCCTTGATTTAAGGTAATTGCTGAGTATCCTAGATCAAGTACAGGTAATTTAGCTGTTCCGCGAGGTAGGGTAGCTAATTTATACTTCATAATTTGAGTTTCAATAGGAAATGCCTCTAATAAAGGCATATTTTGAATAGCTTCACCATAAAATGAAGAGCCTGAAGGGTGAGTAGGATTATATAGAGTATAATCAATTTCGTCATCTGCTAGAGCAAACTGTGTAATTCTAAACGAACCGTCATTTTTTGCTAAAAGCTCTCTACCTTTATTTGTTAAAATTGCGTCAACTGTTATGACCTGATTATTTAAATATCCCATGTTTTAATATTGTTATAGGTGTATTATATGTAATAAATATCATTAAATCAACCCTTTCTGCGTAAGATCTAAAATAAATTGATCTACTGATTTGTTTAGTTCAGGAACTACATATTCAGGTCTTACTATATATGGACCACTGGCATTTGTAGGTCTATATCCTTCCATCAAAATTAAACTAGCATCATCAACATATCGTCTAATTAAAAAGTGATCTAAGTTAAATACTGTAGAAGAAGCTGAAACTGGAAGAGCATAATTAAAATGGACTTCAATAGATCCTGTTTGGGTAATGCGATCTGATCCACTTTCAGCAGGGCCAAATATTTTTCCTACTTGATAAACATAATCTTCTCTACCTTCAAATCTAAATTCATCTGCATATTTTATTGACCAAGGTAATGTAACTGGGTTAAAGCCGGATCCTGTTATATCAACCATTTTAACATTAGGATCACCATATAAGTTTACTAATGTTGCTTCAGAAGAAGTTATAACATTTGGATAAGTTGTTTTATTTGGCCATCCCCAAATTGAATTAGCTCCTGAAGAGGTAACAGGGGAAGTAGCTATAGGAGATTGATATATTTTAAAAACTGAATTTGGTAATACAAAAAATGATCCTCCAGCAACATTACCAATCCATTTTATATAAACTGTATATATATCATTAATATTAAGTGTAGTATTAGATAATAGAACCCCAGTAATATCTATAATACCATTATTTCCTGGGGAGTTATATGATGGGGTATGAAGAATGCTTATAGGGTTTCCAGTGGAATCTAATAAGGGATTTCCATTTTTATATATAAAAAGTTCTATTGTATAGTTAATAGTACTTCCAAAGGGTTGGGTTATTACATATTTTACCTCAGCATCTAAATATAAACTAACACCATCTCCTATTGGACCTGTTGTAACTTGATATCCATTATTTGACAAATAAGTATTTCCATATACTGCATTACTAAATGAAACTTTAGTTGGAATATTCCCAAAAACTTGAATTGAGGATCCAGTAGTATTATACAATGCTGTGTAGTTTCCTACAGAACCAGAAGCAGTTAAAACTATATCTTCAAAACTCATTGTAGTATTCCATGTAACATTTGGAGAACTACCAAACTGAGTATATAAAATAGGCTCAATACGAGTACCACCTCTAATAACATTTCTATATTGAGTTCCTCCTGCGGAAATTGTTTGAGTATTTATTAACATTCTTTCTCCAGACTCAAATGTTCCTTTAATATCAGCTAATGAGTTTTCTGAGGTATTTGGGATAACAACAGTTCCATCAGACTTGATTAAATATAAAACGTGAATTGCTGAGGCATTCATTTTTTCAGAAGGCCATCCTGAAATAGAATCACAGTAGGCAACCATGTTTTTTAAACTATCTATTGTTGGTAGTTTACCATAAGTTCCAGTATCACCAGGTGTCCAAACATTTAATTGTTGTGAAGTTGATTTTACACCATCATAACGAGGTAAAGTTACTCGTTTAGAGGAATAATTTGAATCTTGAACAGCTGCTTTAAGAGCACTTCCACTAATTAATAAATTAAAATTAACCGGAGTTAAAATATTAGTTGAGTAATCTATATCTTCATATATTGAATTTAATCGTGCTTCTTCAATATTATTCATTATAGGATTATAACTACTATAATAGTAATTAGGTTCTGTAATATAAGGTTCTACAATATTAGAAACACTGCTTGGAGAATTTATATTTCTACTCTGGGTAATTAAAAATTCAGCATTTGTTATAGTAACGGGATTTCCAAAAGGTATAAAACCCCAAGAATAGTAAGAACTTCCTTGTACAGGATAAAATGATCCTGAAATAGTATAAGTAGTTGGTGTTGTTGTAATAGTAAATGTTTGACTAGTTACTGTACCTGATCCTATAGATCCTGGGATGATTTGTTGGAAATTTAAGTTTAAAGTAGCTATACCTACAGAAGTTTGAGCTAGGAAACTTGCTGTAAAATTTAATGGAGTATTTGGTGTATATCCAAAATTAGTATTTCCTGAGGAAGAATCATAGTAGTTTAAAGGGTTAATGCTAGCTGTAAGTAAAAAAGGATAAACAGTTGTTCCAGGTATAATTTCAGGAATTGTTATAGAAGCAGAAACAGTATAATCTAAAATTTTATTATCAGCTGCAACAAATGGAAAATTTCCATATGTTGTAGGATTAACTTTATATAGATAATAACTTGGATATTCATTAAGGATATCTAAATCATATTCTATATATTGTGATGTAGATGAATTATAAATTAAAATTTTATCAAGTTGTCCTAAAACATTACTGTTATTATTTCCTAATGAATCTATTTTAGCTATTTTAAAATATGTAGCAGCATATTCAGATCCAGGGAATGGAACCGTAAATGTTTCATAATCAATAAAAATCATCATTTCCCCATTTTGAGGAGATGTTACAGGATTTATAAAATTACCAAAAAATATAGCTTCATCAATTTCATTTAAAGGAAGAACTGAGCCTGATAAAGTTGGAAAATAGAGAACTTGTTGATAAGGTAAAGATACATTTTGTAATGGGTATGATTGGGCTAAGCTTTGAGTAGTTACTATTAAATTTGATCCACTAAATTCACCATTATAAAACTCATCTTGAGTACTATGTAGCATAACTACAGAGCCAGAGGGAGTAATAATACTTTCGGACCAACTTTGAGTTAAAAAGTATATGTTATTAGGTCCAATACCATTTGCTCCATAAGGAGAAGTTAAAACACCATTATATGGGTTAAACACACCTGCAGGACCTCCACTAAAATTTTCTACAGTTCCTGGGTGGTAAGTATTCCAACTTGGGGTTAAAGTTCCAGAAACTATAATATTTTGAAATGTAAAAGGAACATTATTATTAGATCCACTAGTAGTATATGCTATTGTTGAATAGTTATCTACTTGTGGTTCAGGGTATCTGTTTCTTTCAAGTATAGACTGTTTGATTACAATACCCGAGGCAAGACTTGTACGTGCAGGTACAAAATCTTTAATCATTTTGAATAATGAGTTATCAAAGAATTTGATTAAACGAATAAAATCATTTAAATCATAATTTTTTGTATATTTTTCAAAGTAATCATTTCGTAAAATATCTAACTCAGGATAAGATAATGCTGATGATGATCTAAATCTTGGGTCACCAATATATTCTCCAATGTTAAAATATCCAATTTGACCCATGATATCATCATTGATTTCATCTTGGGGTGAAAATGCTACTTCAAGTAAATTAGTATTTGCTGTGTAGCTTTGACTAATTTCTACATTTTGGGATAATGATCTAAAAGCAGATAATGTATCTCCAGAAGGAATTGTATTATCTTCTACTCTAATTTTATCAGAAATAGCATTTTTAATACCAATTATAGGTTGATCTATAAAGAAATATTCTGTATTAGGATTAAATGTTGGTATATCATGAATATAAAAAGTATTTCCTCCTAAAGAAGGGAGAAATGAACTTGTTGTAGTCCATGATCCTGTTACTTTAGGGTGAATCGAAACCGATCCAGTATATAATTCACCTCCTAAAGATGCTCTAAAAGCTAATTCATTTGGAGAAGAATTTAATGAATTTCCTTCAATCGAATAAGGATTCATTACATAATCCTTAAATACACTTTCACTTAGTACTGTTGTATAGTATCTAATTTCTTGTAAAGATCCAGAGAATGAATCATAAGTTCCCCCAGCAATTGCTGTATTAGAATTAGCAAAAGTAGAAATATTTCCTGTAAGCCAGGCTGTTGAATCTTCATTTATGAATGAAGAAGTATAAAAACCTAATAGGGTTCCATTATCTCCTCCTTCATATACGTTATTACCTGCATATAAAGTAAAATCATCCCCGTTTCTAGTTACCATTGTAGACCACCATCCACCATCAAAAAATGGTAAATATATGCTAGCTGTTGAATTAGGGAAATTTACAGCATCTGGGTAGAAAATTAAATTTGCATATTGGTAATATGGATCTATAATTGAACCTGAATAAGAACCTGAGGAATATCCTGATCCAGTATATTGGAGTACTATGGATGAAAAATTATCATTATACCATAAACTTTGAGAATATGGGATAGATGATGTTGGTAAACCTTCTGTTTTAAATCTAAATTCTAGTGTAGAAGGAACATTGTTCGGAGAGTTCCAATCAATACTTACTTTCCAAGAAGAAGAAATATGATTACTTCCTGTTGTATAAAAAGCATAATTAAATGTATCTTGCCAATAATCCCAATCATTTGAGTTGATTTTATCTTTTCCACCATATTCATTAATTCTTAATACAGTATCAGGAATACCATAAGAAGTTATTAACGTGCGCAGACCAGGTAGGGTACCTTTTGATTTAAGCAGGTACGGCAAGTTATGATAAATGCGTTTATATAGCGATTTATTTACATCGTCTAACGGTATATAATCGTTAGAAGCAGATATTAAGGTATCAATATATTCAAATCCGCTTGGAGTTGGAAGTGAACCTGTAATATTAGGGAAGGGAAATAAACCACCTTCAGGAGTTAAACCTATAAATGCAGTATATAAATCCTGTATTGAAAAATTATTTTGGTATAGTTTAATTCCAAAATCACGAATAGCATCTGCTACTATATCTTTTGAAATACCATATTCTAAACGGTTATCAGCATTATATTTTTCAGTAACATCTTTATAGTAAATCCAAATATTATCATAAAATTGACCCACCATATCAACAAATAATTTATATTGATTGTTTGATGGATCGTCTCTTAAATATTCAGGTATTACATAATATAAATAATCTTTATTAAGATCATCGTATATAGATGCTGAAAGTAAAATACCACCATAGAATGGGGAAGTTTCATCAACACTACCAAACCAATTTAGTACTTGGGTACTACCGGTTAAATATAACTGATAAGGAGGTTGTGAAGTTGATTTAGGCCAAGCCCATGAACCACTTGAGTAATATAAATAATATTCATAACCGTCGAAATTAGTTATAATATTGTTTATATATGCTTCATATATAGCAATACTAACATTTGGATCGTTATTTATTGTATTATTTAAAGTAGCTATAGATGCTGAGTAATTTTCAAGAAGGGATACTTTATAATAAAAATTTTCTAATCTAGTTTGAGCTGAACTAAAGTGGATAAAATTATTAAAGTCTGTATAGTCTATGTTAATATCAATTTCTTTTTCTTCTAGTAAACTACTTAATTGATTAAAAGAACTAGTTAAAGTAGTAGTAGTTAAAGAAGTATAATTTAAAGCTACTGTTGAATTGTTTACTTGATCTTTTAAGTCTAAATTAAAATTAGGTCCTTTTATAGGAATAGTATCAGTAATAATAATAGGAAGATCCTCAAATGCTACTTGATATGCTAAAGAATTATCTAAAGAAGTTACTACCCATAATTGAGAATTTAAATCAAATTGTTCAGGAAGAGATTCATATAATTTAATTAAAATAGAAACATTATTAGGATCTGAGTCATCTAATTGAATGTTATTAGCTAGGGTTAATGAGTTGGTTCCAAAGTTAAGATAAAAATCTACAAAATATGAGCTATTTTCTCGTTGTTGAATAAAATTATTTGTTTGTTCAACTAAATCAATATCTGTTAAAGAAGTACTATCTAACCTAAGTTCAGTTCTATCAGATGATATTTCAGAAATATATAACTGTTGAAGTTCAGAACCTATTTGTTTATTAAAGAAATTAAAATATGTAATATATTCTCCTTGATCAAACCCATTATCAATAAGAATTTTTTCAGGGTCAACTTCTATTTGAGAAATAGAATTATTGTTTCCGGCTGATTGTCCATTATTAAGGATAGTATATTCTGAAAAATTATAATCTTCAAAAAGTATATTTTGATTATTATCATATATAAATAATTCAATATAACTTCCAGTAGTTAAAGTAGTATCTATTTCAGTAGAAGAAATTAACGAAATATCGTTTCCTCCATATGTTTGAAATATAAAATCTTGTGCATCTATCTGTGTAATTTCTGCAGCCATTATTAGGTAAGTGTTGTTCCGGTTTGTAATTCTATAACTTGTTTTTGGGCTTCAAGTAAATCTGTTCTTAATTGAGCTATTTCATTTTGAAGAGCTATTATTTCATCTTGATTAGCATCAAATGCTATATATTCACTACTTTTTTTAATCAAATACTCATGTGAATTAGTTGCCCCTAGTTCAGGTATTTGATAAAATAATTCATTGTACATATTAAAAAAATCGTCTACAGTTGGTTGTTGGTCAATTTGTTCTTGAATTGTTTGAACACCCAATTGTTTAAAAGAAGTATCTATTACTTTAGTGTACTGTCTTTTATCATATACTTGTTTATTTAGATTTATACTTTCACTCATCCGTTTACAACTTTAAAGTAATAGTTATCATCAAAAATTTTAGTAGAACCGTTAATATTAGTTTTAATCAAAATATGATAATATCTTTCAGGTTCTAATCCACTCATATATACATCAAAATAATTTCCGTTTTCATTAGAACTAATTTGAGTATAATTGTCATCGAAGTTAACAACATATTCATTAGTAGCCAAGTCTTTTATTGCATAGTATGAAGAAGTTGGCAAATAATATAAATTAGTAAATAACGAAGACGTTTGATATACTCTAGGAGGATACAACGGACTTACATTTACATAAAATCTATTTTTACTAGTTGGATAAAATGTACCTGGGTTTTCGGAAAGGGACATTTTTAAGTCAACAGTATCTACAATGCTACTGGTAGCTGAACCGGTTAATATAGTTGAATAATCTCTCCATCTAAATTCTAGACATGGAGGATAAATTGTATTTGTATCAACACTATAATATTTAAATATAGGTTGAATATATTGACTGGTGTTGAATTCTTGAGAACCGGTTAATTTAATTATAAATCCATTATTAGGAATAGACCCTGTAATCCAAGCATTAACTGTATTAGTTACATTAGCTTCTATATCTTTAATATCACGTAAACTAAATTGAACATGAGATGAACCACTAAAAGCTAATTGAGATAAAACATATCCTGGAAGTACAAATCCTATGGCTACATATAAACTTTGAGAAGCATCATAAAACCAGTTTCCACCGCCTATCCCCCCATAAATGTTGCTAAATGAACTGGTGTAAAATATTTGACCAGAAGCATTTATATACGATCCTGAAGGAGACCAAACTCCTGAACCGCTAAAATTAGCGAATCTCCAGGATGCTCCATCTTCTTCTTTTGGGTTATCTAAATAATATCCGGTACCATTATTCCATGATTGAGCTAAAGGTAAAATTTCTAAAGTAGTATTTTGATTTAAACCTTGAGCTTCTGCGATAAAATTTTTAAGGTATATGTTATATTGACTATTACCAATTTTATTAGAACGTATGTCTAATATTTCATTTTGATCAAATTCAACTAAATATCTAGCTACTTCAGGATCTCCACTTATATCTAATTTATTAGAAGCTTCTAAAATAGCATCCAACCCAGTATTCATTGTTGGGTAAGCAGAATATAACGTAGTATCTTGGGTTGGAAATATTTTATAAACAGCCATTATGTTATTTTATTATAAATATAAAATTATAAAGGAACTACCTTACCTTTAATATCTTGATTAGGATATTTTATTTCAAATATACTAGGGTCTAATGAAGGATAAATTACATTATTTTGAGTAGCTGATGATATATCATAAGCATACTGAGAGTATCCTAAAGTAGTTCCTGTTTTGTTTGAAATATTAATAGATTTAATTGTTTGAACTCCTTTAATTTTATCTAATAAAATGTAAAGATCTCTTAACATTATAGGTTGATTTAATTGCCATTTACTTAGATCAAAATATTGTTGTAAAGCAGAAATACATGCTAATAAAACTTCATTATTATTATATTCTGGAAGTACTATAATTTCAAAATCTATACCTATATTAATTATAAAAGCATCTCTAATTTCAATATTGTCTCCAATCATTCTATATTGAGACATGTATGTTCTTAAATTATTTTTTAATGCTTCAGTAGCATAATCTAATTGACCACTACTATTTAAAGACAAAATGTATAAATTTAGTGTTTCAATAGTTGAAACTTGATTATCTGTTAATTTAGGTTGTTCAATAAACGCTTTAGAAATAGCACCATAATCCGACGGCATACTTAAAGCACGAATTAGATAATCATCTGCAGTAACTGAACGTTGTTGGGATGCTATAAGAGTTAGAGTATTTTGACGGATTTCTTCTAATGTGTCCCCACCTCTACCTCCAGATGCTGCTTCAGGGTTAGTAGCAAAAACAGAATTAAATATATAATCTGATGTTGTGGGGTTAAGATTAAATTGGTTAAAATTAGTTCTTGTAGTGTTTAAACTATTTAATGTATTAGCAGTAATATTAGAAATAACTCCTCCACCAGTTAAATATCTAACTGTTAATACTGTATTAGAGGGGGAAATACCATAAGTCCCAGTATATAAAAAATTAACAGGGGAATATGCTGCTGTAAGTTTATTTTGAGAAAATGGAAGTCCAATACCTACATTATCTGCATTTGGAGTAATTTCTTCTGTAACATCATTAGGAGCTCCAGCACCAAACTGAATTTGAAGGTTTGATAAAGAAGTAAAACGAGTTGCAAAACGTCTAGCTACTTTTTTTAATCTTAATAAGTAAGGAGTATCTCCATTTGCATTAGGATCATTAATATTAGTATTTTTAATAGTATCTAATACCATTTCTTGACCTAAATGGTCTACTTCATACCATTGATTTCCTTCAGAATCTGTAATGTCTAGTACTTTAATAATGTTAAAGCCCTGTAAGTTTATTGTTTGAAATGATTGGGGGGAACCAAATGTAAAATTTTCAGTATTAATAGTAGCAGAAATAGCATTTCTACTCTTTTTTAACAAATAATATTGAGGTATATTACCTGCAATTTGGTAAATAGTAACTTCTGTTGGATCTTGAGAACTAGAAACTGAAAAGTCGACTTTACTTTGGATTAAAAATGAAGTTCCATTTTGAGAACTTATAGTTGAATTTTCTCTTACAGTCAAAGCATAATCATAGTCAGGGACATAATTTCCTCCTACTAATTTAGAAGGTAATTGTTGATATATATCTACTACTGTTTGAGCTACTCCCGTTGTTTTTGGACGATATCCAAACATATATGCTAAATCAAATACATTTTTTGTTTGTTGAGCATATTGAATAAAAGTTTCTTGAAATTGGTTATCTAAATAAAAACTTAAAACATCTCCAACATATGAAGCTTGTTCCATAAACATCATACCTGGGGAAGCAGGGGAAAAGTCATTATATGTTTGGGGAAAATATGTTCTAGAATATTCTATTAGTCGTGATCTAAATTCAGAAAAGTCACGGTTAATATATCTTATATCTCTATTTGTAGTAGCCATCTTAAAGTTGAAGTGTTAAAGTATCGTTTACGTTAGAATTGGCAATTGAATATTTTAATTGCACTGTCAAAGTATTATTATCTGGATCTTGAAGGATTTCTAATGAATTAATAGTAATATTAGGGAATACTGAAGCTATGTTAGAAGAAATTTTGGATTCTAAACCTATTAAGGTTCCTTCTGTAATCTGATCGAATAAAAAAGCTCTTAAACCTCCACCAAAAGTAGGATTTAATGGGTATTCTCCGGGGTTAGTTAAAAAATAGTTTATTAAATTATTTTTAACAGCTTGAGCGGTCAGATAATTAGGAGTAAAAACAGATGGACCATTAAAAGGTAAGTTCACCCCAATAGCAACGTTTGGATTTAAATCAAGTGGGTTAACCTGTTGGGGATTAAATGGCATTATTTACTATTTAATAAATTCATAATTTGATCCATACCTACTTCACCAGCACCTAGATTACCATTTATAGGGTCACTTACTTGAGGTCGAAATGGGACTTGAGCATCACGTGATGTAAAACTTAAAGCAGTCTCATTCATAACATCCATATATGCTTTTCTTGTATCCATTACAGGTGGAGTAAAGGTTGGATTGTTAGGTTGAGAAGGAATTGTGTTTGGTGTAACTGATTCTCTAACAACTGTTTTAGGTGTTCTAACTGCTTCTAAAAGAATTTCTTTTAATTCTTCTTGAATTACTTCTCGTACTGCTTCTTTAATTAATTTTTTAAAATCTGTACTTTTCATATGATTATAAATATAGGGTTAATCGGCTTTTAAATTATTTTGTTGAATATAGAATATAAGTTCATCAATTAATATCTGATCAATTGAGCTAAATGACCATTCTCCTTTTAACAATACAACACCTTGTTTATTTGTTGCTGTTGCTCTTCTACGTTTTAATGGTTTATCTGTTACTTCAGTTTCAACCCCCATTGTAAATCCATTTACATCTACAACTACAGGAGATAATTGTTGTGATTGGGTGTTTGTTAAAGCTGTGAGTTCTATAGCAACTCTTTCTTGTTCAGCATCAGGATAACATTTTTGAACTAATTGATCAAGTAAATTAAGCAGTTGAAGAGCTTGTAAAAGTACTTGTCTTAATAGAACTAAAATAGATAATATACTGGTGTTTATATTTCTTAATTTGCCTATGAGTTTATCAAGTCTGTCTTTATTATCCTGAATGGCTAGCACAACATTAGTTGGGAGACCAGGTACACCAGGAACACCAGTAGATGTCGGGATTGGAAGATTTTTTAGTATGTTAAATGCTATATCTAACCCTTCAATAATACCTCCAGTTACTCCTAATGCTTTAGTAGTATTGTCTATTAATTTTAAAGTATTATTTAATTGTCTAACTAATTTATTTTTTCGGTTTATTAAAGCTGTTAGTTCAGGTTGAGTAGGACAACTTGCTTGATCTAAATATTTTGTAAATTGTTCTGGGTTAATGTTGGATACTTGGGTTATTCCAAAACCTGCTATCATAGTTAATATAGAAGGAATTAAAGTTGATTTAATAGTACCTATTTGATTAGATAAACGTTCTTGAGCAAAATAATCTGCTCCTTTATTCCCTTTAGAAAGTTCTTCTATTTGTGCTCTACTAAGTTGAGATGAACTAAGTTTTTCTTGGGCTAAAGAAGGAATTAAAGGTTGTAGTTGAATTACACCTAAATCGGTTTTTAAAGTATTATCCCCTTTATACAAAGCAGGTTCAGTAAATTGAAAACCAGGAGCATTTACAGTCATAGATAAACTTCCACTTTCAGGAATATTTCCGTCAATTGTAAAATTCCCATTAGTATCAGTAAAAACAAATGTAATAGGAGAAATAGATACTTTAGCACCCTTAATAGGATCTAAAGATTGCCCATTTACAACTACTCCTTTTATAGAATACATCATACTGTTTTAACTGTTTTAGATTTAACACTATCTATTTCATTATAAACTGTTCCAAAAACTTGTAAAGCTGAAGTAGCTGTGGTTAAAAGTAATGGGTTTGGTGCTGCTACTCCTCCAGGCCAGTCTTGAACTGCTTTTAAAGCTTCAGATAAATTTTGCAATTCAGTAATTAATATTTTTAAATATTCTACGGTTTCGTCACCTCTTAAAACAGCTTGATTAGCATTTACACTACCTAATTTAACCAATTTACTAGCAATACCTATTTCATTTGTAGATTCTATATTAACACTATTGTTTGATGATATGCCAACTGAATTTTGTCCACTAATTAAAATACTATCTGTTTTAGCATTTAAAACAATTCTATTTGAATTTAGAATAATTTGAGGGTTAGCGAATTGGGAAGGTAAAGTTGGTTTAGTAGTATAAGAAACAAAGTTTTCATTTGCTATACTAAAAGGAATTTTTTGATAAGAAGTTAGGTATATTGAAGATAAATCTTGAGATATATCTTCTACAATAGGGATCCATCCTTTATCACTAACGTTAGTAGGTTGTCCATTTCTTATTATAGTAATAGGATCACCATTAGTACCCGCAGTTGACCAATTATTATCTATTGAACTTTTTGATTTTGCAGTACTACCAAAACGTAAACTTTGCCCATGTCTTCCTTCAAGTAATGAATCACCCATATAAGGCATTAAAGGGTGAATATCTGTTTTTTCAACAAACGTATTTTGAGACGGATTAATAGGGCTATTTAAATTAATTCCTGTTGAATTATCTGTTACTTGTCTTACTAAACCGTTTTCTACCGTTTTATAATCATTAGATTGTTTAACACTAATAAAATCTGAAGGGTCTGGGTAAGCATCATGATGGGGATGGTTCCAAATACCTAAAGGTTTTAAATAAAAATATGATTGACTTGAAGTATTTTGTCCTTGATTTTGATTAGGTAAAGAAAATAATAATACTATTTCATTTACTAATGGATATGTTTTAATTTGTGAATCGTAAGGTAAAGCAAAATTTGTAGGATTTTTTGTTCCTGATTGATTAACAAATTCATAAAATATAGCTCCTATTCCATTCCATTCTCCTACGTCTGCAAATCTAGGATGGTTTTCATCTAAAACAATATCAATAACTCTAGCTGCAACTAATTGAGATTTTAAATCGTTAATTTGATTTTGTAAGTCTGGGGTTGAAGAAACAGAAGGTATTCCTTGGGTTGAATTAGTAACACCTGTTCTATATGTAACACCCATTAGTCTTTTGGATTAAATTTTTTAACTTCAGATAGCAATTGTGCTTTTTCATCTTCAGTCATTCCAAACCCTTCATCTTCCGATTTACCAGTAGCTAAAGCACGTTGGATAATAGTAGCCATTTTAATTAGCTGCTCATCATTTTTAATTCCTAATTCCATGTATTCCTTAATTAAAGGAACTATTAGTGTAGCATCACCAATATCATTAATAAGTGGTTTTAGTTCACCTATCAAAGCAGTAATTTGTTGCTCTTTTTTCTTTTGGTTTTCGTAAATTTCTTTTAAAATATCAGAAAATTTTTTCTTACCAAATACGTTTGATTCTAGATTGCTCATATGTATTGTTTTTTATAAATATAAACAATTACGAGAGTTGGAAATCCATGTACCCTTGTTCCAAATAAAATAAATAGTTTTTCTTAAATATATCATATAAAACCCCAGCTATTTTTGTAATTTTAGGAGTTTTAGCGTCTGGGATCATTTCGTGGATGTAAATGTAAAGGGCTTTTTTATTAAATACATCTATACTGTCTCGTTTTCTAAATAGTTCTAAAACAGCATCTGCAATTTTTGCATCATATTCTTTGGGAAATATTTCATATAAATTACAACTTACAAATTCAACATACTCATCCATAAATTGAGATAAACGGTCATTAGTGTTTGTTGGTTCTATAGTATATGAATGGGTATCATCTTTTAACAATTCATCAGTTGATACTTTACTAACCTTACTTTTGTAATTTTTTTCATTATATAAAATACACCAACGTTTTACAATTGTACCAAAATATGAATACGCTTTAGCTCCATTTTGGGGATTGAAAAGATGCATTTTAGAAAGTAAAAACACAATTATTTCATGCTGTAAATGTTCTAAATTTTCTACTTCAGTATGATAAAATTTAAACGTATGAATTATGTTCTGGGTTAGCTTGAAAAAAGGATAATGGATTTTATCTTCATATATTTTACTTTTTAAAACTGGGTCAATCGTATTATTATATAATACAATAGCATTTTCAGTCTCTTGAGTAAAATAGTTTTTACTAACTGGTTTTTTAGCCATTTTAGCTGAATTTTCTGAGGTTGAATTCATTTAGGATTTCTTGGATTTTTAAAATTGATTGAAATATAACCCCAACTTCATCATCTTTTTCAAACACACCTCCTCGATCTAATTCTCTCAATTTCTTATCAGAAATCTCAATTGTACGAGATAAACGGTCTAAATAAGCTAAATATCCGGCTACAATATCTTCTTGTTTTTCATTTTTTCTTAGAAGATTAAAAGTCGTGAACCCTAGGACCACGACTAAAACTGCTAATACACAGCAAATAATTGTTAAAGCTATCATAAGTTATCTAACATATTTTTTAAACCATCACTTTTGAACGAACCTAAAGCTTTGGTTTTGGTTGATGTCTTTTTAGACATGTTGGGTTTATTCCCCAATGTAAAATTTCCTTTTCCGGTATCCACGGATTTTTTACCTTCTTTTAATTTAGGTAACCATTCACGTTCAAATTCAATACGTGCTGCCATTAAATCTGCCTGGTGTAAGATAAAAGGTAATGAGGTCCTTGGTTTTTGTTCTGGCATATAGGCCATAAGGTATTTCTCATTTGCCTTATCATATAAACCATCATGGGTTTGAATGGCTAACATTTCGTTAAATGTATACTGGATACCATGTGATTGAAGTAAAAATAAACCTCTATCTGGGACTGAAGCAAATGGAACTTTTGTATTAAACATATAATCTTCTCCTAATTTATCTTTTCTCCATTGATCAGTCTGGGGAATATATGAATCTTCCACTTCATCACCCATTTTCCCTAAATCATGGTTTAGGGCTGAGAATACAAGTTCTTCAATTGTAAAAGTAGACATATCACATCCTTCATCTTCCCATAATTGAGCCTGTTTAAATGCGCATCGAATAACGCGTAAAACATGTTCTACATATCCTCCTGGGAAAGCATTATGGTATTCTTTTTTATGCGCAGCAGGCATTAACATTAAACGATCAGCATATTGCTCATAAAATTCTAGAAGTTTTTCCCTACGTGGAGAAGATATTTCATTGGAAATAATAAGCATTAATTCATTCCAATTATCTTGGATTTGTTCGGCAGTAAGATTCATAACTTTTATTTATTTAATTAATTTTCACGTTCTACAATTGCTTGAGTATCTTCTTGAAGTTCAAAAAGTTCTCTTAAAATTTCACGAGCTGTTTCTACATTTCGTTCGTTTAGAGCAAGTCTTAAACGTTTTAATTTTCCTTCAATAGACTCCAAGCGTCTCAATACTAATTCTTTATTTTTCATTTTATTTTATTTACTTATTTTTTTTATAACATTTATTTATTTCAATAATAATATTAAAATATAAATTAAAGGTAATAACTTTCTTTTACGTAGTCACGGATTCTTTAAGATTTTTTTTAACTAGATCTTGAATCTTTTTTAAGTGGGCACACTTTTCATATTCTTCTGTACTTTCAAAGTAATTCATAGAAAGCTTTACTGCAACTAAAAATTCTTCATTTGAATATTTTTTTAAATCCCCTCTCCAGGTTTTACTTCTAAATTTAAAACCCTCAATCCAAAAATAGGCCCTAGTAAACATCATGAATTCTCCAGCTTCATCAATCCCTTTTAAATCTAACTCAGCATCTGTTTTAGAGAAAAAGTCTAAAACCTGTTTTTTAAAACTAGTTCCATTCATAATTAACTTATAAAACATCCCTAGCTTAAAGTGTGGTGTTTCTTTATAAGCTAATAACTCTCCCTTTAACTTTTTATCTTTCTTAGAATCCTCAGGAAACCCAAAAAGCGCAAATATTCCACTTAAAGCCATCATTCTATATGTATATATTATTCTAAATTAAAATCTACGTGTAAAATCGTTGATTTCGAACATAAATATTTAATCAAACTGTTCTCCAATTTTTCTTATAACTTGTTTAGCCTCATCTAAAGAAACATAGAAAAATTCTCTTTCACCTCTTACTCTTTTCTCTTTTAAAAGCTTGTGAACTTCTTTTTCGATACGCTCCCCATTAAAACAACTATACGAATATACAACATCAAATGGCATAGGAACGCCGGTTGATTTACTTAATTGTACAGCACGTTCTTCGGGATCATGTTTTGTATAACCTATTTTTAACATTTCAGGCATTGAAGGATTAACTAATACATAAACATATTGATCACCTTTTTTACCATCAATACTTTGTCTTAAACGTCCAGTATAATATTCGACAACATCCCAACCATCACTATCTTTTTTGATTGAAAAATATTTGGGAGATGGGGCTAAAGGCGTTCTACAATACGGAACATAACCTTTAGCCTCTTCAAGTGTTAAACGTTTCACTAGAACCGAGCTTGAGCGTTTGCACCTTTATACCATGGAAGTCCTTCTCTGTTTTTTAAAGCTTCTTTCCATTGTGCTTCCGTCATTTTAATTCCGTTGAGGTAATACTCTCTTTTACGTTTGTTTCCTTCGGGAATTAAAGCCGGACCTTCCCAATTGTGAAGTTTCCCATCAAACATATACATGATAGTTCCGTCTGCAGTTCTAACTTTTCTACTTGGTTGATACTTTTGGTTTTCCATTTTTTTATTTATTTAAAATAAAACATCTGATAAAATGTCTCCTATTATGCACCCTGCTAAAAATGCTAATCCGAATAACCCAGTAAAACTAAATGCTACATACAATGCAATGATTGCTGAAATTTTAATTCCTTTGTTTTCTACTTTACTTAACATAACCTTTATTTTTATTTATTTATACTGTTAGTATACGAATAAAAAATATAAGATCCAAGGATCTTTTAAAGTTTTTAAGAAATTGTGAGGGTAAATTCCCCTCCTCCTAACATGTAATAGGTAGTTCCGGTTACATTATTAGCGGGGGTAAAAGTAAAAAATGAAGAACAATTACCTGGGACTACAAATCCAGTAATATAGGAAGAAGAAACTAGAGTACCTAGTTCTAAACTACTTGATATAGTATATGAACCTGAAAAGTTTTGTGGTGAATTTGAATCATAGAAACCACTTGAAGTTCTTACTGTTTCTAGAACAAAGTAAGTAGAAGAACTTGGGTTAGCAAATGTAAATGTTTTTGTAACACCTGATGAAATGTTTTCACCAATAGAGCCTGTTCCTTTTAATTGTGAGGGAGTATAAGTTGCCATTTTATTTATTAAGTATTACTTCGAACAAACTAATTATACCACAAATAATAATTGCAATAGAACCAATTGTGAAATGAACTGGGAGCATCAATATATTTTTCATGGTGATAAATATTGGTTATTCAAGTAATTTGGATATTTTTTTAAGATCGTCTAACATGTTTGATAAAATACCTTTTTTAAACGCGTTATAGTCTTCTTGGTCTTTTCTAGGAAAAGCTACTAAATAACAACCCCTTTCATCCTTTGGGTAAAAGTAAAATCCTTTTCTTATTTTCTTTTTTGTTTTTCTTGGTAGTCTAAATTTTGCCATGGTCTGTAATATACATATATATTTTGTCGATGCCAAAGATTTTTTAAAAAAGAAGGATTTGATGTTTACTATCTTTTACAAAAATGGCCGATTTGGAAAATTAGGTTGCATTTGGGGGTATATAGCTATATATTGGGTCGATGGGGTTAAGGTTTTAAAGAGAAGAGATTTACTCTAAGTCCACGTCCTTCACCACCCCGCCATATATTGACCCCGGCGCACGTGGTACCCAGTACATAATACTATATGCATACCATATATATACCGCCGTACCGGTACAGGCCTACCAGCCTTGTACCTTGGTCTTTGAACCTACCAGCTCACCGTTCTCAAAATAATAAAACTCCAGCTTACCGTCTTCACGCTTTACGGTCACATTGGCTTGGTCGGTTAAGCACCCATCAATGTTTAGAATGCGTGTTTGGTTTAATTGGATAAATGTTGATGTTGTCATATGTGTCTCTGTTTTACGCACCCCGAAAGCCCGATTGCTCGGGCTCATAGGGCGTATAATTAAAAGATAAAATTGTTGCTTATTTAAAAATCTTGGTCACATACCTCATCATGTAAGTCAAGCATGTACTGGCGCTCCATCATTTCCTGCTTATAGGTCTTGGTCTTAAACACCTCAAATGGAGCAATTGGGTTATCGCTCTTGGCTCTAACATGGTACTCATCCCATACCTCTCTAGCGTTATCAACCTCAATCAATATTTGGCTTGGTTCTAGGTTTAGGGCGTATGTCTTAATTACTTTACCACTTAAATCACTCACTGTAAAATCAACTTTAATCATGTTTCTCAATTTATTTATACACCCAATATACGAACCCATTTACCCAACCTGTATTCCTAATACCCCTCTGGGCGGCTAAACTGAGGGTGGTTATCATAATATCTAACCCAGTACTCATATTCTTCACGTTCGGCTTTAGCCTTATCTACATCTTTGATCTTACCGGATTGTCTTAACTTATTATATCTATCTCTAACCGTAAGCATCCAATCAAAATAATCTCTACCCTTAGCATGGTTATATGAATATGAATCTGTATCATCATACTCAGCAAACCAATCATCTACGAATTCAAACCCTCTTATTTCAACTAACTCTTTCTTACCATCTATATTTCTCCATCTATTACCTGAGAGACCTAATAGATGCTTAATGTACTCATCTTCATTACCCTCCCATCTATCTTTAGGGGTTAAACCCATTCGGTACTCTTGATCTCTCCAATATGCTGCTGATTGTCTTTGTTTTTCTGAACGTCCCATTTTATTTATTTTAATTATACACTCAATATACGAACCCGCTCGTGCGACCCTACTTCCGCCCCCAAAAGCCCGATTACTCGGGCTCACAGGTCGTATAATTAAAAAGATTTGTGGAGTGGGTGGAGTCGAACCACCTGCTTGTACCTGTACAGCTTTAACCAAACCACTCCTGGGCCTGCAGACCCGTTATAAATGTGCTTCATATGTGCAAAGCTTAATCCATTGGCTTGGATTCCGGAGCCTAACCCGGTTCTACATTTACCATTGTGGTCATGACAGGACTCGAACCTGCTCCCTCCCTTATAATCGGTTGCGTTCTCCCACACGCCCCATGACCTTATATTTTTAGTTCAGTGGCTTAAGCAGCCACCTCACTCCCATCTGCCTTTACTTTGGCAGGTCGTCCACGCTTAACAGCTCCACCATTTAACTCAGCTTTAGCCTTCAACTCAGCTAATCGTAACTGTCTAGCACTATTTGGATTTACAGGACGTCCTTGACCTACACCTAATGCTTTATTCAAAGCTTGTTTTTTCAATCGAGCTTGTCTCTCACTGTTTTCATTTACAGGACGTCCTCGTTTCAACTCACCATTTGCTCTTTTTACTTCTAACTCTGCTAAACGGATTTGTCTTGCACTATTAACATTAACTGGACGACCTTTAACTACATTTTTTACTTCTACTTTTTTCATAACTTTTATTTTTCTTTTTTATTTATATTATCAATATACGAACTATCTATTTATTTTCTTATTCCCCCGTTTTAATTACACTACAAAAAAACATTCAGTTCCAATTGTAACACAATTATATATTATCAAACTTACTATTCCAACTATAAACCCAAAACCTAAAGTAATACAAACTCTATCAACTAAATTACCTTTTACTAAACTTAAACTTTTCATCTTTTTATCTCTTTAATTATACACTCAATATACGAACTATACTTTAACTTACTTATTCCCTTGTTTACTAATTAATTTCATAATTAATACTACATTCAATAACAAACTTAAATAAACTATACTACCTATCATCTTTTTCTTTTTTTAATTATACATTCAATATACGAAACTACATTGTATTATTTTATTCCTGGGTTTTTTATTTAGTATTCAGGGTAATCAATATACCCAGCTTCATCCACAATATGGGTAATAGCTGTAAGTGCTTTATTCATACTTTCAGTAGCTCGTTTAAAATCATCTTCTCTTGATTTTTTACCAGCTTCAAAAGCATAATACATTAAGAGATTTACATATTGTTCTGTAAATCCAAATTTATACTTATCTGAGGTTTCTAGTCCCATTGCTTCAGAAAGGCTAATTTCTTTACGATTGTGAACCCGGAAAGTATTAATTTTATCACCAACTAGATTATCAATCTCTTCAATACGTTCAATAGCCATAGCCTTTAACCATAAAATATTTTGTGGTATTTCTTCAGGTGCCTTATCTAATTTAGCAGCTCCTTCTTTTACCTTTTCTCGGTAAGTGTCGTAAAATGATTTTTCTTCGCTCATAACTTATCTCTTTTTAATTATACATTCAATATACGAAATGCATTTACCATTTTCATGTCCTTATTGGTTAGTTTAATTTGTTTAAAATTTTTCTCACCATCAAAAATCACAAAATACTTTTTATCACTTTTAACTTCTCTTACTATACAACTTACTTTTTTCAAATACATTATTTCAATTAAACTAATAACACTTTTTAAATCAATCATTTTATTTCTTTTTAATTATACAATCAATATACGAATTATAATTTAAATCGCTTAGTCCTTAATAATTACAATATCACCAACTTCACAATCCATTTCATCAACTCTATTTATTATTTTTTCATCTAATCCAGAACAATTTTTAGATTTAATTTTCAATAATTCTCCACTATCTAAATCTTCAACTACACAACTAATTATTCTACTTACTCTACAACCCTTAGATAATTCATTTACACTATCAATTTTAAATTTTCTTTTAATTACTTTAAATCTTTTCATTTTATCATTTTTAATTATACAATCAATATACGAACTATAGTTTAATTTTGTTAGTCCCGTTCAAATAATATGCTGAACAAATCCTCCATCCATATTTTATTTTCACTTTCAACAAAATATATACCCATTCCTCTATAATTGTATACTAAATCGTCATTATATGTTTTATTATATTCATTAATTTTTTTCACAAATTCAACAATATCATTGTCCAATTCATCAACATTAAATTCAATAACTTCAAAATCATTATACAATGTATTAAAATGTTTCATCAACAATTTATTCAATTTAGTGTTTTGGAATCGTTTTACTTCATTTACAAAATTCATATTTTTCACTTTTTAATTATACAATCAATATACGAATTATATTTCAGTAACGTTATTCCTATTTAAACTCATTTTTTATTTCAAATGTAACATAAAATAAATCATCCATTCCATCATATTCACTGAATTCAAATCCTAATTCCTCTGCTACATCTTTCAATTTCAAAAACAATTCAATATTTTTTTCATTGATTCCATTCATAATAAGTCCTTTTACAATTGCTTCGTTTTTCATCTTTTTATTTTTTTAATTATACAATCAATATACGAAATATACTTTAACTCTGTTATTCCCTAGTTTAATCTGATTATAGCATCTTCAAACTTCAATGTTTCAGGTAAAAATACAAATTGTACAGTATTCACTTCCTGAATTAATAAAAATGCTAACAATTCTAATTCTTTTCTTTCTTCTTCACTCATTTTATTTTCTTTTTATATCATCAATATACGAAGGAGAAATGTATTAAAACATTCCTCCACTTATAACAAATCTATATTTATAGATAGTTTCATAATCACCTTCACTAAAAATTTCTTCACATACTTTTTCTCTCTCACACCATTCTACTTCATTATAATAAATCCATCCATCAGGACCCGTCCCATGTATTCTAATTTGTAAATTCTTATTTTCTACTTTTTCTAACTCTTCAATTAATTCTTTTACTGTCATTTTCTATCTTTTTATTTATACACTCAATATACGAATTTCATTTTAATTAACTTATTCCATTTTTAAATCAATAATAAAATCAATTAACAAATCCACTAAACTATCATCACTAATCCATCCTCTTTCATACAAATAATAATTTTTTACATCTTCTAAAGTTTTCAATTTATCAATTTCTATCTCAAATTCTAAAACTTGTTCACCACTAATTTCACACTCAAATTCAAATACTTTTTCACTTAATGTCATTTTCTATCTTTTTAATTATGTTATCAATATACGAAAGCCTCTTTAATAAGAGGCTTCCTTTGATGATGATTATTATTTTATTCCTAAGCAGCTATTTCATTATTATCTTTTTTAGGTCGTCCTCTTTTAACTAAACCTAACTCTCTTTTACTCTCTAATTCTTTTAGTCTTTTCTGTCTTTCACTATTTTCATTTACAGGACGTCCTTTTTTCAACTCTCCATTTTTTCTTTTATTTTCTAACTCACTAATCCTCTTTTGTCTTTCACTATTTTCATTTACAGGTCGTCCTCTTTTTAACAATCCTAACTCTCTTTTACTTTCTAATTCTTTAATCCTTAATTGTCTTACACTGTTTTCATTTACAGGACGTCCTAATTTTTTTACTTCATTTTTCATAACTTTCATTTTTTATTTTTTTAATTATACAATCAATATACAAAATTTATTTTAATTATTTTATTCCTCAGGTAGTTTAATCATTAACCATACACCACCCCCCATTTAATTAACATCCCATTAATTTCTATTTCACCACTATCTCCTACACATTCATATTCTCCAAAATCACACTCACTATCATTACTAATAAAAATTCCAACATTACTTTTTTCATCTAATTCAATAAAAATTCCTTCAAAATCTAATACCTCTTTTCCATCTTTTACTTTCATAACAATTTTCTTTTTAATTTATTGTAATATACGAAAATTATTTGATGAAATCTATTCCTGAGCAGTCTGATAGCCTGCAAATTCCTTGCAAGCTTCTTTTAATGTTTTTCAAACGCCACGTTTGGCTATAATCGCGGTGTGGGTCTCGGTTTAATATTCAACTGTTCCTACCTCACACACGAATATCAATGTTGTTTTCCATTTTTTGATTACTGGGAGGTTCTTTCTGTGTCCTAATGCTGTTGCGTTCCTCTGTTCTGTTTCCATTATGGAGAATACCTTAATATTCAGTTATACATATGTGAAGATAATGATTTTCATTCAATTTTCCAAGTATTTTTGACGATTTCTTTAACGATTTTCATTATATGACGATCCCCATCCCCCCATTTCCCCGTGTGGGGGACGTGTTTTTTCATGTTTTTTGTATATACTTTTGGAAAGTTTTAAAAAGGACGTGGACGGGCAATGGAGGGGTTAGACACACCACTTTTTCACACCATTCATTGCCAAACACACTTGTCACATACTATTAACGATTTTCGTTTTGTTGATGATCATCATTGACGATTTACATTCCCCATGTTGATTTTCATTCCACACATTGACGATTTCCTTTTGTTGATAATCATCGTTGATTTTCATTTTTGACGAGTTCCGTTGACGATGTTCGTTTGCATTTATTTCACGTTGATTCTCGTTTCTTTGACAATGTATATTTGATGATTTACGATTTAATTTCCATTGCTAATTTGACGATTTCTATTAAACGTCCTGTTCTAACATCATTCACCTTATTTGCTCCAGTGATGATTTCTTTCAGTTTATCTTTATTTTGTTTTACCAATGAACTTAGTAATGTCAATTCATTGTCTGATAATTCTTTTATTGTCATCTGTCTTATTTTATTTATCTGGGATATACGATCTCTATTTTATATTTTCTATTCCCTCAGTTAATTCATCTACATAAAACCTTACATCTTCTATTTGGGTTTTATTTTTAAATACTATTACTTTTTCCTCTCTAACCATAACAAAGTATTCATTACCTTGTTCATCTGTAAAATGTATGTCTTTCATAACTTTTATTTTGAATATACAAACCAAATCCCTATAACTTGTTTCCCATTTATTTCAAATGGCGCTGTTGTGCCATCACTAAATGCATATATATAAAAATCTAATTCTTTCATATTATCTATTTTTAATTATTTCAATATAACACTTTCCACTATAACCACTTCCACACCATTTACTTAATTCTTTTTCGGTTAATGTATTGGCTAGTTCTTCAATGGCTTCAATTGACATGTTATCAATTTGTTTTGCTGTGTAGCTCATAACCTTATTTATTCAATTTTAATTTCAATTTCAAATCCCTAATAGTCATTTTTACAAAACCTGCAGTCATAATAGGCATTTTTCCACTCTGTTCTACTTTTTCAATTTCAGCAATCATGTTTTCTTGTACTTTATCTAATCCATCATTGATTAGAAACTTTTCAAAATCATTTAATTTACTCATAACTTTTCTTTTTATTTTCTTAATTTATACATTCAATATACGAAAGCTTTTTTACTTATCTTCGTCCTCTACTTTATCTTCAAGTTCAAATTGTTGCAACACTGCATTGATATGACTCATTGTTTCATAAACATCTATTTGTGCACTATCTACTTCAATTACGTTTCCATAGTTAATAGAAAACTCAACATCATCTTTATTAACTAAATCATCACAATTATACTCTAATACTCGTTCAATTTCATTTGATAATTCATTAATCAATTCTTCACTTAGTTTTGTTACTGTATTAACATCATCTAATCCATTTATCAATGCTATTACTTTATCAATATCAACTTGTGATGATAATGCTTTTGCTGCTTCTAATTGTGCTACTAATTCTACTTTTTTCATATTTTTCTTTTTTTAATTTATTGTAATATACGATTTTTCTTTTAATTATTTGATTCCTCTATTAAAGTAATTAATTCATCAATCAATTCTTTATCATCAATTTCATTGTTGTTAAAGTCAACTACTTGAACTTCATCCATAATAAAATCCATAAATGAATCGTGAATAGTTACTACATAACCTTCACCATTTTCTCCTTCAATAGTATATACTTTTGTTTCGTATACTTCTTTATCTGTGATTTCTAATTTCATAACTTTTATTTCTTTAATTTATTGTAATATACAAAAGCCCTCTTAATAGAGGGCGTCCTTTTAAAATTTACCTTTAAACATTAATTTTAATTTATCTTCTATTCCTGAATTAGCTAATTCTGTTTCTTTTTCATCAATCAACTTATCCAAATCAATACCTAAGCTCAATAATGATTTTTTAAATTCACTAAACCCTTTATAACTTGAATCAACATCAATTCCTAAAAACTTAATGTTTGCAAAATCAAGACCAATTTCTAAATCAACTTCAACACCACCATCTTTACCTTCACTGATGAATGCTTGGTTGATTAATGTTAACTCAATTGCATCGTTGTTTCCTAATTTTACTTCTGTATTGAAGCCTACCATTAATGTTTTGTTTGTAATTTTCATAACTTTTATTTTTTTTCTTTTTTTATTTATACACTCAATATACGAAAGCCTTTTTAATAAGCTTATTCCTCTACTTTCTTTAAACTTGAAACATTTACAATGTATCTGTATCGTTCGTTTTGTATTGCACACGTCATATCTCCTGCTTTATACCACACTAACGTCCATGTTCCGGGGTATTTGTAGCATGTTACTTTATCTCCTACTTTCATAATGGATAACCTATGTCTCGTTTAGCAAAATCATCGGCTTCAAATTGTTCAATTATTCTCATTTCATTTATGATTTCCATTGCTTTATCCCATTCTGGTAAGCTGTAATCTGATTTGATATCTAATTCTTTCATCAATTCATAAATGGCCATCCACTCATTTCGATATGCAGTGGCTAAATTTGAATCTCTTCCAAAACGTGATTCATATTGTTTTGTTTGCAAATATAGCTTTGCATCTTTTTCTTGAATTTTTTTGATCATGTCTGCTTTTTTCATAACTTTTATTTCTTTTTAATTTATTGTAATATACGAAAAGGATGTTAAAACCCCCATTCCTCAAGCATTTCTTTTAAAAATTCTACCCGATTATAACCATCTCTACATACTAACCAAATACCATCTCTGTTTAAACAATAAACAAATTCTACACTACTACCAAAACCTAACTCAAACAAACCTTCAACATCTAAATAACTAGTTGAATGTAAATCTTCACCTCGATCACGACAATATGCTACTGTATCTTCAGTTGATTCTCCTAATGAACTGATATCTCCTAGTTCAATTAGTTTTTGTAATTTTTCTTTATCGTAGTGTTTGAATAATGTTATACCTACACCATCAACATACCCATCAAAATGACAGTAAATTGAATTTACTATACCTGATTCGTTTTCAATTGCTATTCTACTTCTTGTACTCATGTTTTCTTTTTTTATACATTCAATATACGAAATTTCTTTTAATAAGCTTATTCCTCTGTTTAAAGGTTTTCTATTTCTTGTTTAACTTCTTCATAATACTGAATAGTTAAATAATTACAATAATGTATTTTATCTCCTACTCTACTACCAAAATTATTTAATATCTCATCCACTACAATTAAGGCACATTCTTTTGAAAACTCTTGCATAGAAACACCTCGGGTAAAATCCTTACCTAGCTCAAGATATTTGTTAACTAATTCTATTGCTTTGTCTTTTGGTATCATTGTTCTGTTGTAAAAAGTTCAATAATAAAATTATCATCATTTTCAATAGCAGTGTCTACCAATGTTGCAAACACTTCTATCATTGTAGTTGCTTTTTTAATTGATGATATTTTTTCTTTCCAATCTCGTTCAAATCGACGAAACGATTCTACTTCAAATTCGATATCATCTATATCATCTATTTCCTTAATATACTGGAGTGTATAACCATATGAACAATCAAATTCAGTGTCCATCCACTCTAGCAATTGTTTTTTTCCTCTTTCAAAATCAAATTTCATAATCCTAAATCTTTACGTTCTTCAATTAAATATTCTACTTGTTCAATTGGCATTGTTAACATTAATTGTCTTAACATTTGCCAGTCCATTTTTATTTCTTTAAGAATGCATTGCATTGTTTCACCATCCACTTCTATATCTTTGAGTACATCAATCACTAATTTAACTCTTTGTGGATTTTCTTGCATTTTTTCTGTCATAACTTTTATTTTTTACCAATGATTACCATTATTTCTTGATGGGTTTTGAGCGAATGCTTCTTTACACATCTGTTCTACATTACTGTCCTTAAATTTACCCCATGGAAATATACCTTCGTATGTACCATATTGGTAACCAACTAACGCAACTTGTACTATTTCTTTTAGTACTTCCATTTCTTCATCAGTTTTAGCTATTTGTCTTGCTGATATGGTATTTAATTGACCATATCTATCACAACCGCTTGTTCTGTAATGTTTAACTAATTTTTCTACTAACATTTCTTTCATAACTTTCTCTTTTTCTTACTTGAAATATACGAAAGCCCTCTTAATTGAGGGCTTCCTTTTTTGCTTGTTTTGAAAATCGTTCAAGTAATTCCTCTATACTCAGTGCTTCATACTCAACATCTTTTTTCTTAAACATAACGTCTCTATCATTGTATGGATCAATTCGAAATTCAATAAAACTACCTGATTCAAATTCAACCTTAACTACATCAAATGAACCATAATACTTCGCATAGTCACGTCCGCTTGTAATTGTAGCTGATGGGTATAATGTTTTGTATTTGTTGAGAGTAGCATTCAATAATGCAGTTGATTTATTATATTCCTCGAATCGTTGTTTTTCTTTTTCATTATGTTCCAACAATTTGGTTAATAATGTTTTTGGTTTAACATAACGAGATTGATCTTGAATAGTCCATGATTGTATTTTGTCTCGTTGAACATCAAATGAAAATGAAGCATTTTTTAATTCCTTAGTGGTTGTATCAAAACGTTTACCTAACAAACTAATCCCACCTGTATAGAACTTTGCTGTAACTTCAACTTCAAATTGAGTTTTATTGTAACTATAACCTAATGTTACTTTACGTGTGTTGATGGATGATTTAAAATCATTTTTGTAATGAACACCTTTGATAAATCCTGCTTCAATGAGCATATTTTCAATTCGTTGATTCTCATTTTCTTGGAATGTGATGTTTTTGTTTTGATTTTCAATATACCTATCAACTTGTTCTTGTTGTTCAGTTGTCAACAATATACCTGCAAATAAATCTAATTGGTTTGGGTCTTTAATGTTTTCTGTATTTTCCATAACTTTTATTTCTTTTTTATACAATCAATATACGAAATTTCTTTTGAGTATTCTATTCCTTAGCCTATACTTGAATCCCAACTTGTTACTATAAAGTCTAATTGCAATCCTGTAATTTTAGTTTTACTTTCATCACACCATGCTTTTGCTTCAAAACCACCTGTACCATTTAAAATTGGTATTTCATGGTGAGTACCTTTATAATCACCTAATCTACTTGCAGCAGCACCTCGCAATAAACGTTCTGCTGTTTCTCTTAAATCATAGATGGTAGGCATTTCACCTCGCCATTTCCAATCTAAAGCACCCATAGCACGTTCTACTTGATCAAAATCAAATTCATCCATAATATCTTTGATCATATATTCAAGATCCTTTACTACGGGTTCTGGCTGTTCAAGTGCTTTATTGATTAGCTGTTGTAGTGTTAGTAACTCGTCTCTGTCTAAATTTTCTAAATTCATATCCTTTTTATTTGTTTAAATATACGAAAACTATTTTACAATTTCTATTCCTCTAAACTAGAGGGTAGATAAAGTAGAGTTGGGTTTTTCTTTTGAATATCAATTTCAGGATATTGCTTTTTAAATTCCATAACATCAAATCTTTCAGTAATCAAGTGATGTCCATTTTTAGTTGGAATATTAGCTATAATCTTCATCCCAAATGGTTTACATTTGGTATTGATATATTCTTGAATTTCTCTATCAAAACTTTCGTCAGAGTTATCAATATCAACAATCCATCGTTTTTCATGAGTTTTGATCTGCCCAACAACTGAATCAAATAGGTGTTTTTGATTGTGGTTTCCGTCTTGTATTCTTTGAGCCAAAGCAACCATCATATTCAACGATACATCTTTATGGTTTTGTTTCTGAACATGGATGTAAGCTCTTGCTTTAAACATTTCACAAAGTTGCTTAATCTCATCGTATCTGTTTTCTAAATGTTCAATGGATTCAATACAATAAGTTTTAATAGTTCTAACTGATTGATGGTTATCCCGCTCACCTTCAGGTTGATCTTTCTTGCGTTTGAAAACATAAAGCATATAAAAATCACCTTTATTTTCAAAGTTAAGTAATAGTTTTATATGCTCTAAATTGTCAATCATATCCTTTTTATTTGTTTAAATATACGAAATCATCTTTCAATACCTAATTCCTTAAGTGTTTTTGGAGTATAATCTACTTGCTCACACGAAACACAAATGTAGCGATCATCTGGTATTTCAAATGGAGCCATTGGTGCATCCATCATCACTACTTTTCCATGAATGTGTCCATGTATATTTTTGTTGAAGCGATAGTCAAGTTCCATTGGGTGAATAGGGCAATGTGTCAACATTACTCCTTTGTACTGTATCATCCCAGCTACACTTTCAACGTGTTCAAGTAGTTTTTTAACGTCTTGACGGCGATCATGGTTTCCTAGTACAACATGTTTTACACCGTTTAAACGATCAAGTAGTGGATATGGTGATGATTTCTCCATAGTCACATCCCCTAAAATATATGTAACGTCTCGTTTATGAACAACACTGTTGTATTTGGCAATTACGTATTCGTCATGTTCCTCTACACTAGAGAAACCTCGGTGCAATGCCATGTTGATGTGCCCTAAATGTAAATCTGCTATGAAAAAAACTCTTGCCATTTTCTTAATTTTATTGGAATATACGAAATCTATTTTACAATCTCTATTCCTTACTTAAGGTAAACATCATTTCAGCTACCTCATCTGCTGTACAACGTGGCATTACTTCTACATAACCATCTTTTAAAACAACCCATTTCCCATCTGAATATAGCATCCAGTCTTTATCTCCGTTCCATGCTGCTACTTCAGCTGTGGTTTCACCTTGATCTGAATATGATGATTTTCCAAATATAACGCTAATGGTACAACCATTTCCAAATGTGATTTGGAAACCATCATGCCACATATCTTTATCTACTACTGTTGCAAATTTTTTCATTCGTCTTCAAATTTTGCTGTTATTACGACTTGTTCAGACAAATACTCTATCTGTCCTGCACACGCATTGTATTTTGTAAATTTAGGGTTTTCTATCATTTCAAAATAGCAACGTTCATTTTCTGTGTACAATAATTTTCCATAAAATGTTGGAAATGCATTACTACACAATACACGTCCAACCATTTTTTTCAAGTTATGTCCTTGATGAATGCGGGATGTTATTTTATTTCTACCTAAATTCATATTCTAAAGCATAGCAATAAAACCTACAATCAACAACAGTACTACAGCTGGTATCCAAAGTGGGGATGTAACCCACCACCAACTCCAATCAATGTTTCCTGTTAATTTCAATACTGTAAATATGATGAACAGAACCATTCCGATTCCTATTCCTCCTGATGATTTTTTATTTTCCATATGTTTCGTTGTAGTATTGTTCAAATGTTTTTCTCGGGTAATTTTCACTTTCCCACATCTCATAATTTTCTGCAAAATCAATCATCTGCTCTTTCTCCATTTCTAACTTAGACTCAGCATCGTTTATACACAATTCTAAACAATTTACTAAACTTGGTGCATGCTCTTTGCATATGTCTAACGTTGCCTTGAGCCACTCAATATGTTCTTGCATTGCTGTTTTCATTGTTCTTGTTGTTTAAAGTTTTCTTCCCAATATCCTTCAAATGTTTGCCAATCTTTTTCAGCAATGCCTTTACCTTCAAATCTACCTGCTTGATGTGCTACATCCCAAGTTTCATTGTGTTGATTTATTTCCATTTCTTTGGCTTGGTCAAATAGCTTATAATTCTCGCCTTTTAAAGTAACTTCGTTTCCTGTTACTAACTGGTCAATCAACCACTCTACTGCTGTCTGTTTCATTGTTCTCTCTTTAATTTACTTCAATATACGAAATTTCTTTTGCTCAAACTATTCCTTTTTAGAAAAACCTGCCCCACTTTCGTGAGGCAGGGTAAAAAGAAAACTACTGTTATGAAGAGCAGCGTAGTCAGGGCAGGACTCGAACCTGCACTAGCCCTGGTATTCACCATATTAAATTAGGACCGTGTTACATTACACCACCTGACTATATGAGGATGAGAAATCCTCTGTGTTGGCAACTATCTTTTAAGTTATTAGTTGCTGTTTACTTATATTCCTTTCTCAAGGGAACAACACTTTGAAGTCAGGACAGGATTTGAACCTGTATTTGGGCTGCCATTATAGTGACCACACGCAGTGTGCTTTTTTACCCTTGGTGCTATAACCATCCAATGCGTCTACCATTCCGCCACCTGACTTACCCCGAATTTTATAGTAGCGGCACCTTTACGCGGCCGTCGGTTCTACTTGCGACGATTTTTTGCTTAGGCAGCTATAAATTCAGCTGCCATTGCAAATAATTTTTGGTTGATTTCCATGTCTTGTTTGAAATTCTTCACTTTACGTGCTTTTCTAATTTTAGCACCTGTCATGTATGAAAAACTACCATCTAATATCTTTTCTTGAATCACGTTAAATACTGACCATAAATCACTACCTTCATCTTCTTTACGTGTTGGTGCAAGTAGTTCATCTAGGTTAATGTTCATAGCTTCAACTTGATCTTCTGTGAAACGAGTTGTCAATGCTTTTTTAGCAAGCTCTTTTGCTTGTTCCTCGTCCAACTTAATTTCTTTCATTTTGTTCATTGACTCAACTGTCAAAGGCAACTGCTCAACCATTTCACGAATTTGCACTTGCAATTCCTCAAATGTGTAACCCATGTGACGCATTTTTACATCATTGAACTGCTCAGTTGAAATAACCAAACCATTTTCACATACCATACGGAATAAACCCGCTGTAAACGTAAACGCATTTTTTCCATCGTTTGAATTTGTTAATAGGATTTGTGGAAATACTGTATCACCGTCAGAACCATTAATTACTACATCTGGGTTGCGGAATACAACTAAGTGTTTTTGGAATCCTTTTGTTCCTTCTTTTCTAGCTTTTACCTCTTTGGCATCAACTACACCCCATCCTAATTGTTCCATATCTTCAATCACTCGATTGGTTGGAATGTGGGTAAATTTGTCTGAAACCGTTGGAGCGGCTGTTTCTGTAAAAATTGACTTAGCGCGTTGTCTAACTTCACTCATTGTCAAAAAACTGTCTTGGCTTAAATCTAACATAACTACTTTTTTTTAATTTAACTTTCTTTTCTTTTTTCTTACTTTCAATATACGAAAGCTTTTTTAGTTCTCCAAATTTTTATCAACTTTTCTTTTAAAAATCTGTTTAAATGCTTCAACATAATGTTCTTGAGCAGGCAGTAGCATTAAAAATCCTACCATACCTAATCCCATTGTAAACAATGTTACTTCTTCCTTTAAAAATGAAGAAATTAAAAGTGCTGCTACTCCTACTGTTACAATAGCACTAAATTCTACTAAAATGTTTTTTACTCTATTCATGTTTTTTTATTTATTTATTTTATTTCCAAAAAAGTTGAACCATCAATATTCCAAGTGCTAACATTAAGCAAACAAATGTTTTTAATGTTAATGGCTCGTTAAATAATGTCCAACTCATGTATGTGAACACCATTGCACCAATGCTGAATCCAATTAAACGTGATGGCCACATTTGACCACCAAATGCTAGAATCATATGTTTTACTGAAAACATGAATAGCATTGAAATAGGTATTCCCATTAGCACTGTTAACCAGTAATGGTTTTTGAACCATTCATATTTCATAGGGCCTTGCAATTGGTAAAATGTAGCTATTTGAGCTAAAAAACCAAAAAATATCCCTATCAATAGATTACCTGTATTTACCATTACTTGTAGAATTTACTATCATCTATTTCATAGTCGAAATCATCCTCTACTTTGTAGTAGTCGTCTTCTTCAAGTTCATCAACTATATCTTCATCTTCATCTCTATATTCAGGTAACAGTCCTGCATTTTCAACAATCCACCATACTCTATCTTTGTATAGATCAATTGAGATGCCATTTATTTCTGTTACATTTTTTTCTGTTAGTATAGCTAGTTCAGCAATCAATTCACAGGTGATCAAATCAACTTCTTCAATTGACATTTCTTTTGCTTTGAATCGCTTTTTAAGGTCTAGGTACTTTACTTCTATTGGGTGTTTTTCTTTTTTTGCCATAACTTTTATTTCTTTTATTTAATTTAATATACGAAAGATATTTTAAAATCAATCTTCCTTTTTTACTATTCTACTTTCTAACAAATTGATCAATGCTTGTACCTCACCAAATTCGGTAAATCGAATTGAAGGGTATGAATCAAAAAATTCTACATACCATTGTCCGTCTTCACCAACCTCATCGTTTGAATTTGATATGAATTGAAATCCTTGAGCAACTGTGTATGTGTAGTAATGAAATTCATCTTCTATCCAAACACCATTTTCATCATCTGAAAGTTCAATTCCACCATCTTCTTGTTTTTCAAAACCTAATAACTGCAATTCTTTTTCTGTCATTTTTTAATCATCTAAATTTAAACCACTTTCATACATTAACTCTCTTATGTGTTGTCTCAATCTGTCACAAACATCCATTTCTTCACTTGATGCTTCTTTATTGCTATCAAAGCTTTGTCCATATTTGACTATTGATCGTAGTTTCTGATCTATGTCCCATACTAACATTTTCCATTTCCAACCATCAAGTGCAGTTCTAGCATCGTTTTGTTCTTCGATTGAATCAAATTCTAATATTATCTTACCCATTTTTGTCTATTTTATCAAGTTCATCTCTAATTACAATTGCTGTTTCATATTCTTCCATTTCAATTGCATGTTCTAACATATCGTTAATCATTGCTCTGAAATCATTGTTGAATATGTTTACTAATGCATCTTGTAAATATAATTTATCGTCTATACTCAATTTACTCTCTCGAATAATCGGATGAAAATCAGCATTGCTAGCTGCTATTTGACTTATAATTTTTCTTTCACTCATAACCTTTTAATTTATAAATCTCTAATACTTTTTCCATAAAACCAAAAAAATATACAAAGTGCAACCCAAACCCACATCCACACTCTGTAACGCTTATCGGTGAACATTGAATACATGAAAACTATAATCATTACTATCCACCAAATAAAAAACAATTTGCTTAAAAATTTCATATTCTTCTTTTTTTATTACTTGAAATATACGAAAGCCCTCTTACGAGGGCTATTCCTTTTTTAAGCAAACGTTTCAGCTAAAGCAAACAATCGTTTATTCAACAAAATATCATCACTAGCGTTACTAACAGTTGATGTTAGGTTTTCTTGGATGCGATTGAACACTGTCCATAAATCGCTTCCTTCATCTTCGATTCGATTAACTGCAAGTAGATCATCAATGTTGATATTTGATACATCATCGTATCTTAACTTAGCTGCTTCGTAAGCTAATATTCGCATATCGTTTACTGATAGGTTTGAATGTTTTAGCTTTTCAAATTCATTTAGTACTAAAGATGATTTACGATTAACAGTGTTTAAATATTGATCTAAGTTTCTATAGTTAATTTCGGTATGTTTAATCTTTTGAGTTTCTGCAGCTTCATCAAATCGTACTGCTCCGTTAGAGCATACTAAACGATACATACCCATTTCTAAACTAATCGGTTTGCTTCCGTTACAACTGTTTGTAACTGTTAATGATAGCAATGCTTCATCTTTACCTTTATCGTTTTTTATAGCAAAATCAGGATGCTGTAACCGAACAAAATTGTGTGCAATTTTACGACCTTTACCTCGTTGTTCAGCAACACTATTTATTTCCCATCCTTCATTTTGTAGTTTTGAAACTACATCTAGTGTAGGAATATAAAACTCTTTTTGTTTAATTCGTTGTACGTTTAGAATGTTATTGTTATCTAACGTGTTAGCAAATGCAATTGCTTTGTTTAAGTCATTTCCGACTTGAATAAAATTTCTTTTTAACATAGTTTTTTAATTATACTTTGGTTTAACATTTCCATTTTTATCTACAGTATATCCTGTAGGTTTTTTTAGGTTATCCGCTTTATTGTAGCGACCTTTTTTAGTTGATTTTCCTCCTGAACAGCTCATATCTTTTAATATTAAATAAATATACAAAAGGAGGATTGCTCCTCCTATTCCTTTTAATCAGCTTTTTCCATTTCGTAAGCATAATGTACGCCTCCGTTGTATATAGAAAAGTATACTTTGAAATCTTTATCGCAATCACGGTTCTTTGTGAAGTGCAATGATCGCTCTAAACCATCTCTTGAACGCTCAACGTGGCAAAACGCATCAACCATGTGCTTTAATCTATTACTACCTGCGAAATCACCCGCTTTGGTCATTTGTTGAATATTTACAAACGTAGTATAGTATTTGTTTTTGTTTCCACCTTTTTTATGTTGATCTTGCAAATTCAAAAACCAAAACTCCGCAGCGCTTTCAGTTGTACGATACGCATCTTTATACATCTCTAATACTTCAGCAATTGAATCGATTGCTACTACATCATATCCTTGATTAAATACATGTTCAAGTGTTTCTTTTACTGTTTCTGAATAGTTTTTCAAAAACAATGTTTGTACACAACTGAATTCGGGCATACGTTTGCAATATTTGTAATGTGCAATTTCATCCATTTCACCGCTAACAAACAATACTTTTAATCCTTGTTTAGTTAGTTTAGATAATACATCAAGTACAATTGTGGATTTACCTGAACCCGGTCCACCTGCTAACATCATGTTAGTACCTGGCATTATTCCTCCTTCAGTTGAAAATATAACATCTAATTCAGTATTAGTTTTCATTGGTTTGAATAACGCTTCACTGAATTGCAAATCACTACCTCTCATCAGTTTTACTGAGTTAGGGTTAAATGTAACTTGGATTTGTTGTTTTGCGGGGCGGCCGCGTTTTGCTGTGTTCATAGGTCTTTTTTCAATTTTCATAACTTTTCCTTTTTTTCTTTTTTTATTACTTGAAATATACGAATTCTCTTTTTAATCTCTTATTCCTTCATTAAAGATTTTACAAACTCTGGGTTGTTGTAAATCAACACCATCAAAATGATTGTAATTACTGTTACAATTAGTGTTATTGTTCTTGTTTGGGGATTTTTAACAGCATTAATGAACTCAGATATTAAATACCAAAATACTGCTAAAAACACAAATACAATTAATATACTTGCAAGCGTATCTAAAAAACTATTACCTTTATCTTTTTTATCTTTCATAACCTTTTTATTTACTTGGAATATACGAATTCTCCTTTAAATCTCTTATTCCCTCGTTTATTGAGCTAAAAAATTTTCTTTAGTAGATGGAACAAACATTTCATCATTGAACCCACAGTACCCATTAATTTCACCATCATCATCGATAAAATTTGCTTCAGCATTCACATTAGCTGGGTTAATACATTCATAAATTCTACCTGGGGTAAAACCACCATCTGTGTATTTGCCTACATATTGGAAATATTTTGGTAGTTTAGCTATTTCTTTTCTTTGTTTATGAATAGCAATTTCTTCAATTATTGCTTTGGTTACAATAACACCACTCCATATCCATAATCCTTTTCTCAATAAATCAAAACCTTTTTCAAACATTTTCTTTTTTATTTACTTGGAATATACGAAAGTTCTTTTATAAAAACTATTCCTTTATTGAAGGCATTTGGCGTAACCACTTATAATAGCTTTTTGAATGCTTAAAGCAGGATTTTCTTTCATCACTTCTAAAGCAGTAACTAACAATAGTTTAGCTTCTATATCTTCTTTTTTAACATCATCTAACGCTTGCTGGGCTGTTTTTAATTGGATGTATAACTCTTGTGATTCTTCTTCTATATTCATATGTACTCTTTTTCTAACTTAAATGATGTCCCATGTTGAATCATTCTTAATTGACCATCGTTTGTAAGGGGTTTTGCATCTTCTATGTTATCACTGAAAGCAGGATAACCGCTTCGCAAACCACAAAATACTTGACAGTTTTCGTTCAATATGATGAACTCAGGTAACTTTATTTCTCTTGATTTCTTTGGTTTTCTTCCCATATTTCTTTAATATACGAAAGAAAATTTAAAAAGCCAAATTTTAAAAACGAGCTAGTGGATCCACTTTTTGAGCACCTCCGTCGGTTTCACCTTTGGAATTAAGTGTTTTCATTTCAGGAATTACTTCAACAGGCATTCCATTAATTCTGAATATACCACCTTGTTTAAGTAGTTTTTTGAATAATGTTTGATGATTTTCGTTCCATGACTCACTTGCTGAGATAACTGTTTTTTTATCAACTATTTCTCCATCAAATTTGATGATGGTTCCTCTTCGGATTGATTGGGGTGCTATTGGCATATTTTATTTTCTATATTATCTAAATTAATCGTATATTTGTACAATTACACGTTTGTGACCTAAATTATCGGGGGTTGTTGAGGAATTTTGAACGGCAAATATAAGGTAATAGTCAATGGAAGGATTAAAAGCAACTAACGTATTTGTTCCTGAGGTTAAATCTGTACTAATTCCATTTGTTGGGTTATAAACATTTAGGTTTGTTCCGTCAAAGAAAAAATTACGTTCGAATCGTTGAATGTAAGTAGCTGAGTTCATTGCTCCAGCTGTTGCAAGTAATGTAGCACCTGTTAAACTATTTGTAGTGTTGATATACATTCTACCCGTTGAAGTTGTAGAACCTGCTGTTTTGGTTAATAAATTACGAATATAAATTGAATTATTTGCAACTAATGTTCCAGCAGGAATCAAAACTGAAGTGCTAATTTGGTTTGTTGTACCTATTAAGTTTGAACCAACTACATTAGCTAATGTTCTAGGGTTAGCTGTACCTGATATGGTTATATTTCCACTTCCTAAAATACTATTGCCATTAATAGTTTTAATATTAGTTCCACTAACTAATGTATTTTGCTTCCCAGCAAGGGAAGAAGCTAGCGATGCATCAACTCCGTCGTTTATAGAATCTTCTATTGAAATTTTGCTTTCTAAAGAAGCATCTTTTAAATCTAACGAGTCAAGGTCTGAGTTTAAATTTTCAACCTGGTCTTGGGATAATTTTGTTGGCATGTTATTTTTCTATAAATATGTTTTATTTTTCTAACTTAAAATAAATCGTTTAAATGTTCTGGGCAGGTATTAGCTATGTGCTTCTTCCACCACGTTTTGAGTTTCTTCAATAATTTCTGCATCTTGTATAGTTTCAGCGAATAAAAAATGTGTTTCGTTTCTTAATACGTGATCAACCCGGAAAAAATAGTCTCTACACATTTTGACCATTTCTAAATTTACTACTCCTTCTTTGTTTGTAAAGTTGTGTAGTGGAATATCTCTGTGGATAATATAAAGTTTGTCGTTGTGTTTATAAAAACTCATTTAATGTCGTATTGTTTTTTATATTTTTCAATAAATGTTTCACCAATTCCCATATCAACTATTTCATAATTGTTTGGAATAAGAGGATTACGTTTTCCTCCATCAATAATATCATCAATACTAGATTCAGTAACCATCAAATAGTGTTTTTTACCTGTTGGTTTTTTATAAACTATCACCACCGGTAATTTCTTTTCTGATGGTCTACCTTTATTTTCGTGATATATTCTCATATTTTGTTTTATTTTGGGAATATGCATCACATCCAGACTTTGATGATTTACATCCTGTTAAATAGTATCCGATTGCTATTCCTGCTAATATATGAATAAAATATATCCATACTGTTTTCCAATCTGTTTTCATAATTTATCTAGATTTAATTTGTTCATGCTCTTTTATTAATGTATCAAATTCATCTCTTTTAATTGATATACGAATTCCATCTACAGTAGCAAAAACATCTTCAGGAAGTTTTAAAATATCTGTTAGTTGGGATGGGTCTATTTCAATGTGTTTTCTATAAACCGTTTCACCTTCATATCTTACAAAAACAGTTTTTTTCATAGCCATTTTATTTCATTTGTAATATTATCCCATTCAAAATTGAATGGTGAATTTGTGTATAAATATCGTTCATCCAAAACAGATGCATTAAAAAAGTGAGTATGTCCATCATAGTAGTGTCCCCAACCCCCATGAATATGTCCAAACACATGTATTTTTGGACGAATTTCATCTACTCGATAACGTAACAAATCACATCCTACTCGAATAGTACGTCCTCCTGGGATGTCTAGATAACCAAATGGAGGTCCATGTGTGATTAAAATGTCTGTATTATCTGGGATTGCATTCCATTTTGCTTGTAATTCTTCTCCGTTGCGAGGCAAATTAAATGCCCAATTGTAAAATTCAGGTTGCCAAGGTGAACCATAGATACGAACATTCTCTTCCGGATAATCTCCATTTGGTCCATCAAAATACAATACCACTTCTTCATCTTGAAGATATTCAATTGTTTTGTATCCTGTTAAAAAACCTTGAGCCCATTGTGGATTATCTTCAAATATTCGATCATGGTTACCAGCAATGAATATTTTTGTATCGTAGTTGTCTATACTATCAAACCATTCAAAAAACCCTACTGCTTCTGCTTTATGATAACCTGTACTCATAAAGTCACCTGCATGAATTAGAATATCTCCTCCAGGCAAATCTAATTGTTGTTTACTATTTCGAAACGATTTGCTAGTTGTAATTTGATTATGTTTGGTATGTGTATCTGAAATAAGCGAAACCTTTAACATAAATCTAAGCGAATAAAACAGCAATAATGCCTATTAAAACAAACCAACCTAAAACAATAATTTCAATTGAATTATTTTTAATAAATTCCATAACTTCTTTAATTTTCTTAAACATACAAAAGAAATTTTAGGTTTTCAAGCTATTTTATTGTCCTTTTTAAAGTTCCATCTTCATAAATTTCTATAATGATTCCCGTTTCATTTTCATCTACTTCCTGTCCTATCAAATTAATTCGTTTTGCTATAATTTTGATTTCTGATTTATTGTTGATTAATATAGGGTCAAATACTTCATAAGCACCATCAATATCATATTGGGTTAGTCTATAGTAGTTGTATATTGGTTTAACAGCATTATCTGTAATGTCATAGCGGAGTTCTTGTGTTGAATTACCTGCTGCAGCAACTGTTCCTAATTCAGACCATGTAATTCCATTTTCACTTTTCTCTACTACAAAATGGGTTGTATTGTGTTCTGTAGCAGTTGCCCAATATATTAAGTTGCTTTTGTTTACTGGTTTGCCACTAAAATATAATAACTCAATGGGTAATGCTCCGTTTGTAATTATATTAAAAAATCTAACTTGAGTTCCACAATTGTTTGCATTCGATACTGTAACCCTAACTGATCCGTCTGTTGTTGTTTGAGGCCAATAAAAAGATATCGATGGAGAGTTTGAGTTTGGTATATTTGACCAAAATGGTGCTGTTATTGATTGAGTATATGCCCACTGATAAGTTGCATTTGCAACTGGGGTAACTGAATAAGTTTCTTGGGTTCCTGCAATTATGTTATTATTCCCTGATATTGTTGAAACAAAGCCTACTGATGGGTTAACATTTATTGTTGTTGATGTTGAGTTAGAACAACCGTTAAATGAAACAGAAACTTGATAAGATTGTGTTGTTGATGGTGAAGCATATGGGCTTGGAGCTGATGGATTTGTTAATCCGGTTGAAGGTGTCCAACTATAAGTTGGTGTTGATCCTGCAGGGAGACCTGATACTGTGGTTACTAGTTGAGTTGATGACCCATCACAAATGGTGTTTGTGATCGGAGCTACGCTTATGCTTGGGGTAGGATTAACGGTAATAGTAGTAGATACACAATTGTTGCTAAACAAACTACCATTAAAGTTTCTTGCATAGTATGTTGTTGTGCTTGTAGGTGTAACACTAATTGAATTTCCAGTTGCAATCTGACCTATTCCACATCCACTAGTAAACCAGTATACAGTTCCACTTGCACCATTTGCAGTTAATGTTGTTGATTGACCAACACATATTGTGTTTGATGTTGATGTGATTGATGTAGGATCAGGTGGAGGTGGTGCAGTACAAGTTAAACCTAATTGAAACGCACTACTGCTACTATACCCATGAACAAGAATATAATAATTTAAACCATTAACAGATAACCATTGGTACGATGCTGAAGAAGTTGCGCATGTTGGGCCATAATCGTCATTCCCTCCTACACAAGTTAATGTAGAACAGCTTGTTCCACTAAACACAGATATTTTACTATCCCATACTGTGTTGCATAAATATGCAGTCATTATTTGTCCGGTACCTGTAATTCTATACCAAACACCAGGTTGGGTTTGAGAAACACTACAAATCCCATTTTCACCGGTTCCATTGTTAGTTGCATTTACTGTTGTTCCCGAGATTATTTGACCACAAGAAATTGGGGTTGCATTACAGACTAAATCATTTGCTGGTGCTAATGGAGCGGTACAACTTAAACATTCAATTGTTGTTGTCCCACAATTTGATGCAGTCCCACATAATGAATTTGTATTGTAGTGAATATAATATGTTCCTGAAACGGTTGCTGTCCATGTTAATGGAGATGCACCTGAAGCTACAACAGTACCTCCTGGGGTAGTATGTCTAACAGTTATCCATCCACCTAAATTATAAGTTGATCTGTACTGTCGCCCTGCAGTAACACTTGTTATAGTGTTATATTCTGATTGGAATGTGCATGAACTTATGGTAAGAATACCGGGTGTTGTAGGCGCTGCTATAGTTATATAAGGTGAGGTATTAACACATCCACCACCTCCTCCTCCTGAGCAACTAGCAATGCAGGTATAACCACCTGTTGTTGCAGTTCCTGTTGTTGGCTGTATGGTATTTAAAAGAATTGTTCCTATATTATTTACTATTTGAACTCTCATTTCAGAAGGCCAGCTTCCTGATAGGGTTCTCCAAACTCTTATTGTTTGTCCAGTTGATGCAGTAAAGTTAAAATTAACTGGGCCATATCCGGAGCTAAAAGTAATATTACTTAAAACAGTAACCCCATTTACCGATACAGAAACAGCCCCTCCATTCCAACCATCACCAAAGGTGTCAGTTAATCGAATTGTGTGAGTGCATGATTGGGAAAATATAGTAAAGGAAAATAAAAGGAAAACATAAAGTAGAAAGTTCTTCATGGGGTAAAATGGTTAAATTTTACTCACTTGAAGAATCCAATTGGAAACCCCCATCTACCATGGGCCGGTCGAGTTTCCTATACATATTTCAAGGAAAAAAAACGTAGAAGTTTTTGACGGGTTAATTACTATTTTCGGTTATCCGTTTAGGATTTGTCGTTTTGGTTCCTTTAATACTCCAGATGATACGACTTTGTCAATTCTGGAGTCAATATATCGACGTGTTTCATCGATATCACGGTGAAGAACTGTTTCAAGTTCATGTTCGTGTCTGTGGATACTATCCACTTCATTATTGATGCGTTGCATAATGGTTTTTTCAACCATTGTTATATCGCGGCCTGTATTTTCAAACTGGCGCCAAATAGATTGGTTTTCTTCTTGCACATTGCGATAGATATCGCTTATGTGACGATCAAGATTTGTGTTTAAAGTGTTTAAACGTTTTACTGTTTGATTAATCTTAACTAAACCTACAACAACAGCAGTTAATATAATTACTGCTACAATCGTAAGCATACCTAAAACAAATGATGTTATTTCCATGATTTTTAATGATTTATGTCAAAGAACTTCTACGTTGTTGTCCCACAAGGGCTCGAACCTCGACTCTTCTGAACCAAAATCAGACGTGTTGCCAATTACACCATAGGACAGGATAAAAAACCCAAACAGTGTCTATTGATCAGGTAGTCTTGTTTGGGGTTGTTACTGCTTATGCCTTGGGCTATTCACTGTAACCAAAATTGACCTCAGCGGGTGCGCAGATCTAATGGGATGCGTCGAGGTACTGTTAAGAAATTTTAGTGGAGGATAACGGAGTCGAACCGTTGACCCCCTGCGTGCAAGGCAGGTGCTCTAGCCAGCTGAGCTAATCCCCCATTTCTTATACATATTATAAACTCGTTTGTTTATAAAAAAGCGGAGAGTGAGAGATTCGAACTCCCGGAACCTTTCGGTTCAACGGTTTTCAAGACCGCCGCAATCGACCACTCTGCCAACTCTCCGTTTATATTTGTTTAGCGCTGTCAATTGCCATTGCTAAATGGACAATCACATCACTAAGATGTTTATTAGGAAATGTCTTATACTTTTCCTCTAGTTTTTTTAAAACACTCTCCAAAGAATTAATCTCTGTTTTAATTTTCAATGTTTTATTTTTGTCTTCCATCTTCATTTTTTAGCGGTGTGTATGGGACTCGAACCCACGACCCCCTGCGTGACAGGCAGGTATTCTAACCAACTGAACTAACACACCTTTGTAGTCCCACGGGGAATCGAACCCCGCTTTCCAGGATGAAAACCTGGCGTCCTAACCGATAGACGATGGGACCAAATTATTTTTTTGTAGCCCTGATAGGAGTCGAACCTATGACCTACTCATTAGAAGTGAGTTGCTCTATCCAACTGAGCTACAGGACTATTGTACTCGGGGCGGGACTTGAACCCGCACAGCCACATGGCCAACAGATCTTAAGTCTGTCGTGTCTACCATTCCACCACCCAAGCAAACCTCCCCATTATAAATATCCAAACGATATTATAAGTTTAGAGCCTTTGACAGGAATCGAACCTGCAACCTATTGATTACAAATCAATTGCTCTACCTGTTGAGCTACAAAGGCTTATTTTATTTTTTCCCTTTTTTAGCAATTGCTTTAATCCAGCTAAACCAATCTTTAAATTGTTCTACTCTTTGTCTTGGTGTGTTTTTACTCATTTTTTATTTTTGTTTAAATCTACTAACAATATCATACTATTCCAAGTTCTTTTTCAACTTCCTTAACGTGTTTACATCTTCCTTTTGATCTCCACATTCCTGGGCAGTTGCATTTTGGGTTACCGAATTTGTTTAAGGTAACTATGTATGTTCCTCCTCCACTTGAACTTTCAAATTCCCATTTTTTCACCTCTACTTTAGGTGCTTCTATTTTTTCTTTTATCAGTTGCTCTTCAGTTAGGTATTCTACAATGTCATCTAGAGTTGTTTTAGGGTGACATTCAATTTGCGCTGGGTAAATGAATGTTTTTTCTCCAAATCTAAATATCATCTTAGGTAAGTAGCTATGTTTTGGAACTTGATATTTGAATGTCTTACAACCAGCAGTTACAATTCCATCTCGTTGTGGGTAAATTTTTACTTGTTCACCTGGTTCTAGGTGAATGAGTTTTGTTTCTTTTCTACCGTCTTCAAACTCTAAATACAATTCCTTTAACATAACCTTTTTCTTTGCTTGAAATATACGAAAAATTTTTTAAGAAGCCAAATTTTTAGTTGCCCATAGCAAATAATTCTTTTGCTTGATCAGCACCAATTGAGTTTACTATTTGGCGCAAAAATTCTCTTTTATCTTTAATGGATCCTTCTCTATATTTTCCTATCAAATCAACTACTTCTTTTTCTTTTTCTCTACCCAATTTTGTTTTGTAATCCATTACATCAAAAAAGCTCATGTAATAGTACCCACCAACAGGAGATGCACTTTGTAAAATTTCGTCTGTTGATCTAACTTTAGTATCTGCATATTGACCACCTGCTTTAGCTGGGTTCCATTCTGTAAATACTTCAATTGAACCGTCTGATGTAGGGCGATAAATTCCTCCTGCTTGTAGTTCTTTTTCTAGTCCTGCTTTTCTCCAAATTTCTTTATCTGGGATGACAATATCTAGATCACCAATTGAACCCTTTAAACCAAAAGCATCCCTTAATTCAGGGTAAAGGTATAAACGAGCTGAGCCTGCTATGAAATATACTTTATCAGATTTACGAATACCAAATTTTTCAAATACAATTTTATTAGCTTCACCTAATAGTTTAGTTAATCCTGGATCAATTGCTTCGTCTAATTGGAGATCTTCTTCTAGTTCCGTCCAAAATTCTTTAAGGAATACCTCTTTTAAATATATTTCAGTTAATCTCATCTCCGTTTAATCTAGCTACTACTTCTTTACTATAAATGTTTTCTATTGTGAGACGTTTAAATGAAAAAAACATACTTAACGGGCTTGGACCTTTTAAAAATAAAAAGTTATATGCTGACCATTCTGCAGTTACATAGTAGTCATCTTCCAAGATTTCAAGTAAGCGTAAAGGATTTTCATCAACACTCATCCAATCATAAATATCGCATTCTCTACTAACTTGTTTGATAAACAAGTATACTTGTACAACTCTAAGTAGAATCACTAAAATGAGCAAACTTAAGACGATTACCATAACCTTTATTTTTTCTTCAGCATATGAAAGTTTTCTTTGAAAACCAAATCTACTTTTTCTTTTCTTTTAAAAATTTGATAGCTTTCACTATTTCAGCACATGTTTCGTAATCTTCATTGTCCTGTAAAATAGATAAGTTTTGTTCTAAAGTGGTTACAAAATCTTGTTTATCTACTGTTATGTCATATATTGTCTGTTCTTGCTCTACAAGAATAGATAGTGCATGGAAATATCTTCTTCGGCTTTTTAAGTTTTTCAAAATAGTATCTACTAAAGCTTTTGAAATTCTTAAATCTCTATTCGCAACCATTTTTTCAAATTCCTCACTATCAAATACGCTAATTTCGGTTGCCATATCAAAATAAATTTAAAAAGTCTGTATTAATATTTTTTGCTTTTAATTTACTAAGCTTTTCATCATTCTCCAACATTTTTGTAGCCAAACGCTCAAGGTGTTTCTCCTTTTGCTTTTCGTAGTCTTTGACTATTTTTGAATGTTTTTTCTTCTTCATCTCGATTATACATATTATTTTTTTCTTGAAACTAAAGAATATGGATCATCATCAACCTTACCATCCCATAAACCTATTTCTTTTAAACGTTTTTGTTGATAATCGTCTAATTGAAAATCAACCATTTCAGTCGTTTTATAAATTGTTTGATGACCTTCTAATGACTCCATATCACGTTCAGTAAACACGTTTCCTAAGCGCAGAAAATAACAATTATAGCACGATAATTGACAGTTTCCATCCCTATAGTTGTGTTTGTTACTGTCTTTAAAGAACATGATAAGGGGTATTTTACCATCTGCTTCTCGTTTTTCATCAAACCCACACCAATAGCATTGTTCAATTAAATATCCTCCTTCAATTAACTTAAATTTTAGTTTATCTGGGGAAAATGAAGATGGGTCTTCTCTTCCATTGACAATGTCCTCAATTGCAGGCATTTTTCTTCCAAAGGGAGAATTGCTCATAAATTTTGGAATACCTTTACCTGATTGGTTTTTATGTAGGTCAAACAAGGACATGCCTGTAGCTTCGTCCTTGTAAGCTTTCATAAACGGTTTAAGGTGCTGGTATGAGCAATTTAAATAACGAGCAGCTGCTTTAACCGAGCGAGTATGTTTCATTGCTCGTAAGCAATCCTCCTTTGATATCGGTTTTGGGTGTGCCATATTATAGGTCTTCTAAACCATCCATTAAAGTGGTATCCCAATCAGATAGATCGTCTTCATCTGAATTCATTTCTGATTTGTCTAAAACTTCAAATGTAGGTTGTTGTTTGTTTAATTTTTCAAATTTATCAAATTCTTCTGGTTCCATGATTACCATGTCTGTCCATGTATGGTCTTTTTCTCCAAACATCATTGGTACTCCTCGTTTTGCTCCTGTTGTTGAGCAGTCAACACAAGTTTTTGTGTTGGGTAATGCTTTAACCCTTAGTGGGTTAATTTCTTGTTGGCATTTAATGCATATTCTACTTTCCATCATATCGTTTTAAAAATTTCCATAATTGTTGAGCTGTTTTTATAACATGCTGTTCTTCATTTTCATCTGTTAGTGGATACACTCCCCCATCAGGAGTCAAACTATCAAACACCCACCATAAAATAATTTCTGATTTTATTTCACCATAATGTTTTTCAAGTAACATTTTAGTGGATAGGTAAAATGGATTTTCATATTTATTCATCTGAAATCCCACTGTTGATAGAACAGCACCAACAGCTTCAATTTGGCAGAGTTGTTCTGTTAAATTTAAGAAGAACATTTCTTCTTTTTTTCTTAGAGATTTAGGATTTTCTTCCACTTTAGAGTGTCTTCCTATCAATTCACTTAGATTTTTGAACTTTTCTTTCATAAACTTCTTTTACTTCAAATACATTTAAAAAATCTTCTATATTCATCTGTTTTTTAAACGCTGCTTGAAAAGCAGCATCATCTTCATTATCCGCATCAAGTATTTTACCTTGAGGTTCTTTTGTTTTGTCTAGTTTATTGTAGTATACATATGTTTTCATATCATATATTTTTTGACAACCACTCTTTAAATTTTACTGTTTGAATTTTACCTAATTCACTTTTAAATTTATCGCAATCTAAAGCATATTTTCTATCATGACCTAGTCTATCTTCTACATATTTGAAATTTACTTCTTTTCCCAAAAGATCACTGATGATTTTTAATATTTCAATGTTTTGGTATCTTTCTCCAGTTCCAATATTGTAAATTTCTTTTACTCGATCAGACATAAGTAATTTGTAAATAGCAGCAGCGTTGTCATCTGCATGTATCCATTCCCTAATTTGCTTACCATCTCCATAAACCGGCACTTCCAATCCATTTTTGATTGAATAGATAATTTTTGGAACGAATTTTTCTTTGTGTTGGTTTTCCCCATAATTGTTACATGTACGAGTAATCAAATAAGGAAAATCATATGTTCTACCAGCTGCCATTACTAGCAAATCTGAAGCTGTTTTTGTAGCTGAATAATATGAACTGGCTTCTAATGGGGTTTCTTCGTTTGATTCATCTCTATTTTCTCTATCACCGTAAACTTCATCTGTTGAAATATGTAAAAACTTTTTTAAGTTAGGGTTTTTACGAGCTACTTCTATCATGTTGTAGGTACCTTCAACGTTTGATCTAACAAACGGCAAACCATTTTTGATTGAATTGTCAACATGAGATTCAGCAGCAAAGTGGACTATATAGTCATATTCACCTAACTCTTCAGCAGACACATCACAAATGTCTTTTTCAATGATTGGAGTTGGCTGTTTTATATTGTCTCTATTAGCTGCATATGTTGATTTATCTATTATCAATACTTCATGGTCAGTATTTTCATTTAAATAATTTACAAAATGCGAACCTATAAATCCTAATCCTCCTGTTACTACTATTTTACTCATATGTATTTTAAATTATTTTCTGGGTTATGTTTAATATGGGTACCCCATTTGTATTGGGCGTATTGATGTCCTAGTTGTTCTGCTTGTTGTCTTTTTTCTCCGTTTGTTGAAACGGAAGCAAAATGGTAAAAGTGACAATTCCAAGTTCGGATCATTTTTAAATTTGATAGGGAACATTTTAAGAAAAAATCCCAATCTGCTACCATTCCAAGTTCATAGTTTTCATCCCACCCACCTAAACGAATGTAATCATATTTGTTCATGAATATAGGTAAAGTTGAACCACTTTCTTCTTTTTTATCACCTGAAGCGTAGTGGTAATCATAGAGCCAAAATTTTTCTAGATCAAATGTTTTTGGGTCTGTACCTAAATTTTCAATATGAAATTGGGGAAATATTGAAGGGTATGGTTCAATTTGGTTAGGTGAAATTACTGCCCCATCTTCCCAATCTTCCTCTAACGTAGTATCCCAAAAACGAGGAAACACATTGTCATCGTTTACAATTAATATTTTATCGTGTTGAGCGTTGTATACTCCTAAATTTGTTCCCCTACACAACCCAACATTTTCTTCCATGTTAAGAACATCAATATGTTCAGACCATTTTTCAAGTACTTCTTTATTGATGTCGTAAAAACCATCTACAACAACTATAATTTGATTTTGATTTTGTTGTCCTTCAATCGCAGAACGTAAACATAAATCTAGAGCATCTGGAGATTTATATGTTGGTATAATTACTGATATCATTTTAATTGTTTATTTGCTTCCAATCAATTGTAGGTGACATTAATCCTTCCATACAATGTGTTGATAATCCTGGGATAGGGGTAAGTACAAATCTTGATTTGGTTTGGGCTAAATGTAGAAATTTATTGTGATCACCTTTTATAGAAGTATGGTCTTCAAAATCATCTTCAAATACCTGTTTTGAAATAACAAAACTTCCACAAGTACTAGGAGTTGTTCTCCAGTGGTGTTTTTTAGTTGTAAAAATTTTAGAAGCTAAATCTTCGTACATTGGTAAAAAATATTTGTCATTATGATCATATAAAGAAACATAATTTAATCCTTGGAAAGTTGAAAATAAATCTTCAATTTTTTCTACCCAATTTTCAACATGTAAATAATCATTTTCTAAAAAATATACTAAATCTTTTTCTCCAATCAAAGTTTGTTTAGCTATTTTCCAAGTTTCCCAAAAAGATATTTGATCTGATTTTGCATCTATAGTATGTAAAGTATATTTGTCTTGGTATTTTTTTACAAAGTTATTTTCAATACTTCCATCCATTATTAAGTGGAGGTCAACATTTTTACCTTCTATAGTGTTTAAAAGGTTTACAAAACACTTTTCAAAATCAAACCATTGAGGGCGATTTTTGTAATCTGAACCTTCTATATTATAATGTCTGTAAAATATGTGTATTTTCATTAGAAGGTATATTTAAAATATTTGTAAAATAATTAGCAACATTGATAATTTGTTGTTTTTCTATTTGGATTAAATGTTCTCTTAATAAATGTCTAGTTTGAGATGCCTTTTCAATTTCTTCAACTCCAAAAGCGATCCCATATTTAAATATTGGTTGTTTATCTATAATGTTTTCTCTAGTTTCATTATCTGAGATTATGATAGAGTTACAGCCACAAAGACTTGCTAAGGTACTTAAATGGGATTCAACATCATAACAATAAAAATTTTTACATGAGTTAAAGACATTAATTAAAAATTCATCCCCACAATTAAAAGAAATTTCTACTGCTGTTGGTGAATGATATTTTTTAATAGAATTAACATTTTCTAATTGCTTTCTATATGTAAAACAGTCTTCAATATTTCTTTCTAATTTATAATCCTTAAAATAATCTAACTTAGAATCTGAAATATTAAGAATATTTTTAGGTTTAATCCCATCATAAAACCTTTCAGAATAATAAATCCAATGGTCATTTTCTCCCCAAGTATCTTTTCTATTCAAGGTAACATGTCCTATGTTCATAATATACCTTACAATATTTTTTCCATTTAGTGGGTTCCCCCACACTATTTCAGGGTATATTATTAAATCGTTTTCTAAATCTATATCTGAAAGATAATAACCTTGAGATTTATATGCTGAACTAGTATAAAATGGTTGATTATCTTGGATAAAAAACCCAGCATCATATCCTAAATTTAAAAGAATATCACACAATTTATGCAACACTATTATTCCTCCAGAATTAGGGTTATATGATGGAGAATAAATAATTATTTTACTCATTTTATTTTTTTAGCAGGAGTACCAACATACACCCCAGGTTCATTAATATTTTTAACAACACATGAGTTCATCCCAATAGTAGATAAACTGTGAATGTTTAATTTTTCTTTAATTGATGAATTTGTTCCCATATAGACACAATCATAGATTGTTACATTGCCTGATACTATTGCTCCTGGCATAGCGCTGAAATAATCTCCTATTATTGTGTCGTGTCCTATATGGTTTGCTCTGTTTAATAGGGAATGTTTGCCTAATTTAATATTTGTAGTTAAAATACTATAGGCACCAATAAAACTACCTTCCCCAATTTTAATATCATCATCTAGTATTAGAGCAGTTGGATGAATATAGGTAAAATAAACCGTTTCTTTAGGTAACTTTTGAACCACATCAAACCTACTCTTACTATCTCCAATTGCTACCATCATATAATGAGTGGCAGGGTTAAATTCAGATATTGGTTTGGCTATATCATTAGCATACTCATCGTCAACATAAAATTCAACTTTTTCTCCTATTTGGGCTGCCACCTCTCTAGCATGCCCACCGTAACCATATAAAGCTAATTTCATTATCTATTTGCTTTTGTATAAACTTCAAATTTAGATAAATCTGGGTATGGTAATTCTAGATCATTATTGTGTTTAGGAGTGCCATCCATGTTGTAAAATTGGTTCATTAGGAGTAATCCACGAGCAGCTAATTCAGGCATCATATAAAAATTCCAACCTAACATATCAAAATAATCATCATGGTATGAACATTCACGTCTTCCACTATATCTAGCTCTTCTAAACCAAAGATAAGCATCATGGCTGTCTGTTAAAATAGCTCCACCTTTACTTAATTTAAAGTGTTTGTATGGGCCTGTAAATGAAATACACATATGTGTTTCAGGTTTGTACATGTTATGGGTAAAGCTTAAAGCAGCATCCCAAACATTACTTCCTTCTAATTGATATGCACCTTTAATAGTTTTACCTTTAACCGGTTTAAAATTTACTTTTAATCCAGCATGTATAATTTCACATGGAACAGATGGGTATGTTCTAGAAGGAATGGTGATTTCATCTGATGTAAGACTTTTATTTACGTAGTGTTCGTAATAAAGTGCTAAAAATAAACCATTTGATTGATTATCTACAGTTATCACATAAGGTGCTCCTGTATAGTCAGCTAAACGTTTTTCAAATTCGTTTGTTATATCATAAACATTTTTCATAACCGGTTATATAAATTATTAATTTCTTTATTTAAATTTGTTTGAGCTTGTTCCCTAAACTCATCTTGTCTATTGATTAAATATAAATAATCTTTATAAGGATTCCAACGATACTTATAATTTTCAGCAACTAAAGTTTCATTTAAAACATACTGTTGGATTTGGTATCCTTTTTGTTTCATTATATTACAACCTATCATTACATAGGTATCATCTACTCCATATGGACCAAATGAATCTGGGATATCTGTGGTTTTTAATAGTGGAGTAGAAATAAGGTTAAACCAACCTCCTCCAAATTTAAATTGATCTATGGGTTTTAAAGAAATATTTTCTCCTTTTTGGTATACTAGAAAATATGGGTCTAAAATTTCTAAGGTTTTTTGTGCTGTGTGGTTAGCATATTGGGGGTTTACTAAACAATCCCAACTATCATCCCACAATTTTGTAAGTTGAGGAGAAATGATATAATATGGAATAGAAACCACTTTAGCAGCATTTACTATATATGCAAATAGTTCAGAAGAAAATATTAAATCAGTATCTAGATAAAGAATATTATCTGCTTTAGTAGAACGGATAGCCTCTCTACGTTTATCATTACATCCTAAACATTTATTTTCTTGGTCAATTGTAAATTGGGTTTCACTCCAATCACATAATTTTTCAATTTGATTAAACTTATCAATAAAAAATTGTTTAGGTAGTTGAGATTTACTCCAATCAATTAAGTTTAAGTTTAATGTAACATCTAAAATTACTTTATCTTCTTTTTCTAAATAATAGCTACCTTGTTTTAGTTGTTTAATTTGCCATTCAAACCAATCAATTTCCTGAGGTAATAAGTGAATAACTATTTGTGTTGTCATATTAAAACCAAGTATTAACTTTAACTCCCATATTTTGAATGGTTTTTACTAAGTCATCTACTGTATGTTTAGATTCGGAAGGCATAAATCTTTCATGAAATTCAATGTATATCTCTTTTATTCTCAGGATAGTTTTTTCTTTTATAAGATGCCTTAAAACTTGAAACTCACTACCTTCAATATCCATTTTGCAAATTATATTAGAATCTTCAGGAAATTGTAAAATAAAATTGGAAAAATTTACACTGGGGACTTTTACTTGTGTATCATATCCTGGGTGGTTAAATCCTATTCCGTTAATAGAGGAACCCCATCCATCAATATCTGAATATCCGTCTGAAGGGGAGCCTGTTTTGCTTTTTTGGTGGTTTTCTTGGTTAAAAATTACAAATCCATCTTCTACCCAAACTGCTTTATTATAAGGTGTTATATTAAGTGGTAATTGCTTAATTCTTTCATGTATATTACAAGCAGGATTAGCTTCAAATGTGTGTATTTCAAAACTATCATCAATGATTCCTCTGTTATAAAAATCGATTAACCCTTCACATAAATGAGTTCCACAATCTAAAAAGATATTTTTCATAACGTATCGTATAAATTATTTTGTTTTTCTTGTTTCTGAATAGTTTTTGGATGATATAAAGCCCATTCTTCTTCTGTTGGGAGGTAAGCAAATTGTTTATAACCACTAAGCCTTTCATGTACTTTATTTACCCATTTTATTTCAGGACGGTTTTTGTAAATTCGGGTTTGAAAATCAGGCCAATTTACCCAACCATCTTGATTTACTCCCCATCTCCATTTTTGAATATGTTCTAGGGTTAAACCTTCTACTGTATTTACTCTAGGTATAGTAAACGTTTCTACAAGTGGATTGTTTTCTAAGACATAAGGTAAATTGTTAATTAAATTTTCATGAGGTATCTCATCAGCATCAATCTGGAAAATGTAATCACCATTACACAAACTGGTCAATTTATTTTTCCAGTCTGCGAAATGGCGATCAAATTTTCCTTTGTGCCATGAAAATTCTCCATTTATGGAGTGGGTGCGGAGAAAACTTTCCACTTCGGGGTCACCATTTGCTTCATCAAATAAAATCACTATGTTGTCTTGTATGCGTTTGTGACGAAGCAAAAAGTTCACTAAACGTTGAATTTCAATAAATTCGTTACAGACTGTGATTGCGTATGTAATTTTCATGTGCTCTTATTATACAAAACATTTTTTAAATATCCTAACTATTTTGAAAGATTCCAATATGATCTAAAGCTTCAATATAGTCACGTTCTGCAAACATTTTCATGTTTTTCATATCCATTCTATATTTCATAAACTCTCCTGGTTTGCCAGGGATTGGATATTTTTCTTTATCTTCTTCTGAAACCTTAATGGCTTTAACAGCTGCCCATCCCCAATTAGAGATGCTTGAACCATTAGCAAATATCATACCTAATTCAGGCTGGTTAATTGTGTTTGGAAGCCAAATTAAACCAGTTTCAGGGTCAGTCCAAGCTAAATCTTTGTATAGCTCAGGTAACGTTTCTATTTGTTGTTTGTAAAACTCATGGTCTTCGGTCATAAATGAATTTGTCCAAAATCCACAAGATAAACTTAAATAGTTATATATTTCAGGAGCAACTTGTGTTTTATAGCACAAGTCGCCTCCTGATTTAGGACAGTTAATTATTTCTTCGTGTTGCATTATGCTTCTACTTTTTTAAGTTTTGGTAATTCAATTTTATTTAACTTAGGTAATTGTAGTTGAACATGTTTTGGAAATTCAGGGATTTTACTTTCAAACAAGTTACCTAGTTTTTCTTTCATAGCACTAAATGAAAACTTGTTACGTGATTGAAACCCTTGTCGTTTTGCATTTTCAGCATACCCTTTATAGTTTTCAAATACATCTTTTAAATAGTGTCCTACATGACCTGTGTCTACACTAAACCATTCTGCATCTGCTAATAGCATACTATTTGCTGCTGAAGGGTGTACTTTTGTTAATGTACCTGGTAGAAGTGTAGTAAATTCAGGGTTTAAATAATCAGTATGGCCACTCCAATTTGTTGTAATAATTGGTTTGTTTGTAAGTGAGAACTCAAGTAATGGGCGACCAAATCCTTCTCCTTTAGTTAAGTTAATCATTGCTTTAACTTTAGAATGGTTATAGATTTCGTTCATTTCAACATCAGTAAATTCACCATGCAACAAATAAATGTTTGGTAGGTTAGTTGATTTTACTGTTGCTTTAATTGCTTGAATACGTTTAATCAATTCATCTCTATCCATGTAAGAAGATCCTACAGTAGATGTTTTTAAGATAAGTGCAGGTTTTTTAGCTTTGTTTTTAAACGTTTCATAAAACGCTTTTACTAATAACCCTACATTTTTTCTATCTTCACCTAAAGCACCTTGCATCCAATGTCCTACAAACAAATAAGCAAATTCTTCTTTTATATTAGATAAATCAAATGTTGATTTTACTGGTTTGTATGTTTCAGTATTAGCGCCTTCAAAAATTACTTCACTATCACCTTTCCATTCAATAATCCCTACTGTTTGGTTTGTTTGTTGATCGCGCTTTTCAAATTTACTTTCTTTAAGTACTTTAATTGTATGTTCAGAAGAACCTAAAATCAAATTCATACGACCACAACCTTCAACCCATTCAGCTGGTGCTATTGTGGTTTCAATTCCAGCTGTACATCCAATATTATATTTTCCTACTGGTTGGAATTCATTTGGAACTGTAATTTGCATCCAAATTTCAGGTTGTGCTGGTAATTGAGGGGTTTGAAGTAAATGTTTTGCTAAAAATTCCCACTCTGGATTGTTTTTAATAAATCCAAATGGGGTGTTTCCCCATCGTTGGGGTAGGACTTTTACATCATACTTATCTAATTCAATAATCGCTTTAACGATATCGCGAGAACGTGCTCCATAGCCACTGTATGTATCAATTGCACAACTAATTACAAAAACTGGTTTACTCATATTTTTTATTTTAATTTAATATATAATTTAATTTTTAGGTTTCCAAATAAATCCTGCAGCTGTTTTCTGTCTTCCTGCAATTGCACTTTTAATGTCTCCTCCTAGTTGCCTTTCAGCTTCTGAAATGCTTGGCCATTCTTTAAGGAAATTATTTTGAGTATCAAATTGGAGAATAGGTTTACTTCTAGATTGGTTTGCTTGGGTAGTATCTCTTCCTTTCAAAGATTGGGATATTTTGTTTCCCCAAGTTATTTTATCAGTTCCATTTTCCTTCCTTGTATTCCATCTTTTTTGTCCAATTTCAGACATTTCTTCTTTTGTTTTTCCATCCCAAATACCCAACATACTTTTACTCTTCTTGTTTTTGGTATCTTGAGATTGTTTTTTCCCAGTTAACATAGCAGAATATTCTTCTTTTAACCGCTCATACACCCTTGAACCTATAACATATGTTTTTTCTTTTACTTTCTGTTTTCCTATAGCCATCAAAAACAAAGCATGTTTGAGTTTATTTTCTTTTGAGTATATTTCACAAAGTAACATATGGCATAAAAAATGTTCACGAGCAGTCAATTCAACAATATTTTCTTTTTCATCTAAACCTCCAATACATTTTGGGATTATATGATGTTTTTCAACATATCCCTCTAGTTTACGGGTTTGGGCACGTTTAATAATTTGGTTGTATATTCTTGTATAATCCATTAGGCACACGTTTTATTATACATATGTGTGCCCATTGGAAAGTACAATTTATTTAAAAATTTTATCACCAAATGGCCATCCTAAAAAATCTTCTAAGTCCATTATTGATTCTAATAAAGAAATACAATAATCTTCGTCTTTTGATTCAAACTTTTGAGCCTTTAATTCTACACTATCATTAAGTTTTCGTGTGTAAAATAATTTGAAACTATCCTCTGTTGTAGGATGATTGATATAGTTATCGTATATCTGTTTTGCTGTTAATTGTTGTGTTAAATTTTCCATAACTTTTTAATATACAAATTCGTGATCAATTGTGTCTTCTTTAACTTCATTAACGTTGATTAGCTCATATCTTTCTCGCGGAGTCCACGTGTTAAATAATTTATCTATCGCGTGAATTGCTCTAACTCCCATATGCTCTCCTGTAAGACCAGCTTCGTTTACAGCCCAATGTCTTCCTACTTTACCAAGGTCTTTTCTTGTTGCTCTATCCAACGCATATACTTCGGATATACGAGCTGCTGCATCTTCAGCAGTACATCTATCATCCCAAATATAAGGTGTTTTAGGTGAACCTTGAATTGAGCGGCTTGTTGGATAAACCGGAAACGCCCATGAACCATGGTTTTTATAACGGCCTGTGTGGTTTGAAGGAATTTTCGGAGACGGTGTAAACCAATTACCATATTCATCTTCAAAACGCATTTGGTCTTGCATACCACCTGTTACGTTTGCTATAATTACAGTTCCTGCTAAAATCGCTTCTGTCAATGACAATCCCCAACCTTCATTTGATGTCAATAAAATTTGAGCATCTGCTAAATTATAAAATTGGTTTAACTGTTTACTGTCTAACTTGTTTGTTGAAAAATAAATTGCTTTAGGGTATTTTGGAAACAATACTTTTCTAACTGCTTCTAAATCTGTTCCGTGATCGCTTACAATTTCGGTGTGCATTACCATAGCACATTTATCTGCTTTTTCTTTCGGTAATGTGTCTAAAAACAACCTAAAAGCTAACATTGTATCCGGAATTTGTTTACGTCGAATGTTTCTTGAATTAAAAAACACTACAAAATCCTTTTCATCACCTCCAAAAATTTGCTTTTTAAACGCTTCAAGTTCTTTTAATTCATTTTCCTTTTCAATCGGATAATATATTTCATGATTCAATCCATGAGGAACATAGTGAATCACTTTGTTTTTAGCTTTTTCACCTAAAACAAGCTCGTTAATCAATTTTGTTTGTTTTGAAATTGCTAACAATGCATCACATGACTCGTAAAATGCTTTGTTGTACAACGGTGCCGGATAATCATCCCAGATGTTCAAATAAATGATTGGCATTTCTTTTCTAATCTCGTTTTCGATTTGAAATAACCATTCAAAATATCTTGGATCGGTAATTAACATGATTGCATCTGGTTGTTCAATTGCAATCAATTGACGGATCAAATCTGGATTTCCATAGCCATCAACCGGATACAAGAAAACAGAAGAATCTGTTAAACCTGTGTTTGTGTTAGTGTCTTTGGAAATGTCAAATCGTTTTCCTTTTTCGGGATGATTTATTGCTCCCGCAATGTTAACCCAATTGAAATGTTGGGCTGTGTTTAAAACTAATTCGCGTGCCACTGTTGCTACACCGGAGTGTACTCGAATGTCATCACAAATTAGCATGATTTTTTTCCGCTCATTCTGCGGTAGATACTTAAAACTTGAATTCATATAACTATATTTGTTTTGGTTTAATGTACAAATTTACTCTTCGCTTTCCAAGCTTAGGTTGTTGTGGTTGTGGATTTGTTTTCTAAAGTCTTCGTCTGTTAAATAAAGGTGAACTGCTCGTTCACTTAATTTTTGAAACGAAAATTTACGTTTAATACACTCTACTTTAAATTGTTCAAACAGGTCTTTGTCTAGTTTGACGCTTGTTAACTGTTGGTTTTTTTCACTCATATGTTTTTAAATTAATATTATCGTATATACATATGGTAGTATATTAGTAGGTCGCAGAGCATAAATGAGTTTTGTAAAAAGGACACCACTTGCAATTATCATTTACTTTTGGTTGGTGTTCAACTTGTTTAAAGCCGTTTCGATCAAACGCCTGTTCTATAAATTCTTCAATTGATTTCGTTACTTTATTTAATTTTACTTTACCCGAAGCCGGTTTGTACCATTGTACACGTTTGATTGTAAATTGTTCGCTTTCAAATATTTTACGTTTTACAATCATAAATTCTACCTCTACATTTTCTATTGGTACGTTGTATAGTTCCGAATAGTATTTTTTGTATAGGATAAGTTGAAATTGCTTTTGTTCGTTTGATTTTTCTTTTTTACTCCAACCTTGTCTGCTTGTTTTAATGTCTATGATTTTGAATGTGTTGGTTGGTTCGTGGTATAAAACAACATCTAAAAACCCTTGAAACATTATGTTTTGTAGTTTTGGATTTGGAGTCAATATAAGAGGTACTTCACATCCAACTAAATGCCATCCTCGTTTGCTAAAGTGTTTACCTCTTTCTTTTGCTATTTCTCTTATGATTTCTACTCCATCGTCATAGAATTCTCTGAGTTCGTCTGGGGTAACAAAGTGTTGGTTGTTGTTTGCTTGGTATTGTTTTTTGTATTCTTCACGGAGTTTTTCTTCGAGCATTTCAGCTGTGTTAATGCGGTCTGCTTCTGCTCCGCTTTGTTCATACATTACTGTAAGATAATGTTGGAGTACTTCGTGTAGTGCAGTCCCAAAAACAGTATGAATTGAAGAAGTAAATTGTTTGTGACCTTCTCTATATTGTAGTGACCATTTTTTAGGGCACTCATTAAACATGGACATTTGAGAATATGAAATAGACTTTTGAGTTGCGTAGTCTATTTGTGGTAAAACCTTAGTTTTTATTTCCTTTAATATGGAAGGTAACTTTTTTTTCATTACCTAAAGATAAAAAAAAGCTTGCGGTTAGGCAAGCTCTTCTGTAAAAGTATTTTTATTTAATAATCCCAGCTCGTATTTGGAGCATTTTAATTTCTTCAATGTCTTCAGGGGAACCAACAATCATGTTGTAGTCTTTCATTGTTAACGTTTTTCCTGAAAGTGCTAAACCGATTGCATTTTCTGATACGTTGTGTAAGTCCATGTCGGTTTGAGCATCTTCTCTAGCGTATTCGAGTAAACGAATAAATAGAGGAACGTCTAATGTGATTGTGTCTCTTTGGTTCATGAAATATATTAATTAAATTCGCTTAATTCTTCTTCATCAAACCAATAAGTTTCTCCATCATCACCTTTAATTTTATACCAGGTTAATTCTTCTTTTGGAGTCATAGATTCCCAATCCATTCCAAGATTAGCATCAATCTCATCAGCATATGAAGCATAGTCAGTAACTAATTCAATTGTACCAGTACCTTCAGGATGTTCAACTTCATTACCTACGGCCATTACGTTTTCATTAACGCTTTCTTCCTCGTTTAAAGGGTATTTTTGACTTAAAAAGTATTCAAAAGCATCTTCGTAATCTGTTTTAGCGCGAGGTGGGATTTGGTTGATAGCTCCAATTCCTACAATTCCTCCTGCAACGTAGTGTTCGTTTAATGAGTCTTTTTTAGATTCTTCTAATTTTGCTTTATATTCGCTTTCTGTAATTACCCCAGCTAGCATTTGCATACGTAATGTTTCTTTATCCATTTTGGTATTTTATTATAAATATTATAGTCCTTTGGTCTCTACGATTTTTTTCAATTTTTCCAAATATAAAATCGCATCCATGTGTTCTTGTTTAGCGTGTTCAATCCACTCTAAAACGCTTAAATCTTCACGGTCTAAATCAACTCCATATTTTGTTTTACCAAATGTGGCTCTTGAAACAAACTGGTCAATAACTGAATCAACAATTGAATCTGTAACCTTAATTTCTCTATTCATTTTTTTAATAGTTTTTCTACTTCTTTATCTTCAACACCCATTTTGTATAGAACATTTCTTACTCCATGTTCACGTAAAATGTCAATATATTCTTCAGCTTCGCCTAAACTGCATTCAAAATGTTTTGCTACGTACTCTACCAAAGTAACAGGCTGTCTCTTTGTTCTTGACTTAACGTACTTCAAGAACGTTTTAGTTTTTGGGATCATCTCTCTATAAATTAAATATGTTTGTTGTTTGTTCTCGTATGGTAGAGTTTGAACAAAATTAGCTAGTTCAACATAATTTATATTCATTGATAAATACCGGTGAACCATATAAGAATTCCATTTTTCCCATGATTCTTCCGAAATACCTTTAATTGGGGTTTTGTAGAGGGTTATTTCATTAAGCCATTCAAAAATATTCTTTATTTCCTTTTTGCCGGTTTTCATTTATAGAGAGTGGTTTTGTATTTTTATAGTTGAAGCATTTTTTAATTTCTTGTTCTTTTGTCAAATCAAACAATGAAATTGGTTTAATATGATCTATTTCCCAATATGTTCCATAGTTTTCCCAATTCATGTTTTGGTCAAATTGTTGCTCTAAATATATAATATATTTTTTAATAGGGCAACCTAAAAGTTCTTTACTTGAATTACTTTTATTTTTTAAAGCTAAGTATATTCTACTTCGGATATTTTCTTTTAATCTGTGTTGGATGTTACTTTGTCTTTGTTTTTGGGACCACTGACGTTTATATTCTTTGTTTTTTGTATTGGATTCTTTTATTTTGTCTCTGTTATTTTCCCTCCATTTAGCCCAATATCCAGTTTCTTTAACATATTGTTTTGTTCTATTTAACTGTTCTTGTTTATGGGTGGGATCGTCATGGTACCTTTTTTTGTTGCGTTCACGATTCTTTTCTCGATTACAAACTTTACAGGTACCATGATTCGATCTAAAATATTCGTCTAATGGTTTTTCTGTTTTACACACATTACATATTTTCATATCACTTCGTTTATTATACATATTAGAAGGATACAAATCTATGTATGTTTTTTAGGCATCTAAAGTAATATCTTTGTATTCGTCACGAAGTTCTGGTGGGAGTGAATCAGGTAAGATTTTTTTACTTTCCATATCATAAAATACTGGGATTGGGATGAGTGAATCTTCTTCAGCTCCGATTAAAAATTTAGAAATTTTACGGACAATGATTGCTTGTCCAAATAGATGACCTCCATCAAAGCCAGTTACAGCTGTTGTGTTTTTAAAGTCGATGTTCAACCTTGGTTGTTCTTGCATTTTATTTGTTTTTATTGGTTACTTTTTCTTTTCTATATTCTATAAAGTCATGGATAAACCCTGCTGCTACAATTATATTCATTCCAAATGACATTAGTATTTCATGTAAATCAGCATAAATAGATGTCATCAGGTGGATATGTCCAACTGTCCAAAAAGGTACGGACAAATTACTTGATACCCACGAAAGAGTGTATTTTAGGAAATGTTTCATATAACTTCTATAATCTTTGCAATTGCAGACATTACGTTAATTTCTTTGTCAATTCGAAAATTTGCTTGATAGAGGTGCTCGTTCAATATAATTGCAACAGAACCTTCTTTACCTGGGGCATATTTTGAACTATATTCGAATAGTGAGCGGTATAGTTCTTCAAAGTCTTTAACGTTTGAATCTGCTATGGTTTGTCTAATGGTTGTCCAATTTTTCTTACCTGCTAATTCTTTCAATACCTCTTTGATATAGTTGTTTGAGGTCAAAACTGTTTCATCAAGTACAACACTATCGTCTTTTACAGACATCTGTAAAACGTTTAACATTTTACGCATGTCAGGATAGTATTTTACTATCAGTGATTTTAAATCTTCAGGTGTATAGGATATGTTTAATTGATCAGCTAAAATCCAAGTTAAATGGTTGTACACATCCATTTTTGTTGGGGGTACAATTTTAAGTACCTGGCAACGTGATTGGAGAGGATCAATAATTCGCTCTATAAAGTTACAGGTTAAGATAAAACGTGTTGAACGTGAAAATGTTTCAATTACGTTTCGTAAAGCGGCTTGTCCTTGAATAGTGATGAAGTCTGCTTCATCTAGGATTACTACTTTAATTCCTTTCCAAGATGCAGCACTAGCAAATCCCTTTACTTTTTCTCGAATTGTGTCAATTCCATTTTCATCACTTGCGTTGATGTAAAGATAATCACAGTCTAGGTTTTTGACTATAATTTTAGCTAGGGTAGTTTTACCTGTACCTGCAGGCCCATAGAAGATGAAGTTTTGAATATCACCTTGGTCTAGGTACTTTTGGATTGTGTCTTTTACATTTTCGTTTCCTACATAGTATTGTAGTTCAGTAGGACGAAAACGCTCTACGTACAATGTGTTTTCTTTCATAACCGTATTATACAAAAAAAGCTTGCACTAGGCAAGCTCTGTTTTTGATCTATAATAAGCTTTTTGTAAAGTTTCTCCTGGTCCTCTATCTCTATATTTTCCACCTACATCACCAACTGCAACTCTATACATTGGATCGTTTACTAACTCGTCCATTGTTGCTTTTACTTTAGCTAAATAGTTTTTATATTCTTCTGAAATTTTGATTAGTTCTGTTTTTTCTTCTGGGGTGTCAAAGAAACGATATAGGTTTCCTCTATCTTCTGCTTCTAGTCTATCTGCATTTTCTTGGGTGAATAAACCAACTTGGGAAATCATTTCACCTGCTGTATAGTACAAGTCGTTTCCTTCAGCTTCGTTTAGCTTATTTTCAGCTAAATACTTTTTTAAATCAAAATTGTCCATCTTATTTAATTATTCCTGCTCGTCTAAGCATTTGGTATTTTTCAAAATCAAATTCTTGTTCTTCTTTCAACGTAGTTTTTCTAACTAAAAGTTTTGCACGTTGATCTTTGTTTTGGAATCCTGTTACTACAAGTTTATACTTTCTTCCCTCAGGCGATTCAAAAGATTCTATTTCGTATTTTACAGTTGGAACTTCTCCAATTTCTTTTTGGAATATGCTTCTTGCTTTTTCAACTTTGTCTCTTGAATCAGCTGTATAGGATAAAGGTGGAATAACTTCTTTTTCAGGTTTTTGAACGGCTACTGGTTCTTCAACATCCTGTTCAACATCGATTAATTCAAAGCTAACTCCTGCATTGTCCATAATTGTTTTCAATACTTTAGACAAGTATGGTTTTGTTTTATATGGGTTTTCTAGAGTTGAAGGAAAAACAATTTTATCACCTTTTACTACATAATGAACACCTTGTTCCAATTTACCACCATATTTTTTTAAGTTGTCTGGTGTTTTCATTGGAAAATAGTTCTTGCCATATGTTCCAACTAAACTTTTTGGAAGTTCTTTACCTGATAGAGTAAATAGATAGTCGTTTAAGCTCCCATCATTTCCTTCTGCTTGCCATCTTTCATAGCCTGATTCTGCTTCTTTTTCAGTAGCAGTCCATGCTTCAGGTACTCTGTTTTTAATATCGATTAGCTTAAATGCTTTTTCATCATCTGAACGAGAATCCCAATCTTTCCAAGCAGCTCCAGCTTTTTGCGCAGGAATTGAAGGTCCGAATGCTTTTATGATAGCTTGCGGATCTCGCATGTTTTGTGCGTAAATACCATAATTTTTGGTATCGTTTAAAGCAGCTAGTGCTTTATCAAGATCAGCGGGTTCTACAGCAAGGTCGTAACGAACCTTTACTTGTTGCATACCATCTTCTTCTCCTTCTACTTCGCGTAAAATGTCTGTTAGTTTCATAATTATAAATATCTAAAAAAGAGGACCCATTACATTGGGTCCCCATATAAATTGTATCGTTTTGTAGGTTCGGGTTGAATTTCTTTTTCTTCGCTCCGAATAGCATACAATTTACTGTCTAAAGGAGCTAAACGAAACTCTACTTTTTCTTGGTTTGCTTCAAACCATGCTTCTAAAGCATCAGTAAGTGACTTGTGAATCACCTTGTTTCTATCGTTCACGAGCACCCAGGAATCTCCTGGGGGTACTCGTGTTGCGATAAGCTCGTTGTATTCTACTTTTTCTACTTTCATATTACATCATTCCCATCATTGACGGATCAAAACCACCGTCTGATTTTTTGTCTTCTGGTTTGTCTACTACTGTACATTCTGTTAATAGGATTGTACCTGCAATTGAAGAGGCGTTCAATAAAGCGTTTTTGGTAACTTTATGTGGATCTATAATACCTTCTTCTTTCATGTTAACGATAGTTTCTGTTTTAAGGTTGAAACCACTCCATACATCATCAGAATGTCCAATTTCCATGTTAATTGGGTACATATCACTTTCAGCATATCCTGCGTTTTTCAAGATAACCTCAAATGGTTTACCACATGCTCTATAAACTAACTTTTTACCGTAGTTAAAGTCTTCTGAATCGTCTTTTGTAAAGGTAATACCTTCACGAGCATATAATAGAGCTGAACCTCCACCTGGTACGATGCCATCTTCTAAAGCACATTGTGTAGCGTGTAAAGCATCGTCAACGCGGTCTTTTTTCTCTTTCATTTCGGTTTCTGTACTTCCACCTACATGAACTAAAGCTACTCCACCTACAAATTTGGATAAACGTTCTTGCAATTTTTCCATTTCAAATGGTGTTTTTGCTGTTTCAATTTGAGCTGTAAGTGACTCTACTCGTTCTGTAATTTCAGCTTCAGCACCGTCTCCATCAATAATTGTGGTTTTTTCTTTGTTTACTGTAACTGTTTTAGCTTTACCTAACCATTCCCAATTGAATTTGTCAAGTTTCATTCCTTTTTCCTTGTCAAATACTTTACCACCTGTTAAGATAGCAATGTCTTCAAGGATCAATTTTCTACGCTCACCAAAATCAGGTGCTTTAACAGCACACACTTTAAGTGTACCTCGCATTTTGTTTACAAGCAATGTTGCTAAAGCTTCTCCATCAATATCTTCTGCGATGATCAACAATGCTTTTCCTTTTTGTGATACACCATCCAAAATTGGAAGCAATTCTTTTACTTGTGTAAAACGGTGGTCTGCAATCAAGATGTAAACATCTTTTAAAGTTGTTGACATTGTGTTGTTGTCGGTAACAAAATATGGAGATTTGTAACCACGGTCAAATTGAATACCTTCTACAACTTCAAGATATGTTTCGTCTGTTCTTGACTCTTCAATATAAACTACACCTTCACGTCCTACTTTTTCCATAGCGCGTGAAATTAATTTTCCAATTTCTGGATCATTGTTTGCTGAAATGGTAGCAATTTGCTCTAACTGTTCTTCAGATGAAATTTTCTCTGAATTGTCTTTAAGTGTTTTAAGTACTTGTTTTACTCCAGCATCAATTCCACGTTTGATTTCAACTGCATTTGCTCCTTCGTTAAGTTTGGAAATACCACCTTTAACTAGTTCACGTGCTAATAAAGTTGAGGTAGTTGTACCATCACCAGCATGGTCTGCTGTTTTAATAGCTGCTTGTTTTACCATTTGTGCTCCCAAATCTTCAATTGGGTCTTCTAAAGATGCAATTTGTTTTGCAACGCTTACACCATCTTTGGTTGAAACAACCATACCGTTTTCAGTGTACACAACGTTTCTACCATTAGGTCCTAGTGTTGCTACAACTGCATCTGCTAAGGTGTCAATACCTTTTACCAGTTTTTTACGTGCTTCTGGTCCGAATTCAATTATCTTACTCATTGTCTGTTATTTTTGCTAAAATTTGTCTTTCATTTCCAATATAATACTCGTCCCCTTCAAATTGCAATTTTGAAAACCCCATTGTAGGTAGAACAACTAGATCTCCTACTTTAATATTTGTTGGAACAAATCCAATTCCTGCTATTTCTACTCCAGGGCCAACTGCAACTACAGTTCCTTGTTCGTTTCTGTCTTTACCCGCATCTGGGATAAAAATACCACCATACATGGTTTCATCGTTTTCAAGCGGTTTTACAATTACCGCATCAAATAATGCTTCTAATTTTCTCATATTTCTAATTTGTTTAACATTGATTCCATTCCTTCTTTTACTTTACTCCAGGTGGTGATATACCCTTGAATGGTTTCATATTCACCTTCATTTTGATAAAACTTTTCTTTTGCAATGCGGTTTACAGCATTTCCAAAGCTACTGTAGTATCCTACAACTTTTTCAACTTCTTTACCGGATGCTTTTTTACCACCAAATCCTCTTGTAGCAATAGATCTTTCTATAACTGTAAAGTTTGTAGCATCTTTTACAATGTAGAAAGGTTCCATTGCTGGATCTTTAATTGTGCATAAGTTTGATTGTGTGTCATTTTCGTCCCTAGCAGGACGGCCTCGTCGTTTGGTTTCTTTCATAACTAAATTTAAATTTATAACTGTAATATACTAAAACTATTTTGAATTACCTAATTCTATTATACATACTAAAAGGCACTTTCTTCTTTACGTACCATATAATACTCGCATGTTGTATCTTCTGACTTGAACTCCAGTTTCATTAAACCCTGATAGCTCAAATAGATGTTTCCACTTTCTAGGTCTTTGTTTTCTTTTAAAATGTTTCTAAACATGTCTGAGTTGAATGGTATTTCAACTTTTTCTTGTTTGATTGTACCGTACATTTGATAGGTAATTTTGTTGTTGTGGCCTTGCTCGTCTCCAAATGTAAATAAACACATATCGTCTCCATTCATGTCAACATCAATTGAAAGTGTCATTGAGCCGATACCTGTTAAAGCGTTTTTTGCTTTAACTAAATTGTCAACAAATTCTTTTTCTAGAGGCAAAACTGCATCCCATTCTGGTTCTGTTACAGAACCTACTTTTCCAATTAAAAGTGGATCAGCAAGTGCATATGTTAAGTTAAAAGCATTGTCTGCAAAATGCATTTTAGTGTAAACGTTTTTACCCTTTTCTAAACTAAACATTAGATCACCTTGGGTGATGCTTAGTAAGTTTAGTAATTTTTTAGTGTCAAAGATAGCTAATTCACTGTCTTCAACATCAAAATTTGTGTGGATAATTTTACCTATGACTTCTTTGTTTACAGACATAAAGTCAATGGTAAGTGTTTTGTCTTTGATTTTCCACTTAACGGATTCGTTTTCGCCTAAGTAGTATTTGTTTATAACCGATTGTAGAACTAATTTATTTACCATGCGCTAAAGATAAGAAAAAGCCTGCCAATAGGCAAGCTTTTCTATAAAGATATTTTAATTTTATTTTAGTAAGCTGAAGATGCTTTTTTAGCCATTTTTATAAATTCTGCATCTTTTCTTAAATCAGCAACTGTAAGTTTTACTAATTCTTTCATTTCAGCTTTATCAACTTCTTTAGGGTCTAATCCTGCTTCTTTCATTTTCTTAATAACTATTTGTTCAGCTTCATTTTCAACGTAACTTCTTAAATTGGCATTTGCTTCCCATTTAAAGTACCCAACTAAAGCTCCAACAATACCTCCAACAAGTGCAACAGCCCCAGCTATTACTTCTGGTCCTTCTGCTACTCCTGTAAGATAATCTTCATTGATTTTAGCTTCATCTACTAAATCCATAGATTTTTTAACTTCATCAGGTTTTACTTTAAAGTCTGAGGATAATTCAGATGCAATTTGATCAAAATCTACCTTTTCACCTTCTGCTTCTTCCATTTTTTCTTTATATTGACCTTCCGTAATAACTCCAGCCAATAATTGCATGCGTAATAATTCTTTTGCCATTGTTTGTTAATTTTTTTCTAGTTATACATATTATACAAATAAGGAAAAATGATAGGGATATCAAATCTTTTATGAAAAACTAAAAAATTTCGCTTTAAACGGATTTAAGTTTAAAGACCATCCAATATCATTGTAAACACCTTCCAATTTGTTTCTGATTACACTATCAAATAAGCCATCGCGATCAATGTACTTGTTGATCAATTCTGTAATTTCACTTGGGTCGTTGTAACCGTTGTAACCTATTACCTCAATTTGGTATGGGTTTGGTTTTAAATAAGCTATATACATTTTATCCCCAATTGTAAATTCAGGATGCTTTACATTAAGTTTCTTGTAACGTAAAAAGTCATTGTATATTATAGCTGCTTTAGTGTTGATTGGACATTTCAATTTCAATTTAGAGAATAATTCACCAGCCATAGGTCTACGTTCAATATATTCACCCATTTTCTTCAATCCAGTTGGTTTAAGCAACTTTATCCACTCTACCGTTTGCATTGAATTTTTAAAGTCCATTACAAACTTATCTATGTCTTCTTTTGGTTTGCTGAATAGAATGGATTTGATAAGTTCTTCTCCAAAATTTCTAAAGTATGGAGGGAAGTTCGATTTCATAATGTCTAATCCCTTCATCTCTAGTTCCTCAATTGGTACACCTTCTTTGTTTACAATGTAAATAGCGTAACGGCGTTTACCAGCCCAATATGCTTTTTCAGCGATTACCTCCTGCTTTAACACGAAGTGGTGTTTACCAGTCATATTGAATAGATCTTGCGTAATATTGTTTAGATTTGCGTTTGCTACATCTTGAAGTTCCTCTGTTAAAACTAGTAATCGTTTAATTTTTTCTTCACGATCTTCGTAGTTTAAATCAGGGTTACGCTTTTTAAGCAAATCCGTTAATTCCATGTAAAGTGAATCGGTATCCGAAGCAATCACAAATGGTTTTAAATCAATTTCAAGTTGATCAGAAATATATTGGTTTACAAAGTTAATCGATTCTTTTGTAAGGCGTTGACCACTGTTTGTAATACCTGCAGAGCACATTTTAAATCCATCAGTAAAACGCCATGAATTAATTGCATATGTACCATATAAAGCGTTTTGTAAGATTTTAAACGCCATTTGATACAAATCATATAGTTTATAATTTGCCCAATCTTCCGCTTTACCTGCTTTTTTCTTAAGTGCTCGATAATGCTCTCGCTGATCGAACCAATCTTCAAGTACCTCACAAGCAATACTTTTTTTATCGGTTGTAAAAAACGCTCCACTAGCTGAAATAGTCCATTGATTATCTTCAATAAGATTAATTAAGTATCCTATTGCTATATTGGCATCTTTAAGTTGATAGGAGTATCGGTTTAGTTTTTGAATGCGTATTTTTTCTTCAGGATCACGTTTTTTAAGTTGCTCAAGTGAATTGTACTGTTCGTAATTATCTTTTGTAACAATTCTACCTACTAATGTTTCAACACCTAAATTAAGGGATTTTATAATCGAAGGATACAGTGAAGTAAAGTCTAAGTCGGATACATCCGAATACAACCCTGGGATAGGGTCAAGTAAATATCCACCTGCGTAACTGTCTTTTTTCTTAACCGTTTTAGGGTTACGGGAAATATATTTTCCAGACATTGTTTTAATGATAATCTGTTTATCTTCAAAGCTATACACCGTACCTTCAATTGTAGGAGTACCTCTTTGATGTACTACATGATCGCCTAACTCTAAATCTCTAATCGTGGGATTTGTAGTTGTTGGTTTATTTGGTGCGATAATACCTTTACGTTTTAAATACGTTAAAATAGCACCTTCATTCAATATAGTATTGTAGTAGATTGATTCATATGGTGTATGACATAGGTGAGAAATCAAAACTGTCAATTCAATAAACTTTAATTTTTCCTCTAACGCTTCTATAATTTCAACGTCTCGAATGTTATAGTCTATAAATTTGTTTGGATCTTCTCTAAACAATGTGTCAAGATTACCATTGTATTCTATCTTACCTAGTTTAGCATACTTTGTTCCAATATCACCTAACTTGTAAGATGGTTCTTCCTTCATAATGTACTTGCGAAGCAAGTGCATAAAATCAAGACAGTTAACTAAGCCAATTCGAATTGGGGAATTTGGTTGGGATGGTACTTCTTCAACTTTACCTATAGGGGATAAACGGTTTACTTCATCTCCTAAACGTTTTTTAATTCTATAGTATAAGTACGGGATATCAAAGAAATCACTGTTGTAACCTACTACAATTGTAGGGTCCATCTGTTCCCATTTCAATAAAAACTTGCGTAACAATGTATTTTCATCAGGACAAGGTATAATTACTTTACCATCTGAATTTAGCTCTTCTATTTTATTGTCTTTATCTAGGATAAAACATATTTTTTCCTTGGTAGAAGTGTCAATTAAGGCAATTGCTGTAACTTCAGCATTTGCTTCTTTAATTGTTTGTGGAGTAAGTGCACCTAAAATTTCAATCTCAATATCTAAATAAACGGTATTGTGATAAGAGGGCATTTCATCTGTTTCGAAATACAAATCCCTCAACAGTACAAGTTCACGATCAATATCTTTTTCTAAAATAGTAGGATCTTTTCTATCGTACTTGCCTTGAAGAGGAGAACATCTATCACCAAATAGTGTTTCGAATTCCCCCTCTTCATCAAGTTTATAGACAGTGGGCCAATACTGGAATTTGTGTATTCCTTTTTTGTCATCCCTGAGATAGTAACTCCATTGATCTTCCCCAGGTAATCTGTTATAGAAAACCGCTTGATACATAACTTTTATTAAAAAACTAAATTATTATTTTTTAGACTTTGTCTTTTTAGTTGTAATTTCTCCTGTTACATCTTCAACAGTAACTTCTTCTGCTATGTCTTCAATTGTAAACTCTTCAATTACATCTTCAATAGTAACTTCCTCCGCTACTACTTCTTCAACTACAGGAGCAGGCATTGATAAAATTTCTTCTTGAGATGATTTAGTATTTAAAGAATGTTCTAATTCATTTACTAGTTGAATTAAATCATAAAACCTAACATTGGGTTGAGAACAATGTATAGTGTGTTTTAAATCAAAAATAATTTGTTGTGGGTTTCTCATGTTTTATTATTTAAAAAATTGTGTTAAATCAGGTCTAAAATAGTTAATGTTTTTCATTACTTTGCGATCACGTGTTCTATAGACGATAAAATATTTACCAACCTTTTCATAGTGACACGGTTCCTTTTGCTCTTCGGAGCGAACTCTAACGGTTTCTTGTGCCTCTTCTTCACTAAAGCAAGCTTTGCTAAGATTTGACGCTTGTACTTCTTGATATGCGGGCCATAATTTATCCTTAAGACCATGCAACATAGTTCCGTTTCCAAGGGAAACGTAGGCAATGTCACATAGAGCATCAAGAACTTCAACAATGTCTCCTTGTTCACATGCATGTTTATATTCTTCTAGTTCTTCCAAAATAAAGTTATAGACAAACATCCATTCCTTCTCAGCGGGAATGACCGGGGTATAATTATTGGGCTTTCCCATAATTGCATTAAACTCTTCAACTTCATCGACAAAAGGTAAAAAATCTTTCCCTATTTCGGGGTAACTTAGGTTTTGAGCAATTACACTCATTCCCTCTACTACTTCAGGATCATTTTTAACTACTTCTCCTTTAATAACAATATCTCCATTTTCACGGAACTCTACTAAAGGTTTTTCATTATCAAAAAAACAAATAGTATTGTCTGGGATATTGAATTTTTCTTGAATTTCTTTTCTATCCATGATTTTCTTTTATGTTTTGAATTTCTTTATTTAACTTATTCCATTCTTGAATTACATCATCTCCAAGTTCAATTTTAGACATTATTGAAAGATCGATTACTTGGCCTTTAAGAAGATCAATTAATTCTTCTTGTTTTTGTTCTAACTCTGTCATATTAAAATGGAGTTGAAGGGTCAATTAATTTCAATGCTTGAAGGGTTTCAAGTTTATCTTCAGCTTCAGCTAATTGGGCTACAAATTTGTCCATTTCTTCAAGGTGTTGTGGGTGTTCTCCAATACCAACTGAACTTGTAAAATAGATTGCTAGTGTTGCTTTTGCTTCAGCAATTTGGGCTAGATATTTTGACTCTAAAGCCTCATAGAGTAATTGTGTTTTGTCCATAACTTTTAAATTTGGTGTCCACCATTATTAATTTTAATACTATCGAAAAATTCCTTACGTGCTTGGTTATCGTTTTCAATAAACACACCTGATGCTTTGGTAGTAACCATAGAAGCACCTTGATGTTTTACTCCTCTACAAGATACGCAATTGTGAGTTGCTACTACTGTAACGATAATACCTCTATTTCCTTCACATACTTTGTTTACTGCATTGTGGACTGCTGAGGTTAACTGTTCTTGAATTGCTCCTCTACGGCCAAATAATTCTACAATGCGGTTTAGTTTAGATAAACCAATTACTCGTCCACCTTCTCCAACTACATAGCCAATATGAACTACTCCTCCAATTGTTTGGTGGTGGTGTGAACACATTGAAGTAACTGGGATATTTCGCTCAATTACAATGCCATCGTATCCGTCTGATGGAAATGAAGTAATATCTGACATTGCAGTATATCTACCTGCCCATAAGTCAAATACATAAGCTTTAGCTACTCGACGAGGTGTTTCTGATGAATTTGGGTCGTTTCGCCAATCACATCCTAAAGCATCTAGGAATTGGCCGTAAGCAGCTTCTGCTTTATCAACCATATCCCATTTTTCTTTCTCAGTAAGGGGAAAACCAGGTGCAACTCCATTTGCAAAACCTACTTGTACACATTCTAGTTCTGTGTGTTTTTTTCTACGTGTGTTTTCTGACATATAACTTAATTATTTTATATAAATGTAATAAGGCCCCTTTAAGGGGCCAAATTATTTTTTAAAAATGTTGGATTTTTTTATGCTAATGATCCTGATTTCCAAGCACCATCTAAATAAACATAAAAGAAATAGTTACTACCATCAACTCCAAATACCATTTCACCTTTTTTACCAGTATATGCTGGTGGGCCATCTAATACTTTAGGTAAAGCAAGCCCTCCAGATACTTCAAGAGATCCTGAAATTTTTCCATCACCTTTAATATCTACTGAACCTGTAATTTCTGTAGGTCCTGTTACTGTAACTGAACCTGTTGTAGAGGTTGAACCTGTAATTGAAACTGATCCTGTAAATGTTGTGTCTCCGTATAATACGTTTCCATCACAACAGAAAGTTGCAGTTTGAGTTGGAGTAGCTGAACCAGATCCCATTAAAATATCTGCACCATCAGGTTGCAAATCTGGGGTTTGGTTTCCAATATGAATTACAGGCATTGGGCTATATGCTGTAAGTGTTGGGGTTGAATACTCAATAATAGTAAGTGTTTGAGTCCATGTTGAACTTATATAGTTTACTGTTTGAGTAGTTCCTGTTATTGTATTGTATAATTGAAGTGTTCCTCCATTTGCAGCAGCAGATGCTGAAATGGCTGTTCTAACATCTCCATAAGAAGGATCTAACCAAGTGTAGTTAAGGAATACACTAGCAGATGGTTTTGAAAATCTAACTGACCCTTCATATCCATACCATGATGTTGCTTCATCTCCAGGACAATACATTTCAATACATCCTGTTACAATCAGCCCATCATGTAAATTTGTAGGACCATATACATCTAATCCACCTGAAATTGTTACATCACTGTATAATGTAATTCCATCACAACAGAAAGAAGCAACTGGTGTTAAAGATCCGGTTCCAATTGGGTAGATTGGGGTAGCACCTGGGATAGGTGTTGGGAATCCTATTTGAACTAATGTTCCTGTAGCAATTTCAGGACCAGAAGCTGAAATGTATGTAACTACACCATCAAAATCTGTTCCTGAGTATCCATAAGGGGCATATACTCCAGTAGCAGGATCATAAATGTAGCATACGTTGTTTGAAGAGGCAGCTGCAGCAGCAATTCCTGCTGTTAAATCTCCATATGTACTAAAGTTAATAGAAACATATTCAAATCCAGCTGGGGATGGAGTTGTACGACCATCAATTGCCCAGAAAATAGGGTTACCTTCGTCGTTATAGCAATTAATATCTAAACATCCACTAATAGTTACATCACCTGTAAAATCAGTATCACCTAATACTCCAAATGAACCTGTAACTGTTGTATCTCCTTCAACTTCTACAGTCCAATCAGATCCTTCTGAACCTGTAACTGTTATTGAACTGGTGATACTCCAATATGAAGCGGAAGTTGATCCTGTGGTTGATTGTTGGTTTAAGCTTCCTGAACCAATAAGTAAAGATCCAGATTTTAAAATTAAATTTCCTTCGTTGATTAAAACATCTCCTTTATCAGTATCTAAAGATCCTGTAAGAGTAATAGAACCACTAAATGTGGTGTTAGAATCATTAAATTCTATTTCTTTTCCGGCAGGTGTAATGATAGTTACATTTCCTGTTAATCTAATATTATCACCTAAAGTAGGTTCAATATTATTAACTTTTAAAGTGCTCATTTTATTTTTCTTATAAATATAAAAAAAGGGTAGAAAATAATATTCTATACCCCTCTTTTAGTGTCAAATGCAATAATGTGGTCTCGTCCTGTCATATTGTACCCTTTTTCAGCACACATATCAAATACAAGTGGATACATTTTAATTAACTCTTCTCTTGTATCACCAGCAGGCATAATAAAGGTTTTATGTTTTGGAATATCTAATGCAACTCTAAACGCTTCAATTTCAGCTAAATTTTCTTCAGTACCATCCCAAACTGGTTTGTAGTGGTAATCGGAATGATGAGTAATCATTTGTTTGATTGTATCTAATTTTAAGCGAAATTTATTGTGTTGATCAATCATTTTTTGATCCACAATCGCTCCTTGAGGCGTAACAGCACCAAGTACGGGTATAGAATTACCAAATTTAGGACTGAGCGATATAAGAGATATAGGATAGTCAGTAGGAAGGAAATGAGAACCTTCGGTTTCAATAGTAATAATAATACCTCTTTCATATGCAAAATATGTTAATTCATTAACTAATTTAGGGTGCATTGTAGGTGAACCACCTGTTAACATCATTTCTTTAATATGAGGGTTTTCGTCATATATTTTGATAATGTCGTTAAATGTAAATGTTCCTTTTTCTGGGTGGATTGAGGTGTACCAACTGTCACACCAACCACCTTCACCAAAGAAACATCTATGAGTACAACCTGTTGTTCTAATTGCTATTGTAGGGCGTCCAAAACGAGATCCCTCGCTTTGAACACATCTATATAGTTCTACTATTGGTAAAACTTTGTTATAATCTTCTATTCTTCCTAATTTTGATTCCATAAATCTTTTACTTGCGATTCAGATAAAACTCCAGATTGTTTTTGAGCAACTTGCCCGTCTTTTAAAAATACAAGCGTAGGTACACTTTTTATACCATAAGCTGAGGTCATGCCAGGATCTGCATCCACATCAATAAATGCAACTGGGATTGTTTGCCCTACACGTTCCATAATCGGTTTAAAATTTTTACATGGTTGGCACCATGTTGCGCTGAAATAAAGTATTTCTTTCATTTTGTTATTGTGTATATAAATTTAATATTACCAAAAGTGGTGGTTGTTGTATAATAACTATTCTCCATAACTTGCTGAGTTTCTTTCATGTTCATAAACTTCAATTTTAGTGGCTTTAACTCTGCCGTTTGTTTCTACTGCTAGAAAATCATTTATTGTATGATATAAATATTCTGCAAATCGTTCACATCCTGTAGCAGGTAAAATTCGTAATTGTATAATACCTTCCGCATTCATTTGTTTAAATAAAGTTAAATGAGGATCATCTTCAGCTATGATTGTAGTGTGGTCTAAAAGGTATGCAAAATAGTCTTTTGGAGACATACCTTCGATTTGTGTTTTTGCACGTTTCATACCACCAAAATCCCAAACCCAATTTCTTTCATCTAGTTCGCCTTCGAACCATACTCTAAATGAAACTGCATAACCATGTAAAAATTTACAATGTGTTCCATCTGCTTTCCATTGACGGAAACATGTTGAGTAACCGTCAAATAATTTTGTTGAATTAAATTTTGCCATTTTCATTTGTTTTTGGTTTACGTCCTCGTTTTTTAATTTCTGTATCAATATCAGAAAGATAAATTGTAATGTATTCAGGAGTGATTTGGTCTAATCCTACTCCAGTACAAACTTTAATTGTTTTTTTCTTTTCCATAACTTTTTGGTATAATTCCCAGTCTAATATACAACTATCCTTCATGTGTTTCAAGTACTTTTGTTACTTCTTTTACTACATGGTTCCATGTTACAGGACCTTCTTCGTCTGCATATAATACAGGATCTTTTCTTCCTAGTTTAATAAATGCTTCTACACGTTCTACGGAACTTGCTGATTTGTAATCGGAAAACCATTCTTTGACTTCAACAATGTCATCTCCCTCTTCGTAAGCGAATTCATGGTAAATTGGTTTATATGAAGTGTTTGTACGTGAGTATACTTCGTTAAAATCAAGTCCTAATTCACTACATAATTTTTCTCCATCTTGCAAAATAATAAATTTGTCTCCATCAAGATAAGGTGTAAAGTAACCTACTTTTTCAGAACCCCAGTTACCTACTCTAAAGGCATGGTCATCTGCATCTCTAAATTCTTGTCTACAATCAGGATAAATTGCATGGTCACCTGCATGTATTCCAAGTGCAATATCACATTGTTCACCTGTTTTATCTGCAATTGAAAGTGCAACTGCTTGAACAATAGAAGCAAATATTTTGTTTCGGTTAGGAACAACTGTTGCTTTCATATTTTCTTCAGCATAGTGTCCTTCAGGTACTTCATCTCCACCTGTTACTAAAGCTGAGTTGAGTAAGTCTGTTAATCCGTCTAATTTGATGACACGATAAGTGATAGGGGATGCTTCGCCTTTTACTTCTTTAATCATATCACTAAAACCTTCCGGAGTTATACCATGAAATTTCAATAAATCATTTTGAATTTGATCTAAATTTCCTGTTACTTTAATTTTGGTTTCATTAATGTAATCTACCAACGATTTAGCTCGTTCAAGCTCAACTCGATGTTTTTGTCCATAATCAAATGAAATTGCTGTTACTGTGTCGTATTCTTTTAGACAGCGTAACAAAAGTGTGCTGGAATCCATTCCTCCAGACAGGGAAATTACTACATGTTTTTCCATAATTCGTCGTTATTTAATTTTTTAAATTGTTTTTCGGTTAATCCTCTCATTAACATATAAACTTTAAAGTCAATATCCAAGAGCCTCCAATGGTCGTACCATTCAGATTTCCAGACTTCACGAAATTTTTCAAATTCTTGTTTTGTTAATTTATCCATAGTTAAAAAGGTAAGTCGTCGTCATCAATGTTATAGTTAATAGATCCTGGAAGGTCTTCCATATGGATAGAATCTGGTTCTCTAAAATATGCTTCAAGAAAGTCTTTGGGGTACAAATATACTATTCCTGTATATTTTGGGTTTGAAACTTCCCGAGTTTCTAATTTAATTCCTGCTTTACTAGCAGCTATTGCTACTTCTTTACCTAATTCATTGCCTGCGGCATGTCCTAGATAGTCATATAAACTTAAATATTCCATTTTATAATTCATTTATTTTTCTAAACATTTCAACATTGAATTCTACTAGATCTTCGTTTAAGAAGTCAATGCTCATATCTTGGTATTTGTTCATGTTAGCAAGTGGTTTTTGATGCAATCCCATTTTTGTATAGGGCATTTCTCCAATTGCAGCCATGATTGGATTTGAAGTATCTATAGATTCAATACATTCAATATCTTTATACATTCCAAATTCAATAGGTGAAGCGGTTCCAAGCAAATGTACACGATCAAACATGGTTAATGTTTTATTGTTGTATAACTTATGAACAGCCATGTATCGTCCAATTGCTTTACCTAAATCTTTATTTGGATGTGGGCATAATTCATTATAATATGAAGCACCATATGAAAATGCTATTTTTTGGTATCCTAAATTTTTATATGCTTGAACACAGTCTTTAGCTTCCCATATGTGTTTCGCTTGAACTACAGCAACTTTTAATACCCCTTCAGGAAGTTTAATTTGAACCCATTCTTCTGCGTTTTTAATTGATGCTCTTGCATTTTCCCAAACATCAGGTACAATAAATTCATCTGGTTTAATTTCATTTATCCAATATATTAATCGCTTTGTATTGTATGCTTCACCTAGCTCATGGAGTGAATTATCCATTACAATATAGCGACCCATTTCTTTTGATTTGTAGAAGAAATCACGATACTCTTCATTTTCATCCATTAAATGGGGTAAACAATAGTCGTAGTCGTTGAATTCTCTACTTTTTTCTAAGAGGCAAAATGGTACCTCGTGTGATATTTTTATTTTTTTCATATTAATTATAGGCATAAGCGTGTTCATATGTTTCTGTTGCTAAAGCATCTAAATCTGCAAATCGTTTTGCATCATAACCATACCAGCGCATTCCAAGTTTGGTCATTCCGTAATTGTTAATACCTGCTATGACAAATGTTTTTTGTTCATAGTTGTTGATGAACTCTTCCTCAACTTCATATTCTTTCCCTTCAACAAGTTCTCCTCCTTCAGGTTGTTTTCTATCGTTTATACAAACTACTTTTTTCATCTCCAATTTATTTTGTGATTATATACATTTTCTGCGTATCCGTTTACACAAGGTCTTCCTGTGTTGTAGCATCCAAATACAAGTTTCCAGTTTCCATATATGTTATGTAGTTTACGAAGCAGTTTCATTGAAGTTCTAACATTGTATTCAATATCTGTTCGTAAGCGTTCACGTGAAACATTGTCTTTATTGTTTCCATGAGCTGTAGATAACATAATTTGCATCGGTCCTTCTGCGCCTACACAAGACGTTTGTGCTGGGTTGTAGTTCCAATGGAATGGTCCTTTATATCTTGTTTCTGCAAATGCAATTCCGTAAGCATATCGTTTTGGTATGTTAAAACTGTCAGCATATTTTTCAATGTAGTAGTACATTTGCAAACAAGGTGGATCGGTTGATTTAACCGGAGACATGTCTCTCAGTGGTTGTTTTACTTCCTCAGGTGGATCAAACCTAAGGGAAGATACAGCTGCTAGGGAAATAGCAGCTATACCTAAAAACTTTAATTTACTCATTCGAACCAGCGTTTTGGTAAATTCGGTTTGAATACATTTTAAAAACTGCCATACCAATAGAATCTGAATACATTTGGTATTCTCCAGTGGTTCGATCTATTAACATCAATTCATTGCTTTCGTTTACTGCAATTGAAACATTTTTAATTGAATGAATGCTTTGATACGGGTTAACTTCTTCTGCAGGTGGATATGTTTGGGTAAATCTTCCTATTACAAATCCTGCTCCTAGGGCTCCTACTATGATTGCATAGCTAAATACTTTTTTAGTAACTGCGATTACTTGTTCTTTGTTCACAACTGTTTTCATATAACTTATTTTTTTGGGGTTACTTATTTATGCACTTATTTGTTAAAAATTCTTCTATTGTTTTTCCACAAACACATGTTTTTGCATTTGTATCAAATTTACAACCTGGGTTAACTGATTTCTTTTCTTCTAAAAACACATGGATTTCAGATTCAATTCCATAAGCATTTTCTGGGAGGGAAAATATAGGTTGGTTATAAACTGTTACTGTTCCATCCGGATTAAGGGTGTGGGAAATTTTAAGGCAACGAGTTCTTTTAGTTGGTTTTTTACAAAGAAAACCTAAACGCCTTAAAAGTAATTTAAATTGATTTTTTGTTTTTGTCTTAAACGTCATAACTCTTATTTTTATAAGTTTAATATACAAAAAAAGATTTAATGAACCAAATATTTTTAAAAAAGTTGAGCTAAAAAATAACTTAATTTATAACCTGTAAATGCGCCTAAAGTTGTTGGAATCGGAAAAACTATTACCATATTTTAATTTTCCCATCAGGGTTAAGTTTTAAAATCCTATCAGCTATCGCTTTTAATTCACCTTTAGTTGCTCCTCCTTTTGGAGTAGAAACAGTAAAATATGCTGGTCTATCTACATGGTCTCTTAAGTATCTAGAAGATTCTGGGTTTACGATTGCTATATAATATATTTTATCTTGGGTTTCACCAAATCCATTTTCATATGCTTTAGAAGCAATCTGTCTTAAATCTCCTAAAGGATTATTACCTTTCCAAACATGGTAACCTTTTCCAGTAGCACTTATCCCTTCTATTGTTATTGGGTTTCCATTAAGCTCAAAAGAAGATAAAGGTGATGGGGTAGGTTTTTTTGGAGTACTTGGGGGTGGTGGGGGAGGAGGTGTTTTTTTGTTAAAAAGACCAAATATTTCTTTTTGAATTTCTTCTCGGATAATTTTTTTTAAATCAGATTTTTTCATAGTTTATACCTTTATTATAAATATGAATCAATTGGATAACTTAAATGCTTCTATTGTGTGTTTAAAAGGATTACCTTCAATATTTTTAACTAGCTCTAACATTTGTTGTGCTAACTCTCTTACTTCAACTTGTGCATGTTCGCTGTTTCGAAGTTGTTGAAAATGAGCAAAACTCCTCCAGTTAAACATAATATCCATTGTAATCTGGGAGTTGAATGTTTTAAAGAAACGAGCAGATTCTTTAGCACGTTTACGGCCTAAAACAGAAGTTAATTCTTCTAAACACATATGATAAAGTGTATTAGATTCATTTGTAAAATTACGTAATGCTGTATCCCATCGTTCAGGCCAATCTGCAGGTAAATATGTTTTATCTTCTTTTAATTCTTTGTAACGTGCGCTTTCTCCATTAATTGAAACTCCAATTCTATGTTTTAGCAAATGGATGTGAGTTGCTTGATCTACTGTGACTAAAAAGTGCAAACTTGATTTTTCAAATGGGGTGTGGTGTCCTTCACTTGCTAACATGTTTAGCAATTTTGGTACACGTTCTATTTTTTCGTCAGTTAATTCACGTGATGTGCTTGTCCAAGCTGAGCAAGCATGAATTAAATCATCTCCATAATGTCCTAGTAATTCAACTTTATTTTTCATATGGAATATATTTAAAATTACGTGCTATAAATTCAGTTTGTAAATTGCTATTAGTAGGATATGAATTTTGAACACCATTGTTGATAATCACATTCATTGTTTTCCCTTCAAATTGTTTTAACACATTCGGATCTGTTACTTGTCTAACTAATTTGTTATTGTAGTATATTTTAATGTAAGTTGGAGTCCAATCAACTGTATATGTGTTGAATTTTTCTGTTGGTGGTGTAAAACCTACATACCCTGGTTGGGCTCCTAAACTATAGTTGTTTGGGGATTCACCTAAGTGTATATTAGTTTCTACTCTCCAAAACTTTCCAAATAAACTTTTCCAATCCCAGTTAAAATAACTTGATCTACTGTTTGAGTATGCTTCAAATATATCTATTTCAGGTGGCCAAGATTCCCAAGCATACATCCAAAATGCAGGCCATAAATATGGTCCTTTAGGTAGTTTAGCTTCTATGCTAAACATTCCATAACTAAATTTTTCAGTACATGAAATTAACCCAACTCCAATTGGGGAAACTACATCATCAAATTGTTTTGGATTGTATTGTGTTTTTAATACAATTTCACTTTCACTATTTATTTGTATAGCTGTTGGATCATACCAACAAATTGGTTTGTCTGGATGGATTTGACCCCATCTTTCTTGGGTCAGCCATTCATATCCTGACCATTGGATTGTTTGATTGCTCATTTTAATTCTAAAACTATTTTACCAGCATTGCCCCATTCTTCTTTTCCTTGAATGTCATAGTCCTGGATTATGTAAGTAACTATTTCTTTCATTTTTTTACTATGTCCTGTAATAATATAAATCTCTTTTGTACCTTGTATTATATGGCTGCCTACAAACTTGTCTACTATAGTATAGACATGTTCATGTTTTAAACCATGTAAATCCAAAATTTTACTCATATACAACTACCTTTTTAGGACGACCACGTCTTTCAATCGGTCTACCAGAACGTTCAAAATTTTTCAAACAATATACATAAAATTCTTCAGTAGTCCCATCAAAATTTGTAAGACTATTTTCATAGTCGTCAGACGTCATCTCAAATTCACGTAAAAATCCTTTTTTAAGTGCTTCTAAACGGTCAGCTTCGTCCTTGTTAAAATCTTCTATTAAACGTTTTCTACGAGCAAAGTCAACTCCATTTTTTTCAAGCATCGTTTGAATATTTCCGTTGTATTTTTCATATACATCGTTTAATTCAATTTCAGTTAATTTCCATTGCCAAAAATAATGTGAAAATTCATATTCACCGTTTTGAATACGTTGAAGAAATGTAGCACCTTTAGGAAGTGGTTTTGTTTTAGTATCAAAACGTCTCCACCATCTAAATTGATTGTAGTTTAGTGGTTGAAGTTTTTTAATTTCTTTGTAAACTAAATTTTTATCAGACGTTTTATATAACATAACCTATTTTTTAGCTAAATATAAAAAGACTTCTTTAAGAAGCCAAGTTTTTTTAACTAAATAAATAATTTATATATTCTAATGAAGTTTGAAAACTTAAATTATCAATTGTAATAGAAACATCAAAAAATATTATACCGTTGTCTGTTCCAACTTGGTATTGGGTTTCACTTAAAATTTCATATTGAACTTCAGTTTCTTGCCCTTCAATAATGTATGATTGGAATTTATATTCTATATTATTGTATATAAATCCATCTTTTATTTTTGTTATATTATTCATATAAAAATACTTTATATAAGTTTATGTTTCCTATATCTGCAGCATTTTGTGCTTGCATAGTAAATAGCACATAATTGTCTACAGCTCTATTTAAATTAACTGTTTGAACATTTCCAGTAGTATATTCTGAATATGCTGAATTTGAATAGCTTGTTAAAGTTGTTCCATTATAGCTAAAGTTTCTTTCAACATATCCAAGGAATTGGGTAGATGCTCCATTCATTGTAAAGATAGTATTGAATAAACTAGCACCTATTAAGCTATTACTAGTGTTAAAATATATTCTCCCATATAATTGTCCAACATTTCCAGATTGTCTAAACATTCTAAATACAAGTTGGAGAATATTATTTGTTCCAAGAGAATTTGCAGGGATTAAAAGTGAATGACATGTAGTAACATTCGTGCTTGTGGTTTGAGTTCCTGTAATCCCAGAAAAACCTAATAATCTAGGGTTTGAAGCTTGAGCATATGCTGCTGTTGTAGCATATGATGCAGATGTTGCTATTGAAGCTGTTGCTGCGTTAATATTTAAACCATTTATTTGACTAATATTTCCCATATTATTTCTTTTATATTACGTACCAATCGTTAGATGGTCTAAATTTCATAGTCCAATATTCAGGAGATCCTGTATTTTGGTAGTATGCATGTCCTAAAATTCTAACATATTGCCCTGCAGTTGTAGGTACAACAGTTGACATTGTATTTCCTGCACTTTCTCTAACATATATTGGTAACCCAAAATTAATTCCTTGAACAATAGGAGTATCAATATAGGTACCATCATTTACTGTAATTGACCCTTCTAAAATAACTTTAGGTCTAGCACCTGTTTCAGCACATATTCCTAAAAGTTTAGTACAATCTGCAGTTCCTTGAGCAACAGGATACCATTTACCATCTGTTTCTAGATATACTAGATCAAATTGGTTTACAGTTCCATCTAATGTTGCTTCTATAACTTCTCCTTCATAGTTAAACCCTACTACTCCTACATCTGAAAATAGGTCTTGGGTGCCTACTTCAATGAATCTTTTTAAGTATGTGTTTGTTTCTATTTTATAGTTAAGAGCAAATGCATCCCAATTAAAAACTACAGTGTTTGATGAATCTAGTAATGATCTAGTACCCCAATTAAGAGATGTATTACCTAATGAATCGTATAAAAAGCTATTTTGCCAATCAATTGACGGACTAAGATTTTGATAATTTGCAGTTCTAAAAAGAGCATCTATACTTAATAAACCCGATGTATCATATATTCTTCGAGTGGTATCGTTTAATTCAATAGCAGTTGCAGTTGCAGCTAAAAATGAATTATATGTTTGAACACTAAATGAACCTGTTGATTCAAGACTTCCAGAAACAATTGCCGATCCTGTTATTGTTACACCTGATTGCCAGTTAAGTACTTCATTTCCATTTGAATTTTTTAATTGGCGGTTCTGGTAGTCTATTGACTCTTTATTAGAGGAATCTTTAGTCAATCTGTTACCCCAATCTACAGAAACATTTCCACTAGCATCGTTTAAATATCTACTAGCCCATTCTAAAGTTGGAAAACCACCGGTTCCCCATAAAGCTTTGGCTGCCCAATCGATTGAATAAGATTCGTTTGCATCATATAAAATACGACCACCCCAATCTATTGATTGAGAAGTAGATGAATCGTATCCGGTTCTAATACCCCAATTCACTGTAGTTATCCCTAATGGATCAACTAACCATCTAGTATCCCAATAAACACTAGCACCTCCTAAACCGTCAGATAATCTACGAGATTCCCAACTAATACTATTAACAGTAGTACTATCATATAAATCTCTAGCATCAGCATCAAAGCTGCTAGTGCCCATTACATCATATATGGTTCTAGAAAAATCACTAATTGATATAGCAGGAACATATGTTAATCCGTCAAATGTTTGTGTACTAAATGAGCCTGTTACTCCTAATGAACCTGTAATTTCTGCAGAACCTGTATAAGGAAATGCGGGTGTGCTTGGTGCATATGAAGCGGACAATGCATATGATGCACTTGTTGAAGTATCGGAATATGATGCTGTTAAAGCATATGAACTTGATAATGCTTGAGTAGCATATGATGAACTTACAGCATTTAAAACGTATGAAGCGGTTTGAGCCGTTTGAACGTAACTAGCAGTAGTTGCTATACCTTGTAAAGATCCCGTAAATGAATTTGCAGTTATATTACCATTAATATTATATGAACCTGTAGTATTTTTTGTATTTACCCAGGAAACTCCATTATATGCTAATAAGTCTCCATTAAGTGGAGAAGAAATACTAACATCGGATAAATCATCTAAACTAGCTACAGTAGAACCTCCTCCTCCAGTTGTAGTATTTCTAAAAGTACCAGCTTGGATAAATTTAGCATCTGTTGTATTAGATAAATCAGAAGTACCACTTTTTACTATTAAATAAGCACAAAATATTGCTTGGGTTAATGTGTTATTATTTTCTTGAAAATCTTCGTATGGTAAATTAGCTAATGCATTTGAAATAGAATTATACGTAGATCTTCCATAATAAACTCCTAATATATTAGGTTGGTTAGGAAAATAAAATATTCGTTGTATTGAATAAAGTCCTCCTGGAACAGGAGATAAGCCTGTTGGGGTAGTAGGTGTATTATATTGGGTTGGGTCTATTACACTTCCTGTTGTAGTAACGAATGTAGATCCTGAAAGATAATATTTAAATATTAATGGTGAATTATATGCTGCATCAGGTACATAGGATGGTTTATTAGCATTATTTACATAATTTCTACCTAAAGAAAATGCTACACCTGATGATCTATTAACATATAAACTAGAGCCACTAGGAGATATAGTATGGCCTGAAATTTTTATTCCACCAAATGATCTAATGAATTCATATGTTTGTTGTGCAATGCCATAAGAAGTTACTGTAAAAGTTTTATACAGACTTATAGTAGATAAATTAGGGTGAACTAGAGATCCAATTTGAATAAAATTATCAAATTGCCCATTAGTTGGAGCATCAGTTTGTTGAATTAAACTACCTGAATTGTTTATAAGAAGCCACGTTGTGTCATGGGTATTCAAATATGTTGGAGTAACATTAGTATATGAGGGCCATTGAACATAGTTAACTGTAGGATAAGGTTCAATACTAGCCGTAGTAGCATTTAAAGTAACTATTATGCCACTACCACTACTTACATTAAATGTAGTGCCCCCTACACTTCCACTAACAACACCTCCAGTTAAAATTCCTGTATAGATATTACCTTCTAACCAACGCAAACGTATTACATTACTATATCCGTTACTGTTTTGAGAAAAATATAAATCTTGGGTTGAACCCGAAGTAAAAATATAAGAAGCTGATACTGTAGTGTCTGGGACTACATTTACTGGGTTGAGTTTTAAAAATCCATCAAATGTTGGATTTGCATGAAAAAATACAGAAGATGAGGCTAAACCTAAAGGAAGATAAGCTCCAGATATTATTAATCCTCCGTTAATAGTAGTATTTCCATAAAAATTATTAGACCCTGTTGAATTTAAAGATCCAGTTATTTGAACAATTTGGTGTAATGGGTTAACATAAGATGCTGTTAAGGCATATGAAGCACTTGTAGCATGATCAGCATGTGAAGCACTTAAGGCATATGAACTTGATAAAGCTTGAGCAGCATATGAAGCAGTTCCAAGTAAACTTCCTGTTATTCCTCCAGATACATCTAAAGATCCTGTTACTAAAACAGGTCCTGTTTTTATATCTACGGTTCCGTAAAGCGTTTGAACGTCATTTGAAGCGTCTCCAAACTGATTTGAGCCACTTGAATATATTACAGAAGCAGATTCATAGGATACGTTTAAAAACGCAATTGATGCAGTACCATTTACTATTACATCTCCATTTATTGTACCTCCTGTTAAAGGTAAATATGCTGGGGCATATGAAGCTGTTTCAGCATATGAGGAACTTAAAGCTTGTAAAGCATATGAAGACGTTACTCCAAATTCTTTTACAACGTTTCCAGAACCTGAACCATAAAATAAACGTCCATCAGTTACATTAATTGCTAGTTCACCTTGTACAAGTACAGAAGGTGTACTTCCTGAATTTGTGCTATTTCTAGTTATTATTGTGCTCATTATTTATAAATATTAAAAAGTGCCTCCGTCTATAATACCAACAAAGTAGGAGGCAGTCACGGAGTTTGTAACTGAAATACTTCCTGTTACTATTTGGTCTCCAATAAAAATATTTGAACCTGTAGTTGCAAATGAAGCTGAATCTAAATTAATAGGAACTGTGGAGCCTGTTCCGTCATACACAAATTGTCCATCGGTTTGAAGAACCCTTTGATATGTTGTTTCTATATTCTGACCTGTAAAATCAAAAGGTCCTGCCATAACTTATTTTAAATTAATATTTGGATAATACCTTCTATTATTCTGCCTTTTTCACCATCACTGATTTTGTTTGTTTTCAAATAGGAAGCTATAATGTTGTTTAATTTGTCTTTATTTTTTGACATATTACTTACATTAATGTTTTCTTTTACAAGCATTCTTGATATGTTTTGAACATGATCACCTACTTTAATATTTTTAACGGTAACTCCCGTTTTATTTTCAGTAAGTGTGTTTTTGTTTGCTTGTGATTTTACTTCCACGGTTACTTTTTTGGCAGTTTCTACTTCAAAATCAGATTCCCATGGTGTAAAATACGTATCGTCTGCTATAACCTCAAGTCTTATTTTACCTTTTGTTGATTCTTCTAAAAGATTTTTTAGTTTGCGGATAGGAACGGTACATTTTCCACTAGAGTCAATGGTTCCTTTAAATAAAAGATTTAAATTATCTGCTTCTACTACTAAGCGAACTTTACTGTTTTTAACCGAAGCACCCTCTAATGATATAGAGCACTCAAAAAGTTCTTGTTTATCTGTGTATAAAGTATACATTATTTGTTAATTTTTACATCTACTCCTAGTACTTCTTTAGCAACTAGTTTTATATCTCGTATAAATATTTTGGTTTTATGTACCTCTTTAGTTTCTTTATATTCTTTTCCCTGAACTTTGCAAAGGAGTTTTATAAATTGTTTTTTCTTTTCAGGGTTTTGGTTTAGAAATTCATCAGGGTGAGTTTTTCCTATGATTTCAATTATTAAAGCACAATCATTCCAAAGATTTGTTCCTGTTACTCTTTCATAAGTAGGATACACTTTTCCATCTGTTGGATTTGTTGCATCCCAATTAAAATTAGCTGTGTTCCACTGAAAAGGTATTCTTGTTATCATTAAAATGTTCCCCCATCAATATAAGATGCTGTTACAGCATAATCAGCATATGAAGCACTTAGAGCAAAAGAACTACTTGTTGATGAAATACTTAATGATTGGGTAAATGTGGTTCCATCTCCTTTGTAAAATTCAATATATGGAGAGTCACTAAAACTTCCTGTGTAAACAACAGCATTAATTATTGTATTAGAAATAAATACCCCTTCAATTTCCGAATATGTTCCTCCGTTTTTTGGATTGTATAAATATGAAGTAGGAACATAGTAAACATAATTTGTACTAGGGTCAATAACTTGAACCCAGTTTATGTCGGTATTGTTGTATAAATTTTCCATTACATATTATAAATATTAATATGTTTTGGTATTATCGTCATTTAAAGATGATAGTTTACTACGTAAATCTTGTAAAACTGCTCCTTTTCTTTTTCCGGAAACATTTGAACTTTCTACCATCTGAATTTCGTTTAAAATACGATCCCTTTCTGAGTATGGGTTAGGGGTAAAAACAGGTTCAGGTTCTACTATAGGTTCAGTTGATTTTATTTCACCATAAATATTAATTTTAGGTTTAATGCGATCAAACGCTTGATTGGTAGCTATAACAAGGGTTATGGCTAGTGGATCAAACACAAAGATCAACATAAATATGAACCAATTTGCCACTGTTTTTACGTCAGCTCCAGTAATTTCACTTACATACTGTACTGCACCTAATTCATTGCCTTCACTTGCTTTAGATTCCATATCTAAAACCTTAATATCCAGGTTTGTAATTGAATCGTTTAACGCGTCTATTTTAGTAGATAATTTGTCTTTACTAACTTGTGCCGCTGCAAGTTGTGCTTCAAATGATTTGCGGTTAGCATTATTTGCTCTAGTAACAACTTGTCCTGTTCTAGCATCTACTGATTGAGTAGTTGTATTTGTAGATAAAGCATTACGTAACTGGGATATGTCTTTGTCTAGTGTTGATTTTTCTTTTTCTAATTCGGATTTAATTTCTTCAAATCTCTGTTTTTTAACTTCTATATTTTGGATTTGTTTGCCTCCAATTTCAAGTTTTGCAATGTTTTCTTGAAATCCAGTACTTAATAAACCATAAATTCCAATAGAGGTAATTACAGATAAAATTACAAGCGCTATAGTTAAATAAATTTTTAAAAGTGTATAGGTATTTTTCCAAGCATTGTGGAGATAAGTTGCAATAGCGATTTTAGATACTTCTAAAAACGATCCCATTACAATTACAGGAATAGCTACACCGGCAAATACAATAGATAATCCGATTACACTGTAATAAGCTGCTGTTGCTGATAATCCAATGGCACAAAACAGCAAGAACCAAGGTAAAAATTTTTGTTTCATATTTAAAAATATAAAAAGCCCCATTCGGGGCTTCAAAGGTTTTTAAAAAAAATTAATTATTTTTTATTTTTATCAACTATTGACCAAACAGTTCCAACTAGTGTCATTGCACTACCTGAAAGTTCAGTCCAAGTTGCTTCATCCATGATCCCTTTCATTAAAAGGATACCTCCAACAAATGTTAAAGTATGACGGATAATTCCTAGTACTTGTTCTTTTGTCATTTTATTTGTTTTTATTGGTTACTTTTTGTTAGCTTTCATTTGTAGTAATAGCTCCTTTTGCTTCTAAGAATACTTTTCTTACGTTAGCAGGTTGAGCTACTTTCCATGCTGTTCTTCTTGCTTGGTGTAATCTTGATTTAGCAATTCTGCTAACGCTTACTGAGTTGTTTTGGTTTCCACCTAAAACATGGAAATATTTTTCATCTTCACCAACATATATTCCAACATGTCCACCTCCATTTCTTTTAAATGTTAAAATGTCACCAAGCATAGGTTCATCAACTTTATTTCCATATTTTGCCCAGTTTAAAGCCCATAATGGTCTTTCTACTACTTGTAATCCTGCAGCATGAGCACAATACCCTATGTATAAACCACACCAAGGAATTTCATCATTAGTATAAATACTTTTAAGTCCTAAAGCTCCGGCCCATCCAAGGATAACTGGGTTGTGTTTTGAACCTACAATTTCTTTAACTCCAATATGTTTAACAGCTTCTACTAAAAGTTTTGGAGATTTTTCTTCTTTTAACCATTCGTAACTCATACTATTCTTCTTCTTTAAAAAAGTTTGTTAAAAATTTTCCTAAGGCACCCATAGCAATAGAAGCAACTATCATTGCTTTGATTTCAAATGCTGTAAAGATGTCTTTAAGATTGTCAAATTGCCATAGCCCACCAATAGCTAGTACTGAAGATACTGCTAAAAGAGTATCTCCAATTTTTCTCCATTTTTTTGGAGTTGGTTTCCAATAATTTGTTTTCATTTTCAGTAATGTTTTTCTGGTTTCCATAACTGATAATTTATTATACATATTGTTATCCTTCACAAGCAATACAATTGTCATCTCTTTGAATTGCATCTCCTCTTAAAATGCTTTCAGATCGCATATAGTACAACGTTTTAATACCTTCTTTCCAAGCTAATTTGTGTACATCACTAATATATTTTGGTGAATCTGAAGGATCAAAAGTTAAGTTAAGTGAAATTGCTTGATCAACATATTTTTGTCTAATACCGTTTTGGCGAACAATTTCGTATGGATTAATTTCTTTAAACGTTAAGAAAATTTCTTTTTCTTCAGGTGTTAAAATGTAATCAGGTAATCCCATTACTGAGCCCTTATCTTTTGCAATTTGATCCCAAACACTGTCAATATTGTATCCTTTAGATTCAAGTAATTTTACTAATGTTTTATTTTTCTTAATAAAAGTACCTTTTGCTGTTTTTAAATTGAATACGTTTGCTGGGATTGGTTCAATTGAAGGTGAAACACCACCTGAAATATGGGCATTAGAAACTGTTGGGGCAATCGCTAAATGATGGGTGTGGCGCAGTCCGGTACCTTTACACCATTCAGGTTCTCCATATAATTCAGCTTGGGCGCGGGAAGCTTTTAGTGTTTCTTTTTCAATGAAATCAAACATAACTCTTGTATAAGAGTTTGCTTGCAATCCCGCAAACGGTATTCCTTTTTCTTGCAAAAATGTATGCCATCCTAAAACACCAATACCAATTGCTCTACCTTTAGATGCTGAGCGGTATGTGTTTTCCATAAAACGGATATTTTTTGCTCGATCAATAAATTCTTGTAATACACCTTCTAAAAACCAACAAGTTAGTTCTGGTAATGTCATTCCATTTTCAAATGTATATTCTTTCCATTCATCCCATCTTGCTAAATTAAGAGAAGATAAACAACAAATAAATGAATGTAATTCATCTGTGTATAATGAAATTTCAGAACAGATGTTTGTCATAGAAACATGTAAATTGTTCTTTTTATATGCTTCAGGATTATTGTTGTTTACATTATCCTCAAACATGATATAAGGTTCACCTGTTTCTAAACGTGTTTTTAAAATTTCACCCCATAATTTTAATGCTTTAGGATCACGTTCTTCAACTTTGTTCATAAATTCATCATCAATTACAACACATTGGTGCATGTTTAAACATTGGCGATTAACATCTCCTTTTGGACGACGAATCATTAAAAACTCTTCAACATCAGGGTGGTTGATGTTTAAGTTAACTGAAGCTGCTCCACGTCTAACTGAACCCTGATTGGTGGCTAAAATAGTTGAATCATATATTTTAATCCACGGAACTACACCTTCACTTACTCCATTATCTTTAATTGATTTACCACGTCCTCTAATTCGAGATACCCCAATACCAACACCTCCACCTTGAGAAGATAAACGCATCAATTCAGAGTTTGCTAATGCAATCCCTTCAATTGAATCGTCTGTGTCTATTCCAAAGCATGAAATAGGCATTCCACGTTCGGTTCCCATATTTGATAAAACAGGGGAAGCTAAACATAACCAATTTTTTGTCATCGCTTCGTAAAAGTATGGTTGTAAATCTTTACGTTTTAAGCGACGTGATGCTGCTTTAGATACACGTTTAAATGCTCCAAATACATCTTCATCTGGGAGTAAGTATCCTTTAGAGATAATACTTAATCCAATTTCATCCATCCATGTAGGGAAATTTTTCCCTTTTGTCCAATTTGTTGTATCTACTTGTATGCTCATAATTTTATAAATCGCTCCAATCAGCTGTTGATTTTGAATAATCTGTTACTCGGTTTGCAAAGAAATCTTGATGTGTTTTTCCGCTTGTTAAATGGTTAAACCATTCCATTTCTCTCATTAAATTAGGATCTACATCATTGTAAAGTGGACTATAACCTAATTCGTTTAATTTTTCGTTTGCACGTGCTTTAATAAAGTTTTTTAATTGGTCTTTTGATAAACCTTCAATATCCCCCATTTCAAATGCTTTGTCTATAAAGTCAAATTCTAGATTAACTGAAACTTCACATGCTTTGTAAATTTCCCCCATCAATTTATGGTCATCTAAATCTGGGTTTTCACTAACTAATGTTCTGAATAGCCAGCATCCTGCTTTTGAATGTAATGACTCGTCACGTACGCTCCATTCTACAATTTGACCTGTACCTTTCATTAGGTTACGCAATTGAAATGACATCAAAACAGCAAATGAAGAAAACAAATTTACACCTTCTGTAAATGCAGAAAATATAGCTAATGAAAGTGCCTTTTCATGTAATGTTTCTCCAGGTGTTTCAACTAAACGATCAATTTTTGCTTTAGCTTCTTCGTCTTCTAAAAACGCTTTAAAATCATCTAAACCAAGTTCTTCATTTAAACGAGCATATGCTTCAGCATGGATGCTTTCAAAATCAGCAAATACACGAGCCATTGCTTGTACTTCAGGTTTTGGAAACCATAAAGATACTTTTGTTGACCAATAGTCGTTTACATGTATTTCTGTTTGAGCAAATGACTTTAAAATGTTTCCGATTAAATTTCGTTCAGAATCGTTTAATTTAAGTTTCCAGTCATTTAAGTCTGAAGCTAAGGGTACTTCATCAGCTAACCAATGTGCTCTGTGTTGATCTTTGTAGAAATCAAACGCCATTTGGTATTCAAATGGTTTATAAAAATTACGCGGTTCTGTTATCATGTATTTAGTTCAAAAAATTTACTTGCTAGCATTTTTCTGTCAATGTTTTCGTATTCCTCATTCGACATTTTCTTTGGAGCATCAGTTTCTTCGTCATAATGGTTTCCTACTTTAATTCTACCGGTTGAAGTATCAACTTCAACTTGGAAGGTAAGTCCATCCATTCCATATCGGTTTTTCATAATGTGAAGTCTTCCTGTTCCGTTAACTTTATCTTCTTTCTTTCTTGATAATGAAATTGAAAGGTCGGTTATCATCATTTTATCATAACTTCCTGCGGCTTTATCGCCTTCAATAACATCATCTTTAGCTCCTGCGCGATTTACTTGTGAAACTGACCAAATTGGTATGTTTAATTCACGAGCTAATCCCTTGGTGCTTGTATAAATATCATCAATTTCTTCTTTGCGATCGCCTCTTTTTCGTCTTGAAGAAAGAAGATCAATATAATCTATAATGATAAGATCTGGTGTGATTCCTAAATCTTTTACTTTATTTATGTGTGCTTCTATTGTAGAAATTGTGGTTTTTCCCATCGGAAATTCACGAATAATCAATTCACCTGGTAAGTCAGAAGTTGATGCTTCTACGTTATTTTTATGTTTTTCTAATTGGTCAACAGGTACACCTGTAAAGAAAGCGTCATATCGTCTTCCAGTATATGCTTCACTTAATTCTAAAGTGTAGTGGATAACATTGTATCCCATTTTTACTGCATAACCACCTAAAGCAACTAATGTCCAAGATTTACCTCCTCCAGGATTACCAAAAATTAAACCTAAATCTCCATTACCTAAACCACCTTGAATTAATTCATTGATTTCAGGCCAAGGAGTAGGTACTATTGTTCTATGATCTTCACGGTAACGTGATTCAGTATCTTTTTTATATTCGTGTCCAATGTTTTTGTCAGCACCTGCTTTCATTGCTGATTCAATCATATATTTGATTGAGTCGTAGTCACCTGCTTTTAGTAAGTCAACACTATTTAATAGTGCTTTTTTTAACTGTTGATTTTTACAGAATGTAGAAAATTCTTCTTGCACATAAGCTAAATCTTCAATGTCTGCTCTATATGCTTCTCGTAACTGTTCTTTAACAGATACTTTAAGCACTTCATTGCCCAACTTTTTCATTTCAACTTTTAAAATATCCATTGAAATGGTTGTATGGTACTTTTCGTAGTACTTAAGAATCTCGTTTATAACCCATTTATGAGCCGGATTACTAAAGTATTCATCACTTAGTACGTCGTTTATGTTTTGTAAAAATTCTTTATGTGTTAATAAAGAAGAAATTACTTTCATCTGGAACGATGGTCCGTATTCATCAATTGATTGTAATGTCATTTTATAACTTTTATTTAAATTTAATAACTTATTGTCGGGTAACCAACAAATCTTTAAAAACATCTTGAACCCAAAATTCAGTATTTCGAATTAAGTTTCCAATTTGATCTTCGTTGCACATTTCAACAAACATGTTAGGTACAAAATTTAATGGAGTGTTTACAACGAAGTTATCTATAAATATTTTATCTGCATCACTTATCATAGGATTAGATAAGTCCATAACTTTATATTTATCTTCTAATAGGGGAACATCATGTAATACTCTTGCATATACAACATGTTCTTTTAATTTAGCTTCCGCTATATCTAGCAAATCATCAAACGACAAATCACGTTCAGCTAATTCAGGAAATTTTTTAAATAAACCTTTAGGTCCTAATCCCTTAATACCTGTGATTCCATCAGAATTATCACCCATTAATAACTTGTATAACAAGAAATTGTGTGGGGGCACATTAAATTTTTCTTTTACAGTATCTGTAGTATAGTATTCTTTTTCAATTGGGCGATAAACAATTACTTTTTCGGTTACTAACTGTAAATAATCTTTATCACTGGATACTATGAATACTCTATCTTCAGGTTTTGTAGGTAATGTAGCACTTAAGTATGCGATAATATCATCTGCTTCTACTCGAGGTAAGGATATTGTTTTAACAGGTAATGTCTTTAAGTATTGGATAATTCGAACAATTTGATCTACTTTAGAGTCATCTTCTTCTTCTAAACTATCAAATAATTCATGTTTAGTTACTCGAGTTACATTTCTGTTTGATTTGTATTCAGGAATAATGTTTTTTCTATTATTGGAGGAACCCACACCATCAAACACAACATAAACTTGTGTTGGTTGGATGGTGCGAATTAAAGCCCCCAAAGAACGAAAAAATCCTCCTAAACCTCCAATGTGGACTCCATTTGAATTGACGGCATTAATTGCACTAAAATTTCGAAAGAAGAGATTGAGTCCATCTATAAGCAGGTAGCGCTCCGATTGTGGGGTTTCTTCCCCGTGTTCTTGTATGTTATCTAAGAGGTTTAAGAGGTCTTTTTTCATATTAATCTTCGTTTTCAAATAAATCAGGTGTTGGTGCTTTTTCGTCCCACTCACTATTATCTTCCTGTAATGTATAATTACCTTGTCCTAAAATATCTGCCCATTCATGTGAATGTGCATCTTTGTATTTTTTAATTGCGTTTGGATCATCTTTAATAAATCCATGTACTGTTGAAACAATAGTACCCATTGTTGTAATACCGTTGATGTGGTTTTTATCACAAGCAATTTTTGTACGCAATGCAAATTCAACTTTTTTCTTGTCCTTAACAGCGTTAAGTTTAGAAGTACCAGCATTTGTAACATTTCCAAAAGTTAAACATAGTGAAACGTCATAGTAAAATGTATCTCCACCTTTATTTGTCATCCTAGGTTGTGACATAGGAGTTAAAGCCGGAGCAACACCTACTTTGTTTACAATAAACAAGGTATTCGTGTATTTTGAACTTTCTTTACGAGACATTACAATCTGTTGATTGATAAAATTACCGAATTGAGTTGCAATTGCTCCTGCATTCCACATTGGATTATTTTTACCTTGTTCAATTGACATTTGACATGGAATTGAACCAACTGAATCCCAAATGAATAGTAGATCATATGGTAAATTACCTTTTTTCTGTTCAGTTAATAAGTCAATGATGAACTCAGCAATGTCCTCAATTGAATTCAATGAACTTCTATCTCGATAAATAAAGAAACCTGTTTGGTCTATAACTTCACCAGTTTCCATATCAACTACATCCTCAATTTCAAAACCCATTGTTTTCCAGTGATTCCAATCGTGTTTCATTTCGGTAATGATTAACACAGGTAATATTCCCATCTTTTGAGCATTAACTGCAATTTCGATAGTCATAGTTGATTTACCTGTGTTACTTTTACCTCGAACCATTGAATTATGACCCATAGGAATACCAGGGATGGACAATGCTTCTTGAAGAGCAGGTGAAAATGGAATCCACCTTTGCTCTTTGAATTTAACATTTGATGCTAAACCCTTATTTGCTTTAAATTTATCTAAATTGAACGCGGATTTTAGTTCATTACCCGCCGCTTCAGTAAGCGATTTTCTTCCTCTAGCCATAACTTATTTACTTAATTAAAATGGAGCATCATCATCATCTTCACCAAACAAATCATCAAATGCTTCTGCTTTTGATTTTTTAGCTGCTGGTTTGGTGGATAAGCTGTAATTTGATTTTGGTTCTTCTTTTACTTCATCTTCAACCTCTGCCAAAACTTCTTCTTCATCTGCCTCAGGGTTTAACCACTCTTGAAGCGCTTGTTTGATTGTATCAAATGGAAGTGGCTTGTACATATCTTTTGGATTTTCTTGTTCCTCTAACCATTTTTCAATTTGTTTAGAATCTTCAGACAATGCAGACATTTTCATTGACGGAGCAATAGTTGTTTTATTGTAAGCGGTTCCTGTTGATTCAGGTCCTACAGTAACTAACTTAATGTCTCTACCAGACATAACATCTGTAAAATCACCTACTTCTTCATCAGCAGCCATTTGTAAGAACGCTTCGTAAATTTCTTTACCAAATTCCCACATTTGAACACCTTCAGCTTCTTCACCACGTACAATTACAGGAGCATAGATACGAGTTTTCGGATCTAATTTTTTAGCTAAACGCCAATTTTCTTTGTCGTTTGTTCCACGAAGTTGTTTTGCAAATTCTGCAATTGGATCTTTTTCACCCCAGTTTAAAGGAGAAGCAATTACTTTACGGCTTCCAATTCCGTAATAAAATTTCATTTCCGTAAATGGAAATTCCTTATTGTATTTAAAAGGTACAATACGGATTGTTTGTTTGCCAATTGTTGGTTTAAAACGCTTGACGTTACTTGAATTGTTAGATCCTCCATTAGAGGTCTTTTGCATTGATTCAAGTTTTTTCTTGATTGCATCGAGATTCATAATATAACTATTTTTATTGTTTACAACGTTTAATATAATAACCTTTTTTTAAATAACCAAATTATAGTTCAATAATCTTGAAAATTCTTGTATTTAATTGTTTAATCTCATTGTGTTGAGTTAATAAAATACAATTTCTATAATGTTGCCAGTTTACTGGGTATTTGGTATCAACTACACCTCCATTTAACTTTTTAATTAACTCATTTAATGCGTTTATTGTATAAAGTGTGTTTGATTCTTTTTTTCTATGTACTAAAATGGTATTATCGGGAATATCATTTACATTTCCTTGATCTACATTATATGTAATAACATATTCATTATTGCTTTTAATGTGCAATACAAACATTTTATCGTACATAATACTATAGCGTTTAGATAACGCATCAATCAACGCCTCTAACTCACTCAATGGGGTAAAAGTACAAAACAGTCTGTTATTCATTAATAGCGTATCAAATGTAAAATCATAGTCGTATTGATCATACATATATTGAGGTTGTTCTAAAGTACTATACATAACTTTTATTTAATATCGTTGTAGTTTTTACCTTGTTTTACTTTAATTTGTAATTTTTTGTCTTTAAATACCTGTTTTATCTGTTCTATCATATCTATTTCACTTTCATCTACATCAAATAAAAACGAATCGTACACATATAGTACGAGTTTAGTATTTTTTCCTCGCAAAATCTTAAATATCTCATATAATATAAGAACATTATTTGCGGTCTCCAAATTTTGTAGTACGTAATTTAAAAGCTTTTGTGGATTCATATTTTCCAGATCCTTTTTCATAAATTTATGATTTGAAATGGGGCATTTAATGTATCCGTTTGTGTTAAATGTTTTCCACAAATCATCTGTATATGTTTTTACTTGTCGAAAAAAGTCCAAGGTTTCGTATTCCTTCCATATTCCTCCATAAAGCTGTTTAAACGTGATCTCTTTCGCTTTGGTGTAATCCACACCATACATTTTAGAAAAAGATAAGTGGATATCGTCACTACCAAAGTCGTAACCGCAAAGACTAGCCAAAAGGGTAGGGTGATAAGCAGATATGTCAAACTCAATAAAACTCTCATTACGGGGTATAAAGCATTTTCTTTCTTCATTGTCTTTGTTTAGGGCTGAAAAGTTAATAGTATTAAATGTATTTGATGGTCTTGTTGTTAATGTGTTTAAATTGTATTGCGTGTATACAAATTCATCTACTTGTTGATCGAAGTACTCCTCGAACAATAATGGATCTACTTTAATACCCGCTCGTTCTAGTTGATTAAACACAAGTGCTGCTTTATTGTAAAATGGGTTTATTTCACCTTTAAAGTTAGCATAGTTTTGTTCACATACCTCATAGTGTTTTACGATCGGTACTATTGTGTTTAAATATTGTATATTTGGATACTTGTTGTAAATGTGTGTGTGAGCCGTTGTTTGTTGAGGTATATACGTATGGGGGGAGGGTGAGTATTGGTAACAATGCTTAAGGCAAAAATAATGTAAAAATTCCTTTCTATCCCTTACGTAAATGTTTTTTATACTGTTTAATACTTTTAAACAATCATCTATTGTAGAATTTATTGTTTCGCTATGGTTGATTGGGATAATATATCCTTTTAAATCATCCCTTGGACGAATGTAAAGAGCACATACTTCATTTTCAACAGGGTGTAAGTTGTGTGAAGTTGGAATTACTTCAACATAAGCAACTTCGTGTCTTGCTCTTGCTAAAATGTCTATATGTTTAGGATCTTCTATAAGCCAATACATGCTTTGAAGATACTAAAGATTTTTTAGGATTCCACGTAATATTTTAAAAACTTGTCTTGAAAATATTGAGAGAACCCATACCATTTTAAGTTTTGCTCTATAGCAACAGCAGATGCTTTATTTGATTTATAAACTTGTTCTTTATTGCCTACAATTTGCCAATTTAATATAGCAGGAGTATACAGATCCCATGCTATTTGAGGGTCTTGATTTGCAAGTTTTTTGTATGTATTTAAATCAATTTCTAGATATTGTATTTCATTATTTTTTTTACAAAAATACCTTGTAAATTGTTTATTTTGTTGGTCCTGAGGAGTGGGTATAGTTGGGTTAAATAAGGGGATAAATCTTTCTTGAAGGAGAGACAAATTATATTCTAAATCTATAGTTTCAAGGGTTATTATTGGAGGTATGACATTGTTAGTAACTCCTGTATTAAAAATGTTAGAAAATTGGTTATTAATAGGGATTAAAAGAATATTAGGTGGGTTTTGAGGATTTTTTCCAGTAAATTTACTTCCATTTGAAACTTCATAGTAATATCCAGTATATATCTCGTTAGTAGAAGAAAGTTTATAAGCATCACCATTAGTGAAAAGATTAGTTTTTATTTGAGATTTTGGGTAATACATAAAAATTTATTATCTATTGGGAATTACATAATCGGCCATTCGTTTTACATCAGGTTCATATGTTTTTCCTTTATTATAATTATACCTAAAAGTAAAATCAATACATATTAATTTATCTATATTTCTTTCTCCACCATCCCAAACATTTTTTAAATTTTTAGCATAAGCTTGAAAATATCCTGGTCCATTATATCTAGCTCTATACCACATATATCTTGTTCTTACATCACTTAAAATAAGATTTTTAAGTTCAGGATGAGTTTTAAAATTACCATTTAACATTGTGTAAAATGATTCTTCAACTATTTTATATTTAAGTTCTTTAAGTCTTTCAAGATCTTTTTTCCATTGGGTTTGATTAATGTTTCTTCCACCCCAATAAGGATCTTTATCAGGATAATGAAGATTATCATATTTCCATCCTTTATCTTGATAATTTTTATAAATTAACCCTCCTGGACTTTTCCACTTTTGCCAGCCGCTCCATTTTTTGCCATATTTTAAACTAAGGGATGAAAAGGCTCCAAACCCAGAATATTTATCTACTATACTCCAAAATTCTCGTTTATTAGCAGTGCCGTCTCCATCACCAGCAAATCTATCTTCTCCCCAAAGAGTTTCTCCTGAAGCTCCCATTCCTACTCCTCCTGGTTTAGGGGATACATTATTTTCAGATGTATATACAACATATTGGATAGGATGAAAGTATCCTCCTTCATTTTTTCCTCTAATAAAGTCAATAACAGATTTATCAGTATTTTGAATACCTTTGTAATTAAGATAATTAATGTTTCTTGATTTTAAAATAGATCTTTCTGAAGATAATATTCCATTGCCTTGAGGAATACTACTGCATGATTTTACATTTCCTGAGGTTGATGCTGCTTGAACTGCTTGAGAATATGTTTGGTAAATAGGGTTTGAAACTGTTTGATCAATTTCAGTAATATCTCCTGTTTTAGGAATAACAGTTGCTTCTATTTCAGTTTCCCAATCATTATTTGCTAACTTATGGTTTACCCCAGTAACAATTAAATTTAAATTGTCACCATACGCTTTGGGTAAAAATCGAGTATCAACTTGTAATTTACTATATATTTTTATACCCGATATTCCATCCATAACAAATGAAATTTTAAATGGTATAAATCCAATTGTTCCTCCTGATTTTATACCATTAGAAGCCATTGTATATTTGTTATATTCTGTTACTATAGAAATATTTTTATCTATAATATCAGAAGAAATAGAAACTTTATTATTGTCATCATTTCCAAATCCATAAAGTCTTGCAACCTTTCCTCCATAGTAATTTTTATTATAGTTTACAACAGCTTCATCTTCTGAGCCCGAAACTGAAGAAGAAGGAGGGGCTGAGTTTGGATTTCCAGGTATAAGGGATTCTTTAAATCTATCAGTTAATCCAACATTCCATTTTGAAAATGCAGTTGCTTCAACTCCTTTAACATATCCTCCAGCAGTTGCTCCTACAGTAATCATAGTAGCATACTCTGGGGTTATGGCTGTTTTTAAGTCGACTTTTCTAACAAAATTAGATTCATATAAGTTTCCATTTTTTTTATATCCATATAATTGGAGGATATAATTTGAGACATCATTTTGGTTTAACCCAGGGATAGGGGTTGTATCTACAATACTAAGAACATTACTATTTTCATCAACTACTGGTTCTAGGTTGTTTACTCCACCTAAAGCTTTATTTAAACCATCACATATTGATTTTAAAAAGTTATATACATTAACATCTCCCCTTTCATCGGCATTTGAACTTATGCATTCCGTAATAAAGTCAAAATTCAAATAAATATTCATAGGGGTTGCTACATTTTTATTTTCTGTAACTTGAAAAGGAAAAATTTCTGGGAGGACTTTATATTTGCCTCCTAAAGAATCATTTCTTACTAAACAAACTCTTGGGTCTAAAGAAACTTGACTTTTTAAAGTAAACATAACATTGTTTTCTTCACTGTAATCAATATTTACAATTGGAGGTCTACTTGCATAGTCAGAATTACCATCATCTATTTTTGGAAATATATCTTCAACAAGATATTTTAATAAAGCTCCAAATCTAAGATAATATGGATAAGTAGGTATACTTAGAAAAAAACAATCTTCACATCCAAAATTTCTAATAGGGTTTTCAGCAGAAACTGTAGTAGAATTTAATTTTTTGTAAGCTACATAGATATAATAATAATCCCATCCAGGATCTGCTATTTCTCTTACAGTGCCTGCTCTATCATTAGCTACTTCATATCTTACTTTAGCACTATTCCAAATTTTTACAACAGGATATTCACCTTCTTTAGGGTTTTTAGTTTTTGTTGCTAAAGCATCTTCTAATGATTTTTGTTTTTGAGTAATTGCAGCTTCAAGCACACTAGGAGAATTTGATGAAAGCTCTTCTTTTACTGGTTGGAACCATTCACTTTTAGCTTCTGGGTGAACTTTAGAAAGTTCTAAAGCATTTTTTCCTGATAATCCTGCTGAAAGTTTTTTTGAAGATATCTTATAATAAAATTCTACTGTAGTAGTTTGGGCTTCAACAGTTTTTCCTCCAGGAGGAATAAAAGTTCCCATATTTTTTAAATCAGTAAATGTAACTTGAAGTTCTTTAGGGATTTGTTTAACGTATTCTGGGTTTTCAAAATTTCTATTGGTCCATTTCCATGTCCACAACATAGCATATAGAGCATTAGAACTTTTATTATCTTCTATTATGTTGGGGTTATTTGAAGATTCGTTTGTAGAGGTACTACCTTGAAAAGAAGTTTGGTTGTTAATTTTACTAGCTTCTTCTTCGGATAAAGAAATTGAACCTATTTCTGTAAACTTTTTAAAACTTTGAGGGATCGAAATATTAGTTTTTAATGATTCAATAACATCACCTAAACTTATTATAGTAATTTCTATACTATATGATCCATCAGGTTGAAATGCCCAACTAAAATTAGATACTTTACCTAAAAGTCCATCGTAGTTTCCTGCATATTTTTGTCTGTAGGTTTCAATAGGGGTTAACATATCTAGATATGACTTTTTTTCACCTAAATCAAAAAACGTTTTTTCAAGTAATGTCTCACGTAATATGTCTCTATCTACCCCATTAGCAGTAAAAAGACTATTTCCCCATTCAAGTAAAACAGTATATCCTAGTCTTAAATATAAAAGATCTATAATATCAAATTGTTGTTTATTATGAGCAATTAGTCTAACTGTTGCTTTTTTAATTGAACCCCTATTTAATGATTTTATATCAGCACTTAAAATACCAGGCATAGGAGAATATCCATATGTTCCATAAGTATATGAACTATTTGGATCTTGGGGGAGAAAGCCTTGTCGTTGAATTAATCTATCAGTTCCATCTTGTTCTAATCTAGAAAATCCAGCATGTAAAATATATTTTTTTGCTAAACCCATTCCATTAAGGGAAGTAGATACCCCTATATCCGTTAACCTTTCAGCACTTACTGAAATTCCAGAGGCTAATTTTACCCAAGCTGTATTAGAATTTAAAAGATTAATTTGTTGGTCGGTTCTAGAAAATGATGATTTATCATTAGCAGTTCCAGCACCACTTCCATGAAGTAGTTGTCTAACAACTATTTGATTTGCAACATATCCTGGGATTGGTTCTCCGATAATAGCCATAACTTTTTTAAATTGATAAATTTAATGCTTCATATTGTAATAAAATTTCTCCTATTCTGTCAAAAGCAGGAATCCTGATTTGGGCCCCTACAGTAGGAAATATTGAATTTGCATCTTGATTTGGGTTTGCACGATTAATTATCCACCACAAAGTTGAATCATTATAGTAGTTTTGTGCTATAACATCATACCTATCACCTTGTGTAGTATATACATAAATATCTAAAGAACTCAAAGGAATTATTGGATATTTAGTTAAAGCATATCCTATTTGAGATCCATTAGGAGTATCATATGTAAAAGAACCTCTGTAACGAATCATAATTGAGTAAGTGTATTAGAATTAATTAAACCTTGGTTATTTGTAACATTTTCTATCCCTGATGGGGCTTGTTGGGATACTAATAAGTTTGTAGTGGTTTGGTTTTGTAAAGCAATCTTTTCTGACTCTATTTGATTTAATCGTGAATTTTCTCTATCATAATTTGATGTTTCAGGACGAAGTTGGTCTATGTATCTTTGTTTACCTGTGTTTAGTAATCTAGTACTATCAGTTCCAAGTTTATCATTTCTAAATGATTGTTTTTCAGGTCTAAATTTGTGAATTGGAATAAATTTAATACCCGTTACTTTAATCATATGAGGTACTTGTCTGATATCATTTATAGGTAAATCATTTCCCGCATCATCTATACCTATTTCCCAAGGTGATTCTTCAGGGACATCAAATGTTAATGATGTTATAACTCCTGGTTGGTCATCTAAATAACCTCCTAAAGTAACGTATGCAATGTTTCCTGCCATATATCCTGATGTGTAACTATCAAGGTACTCAGGAGCAAGTGAAGAGGCAAGGAAGTTTAACTTATCATACATAATTGTTATTTCTTCTCTTGATTGAGCTACAATAGTAAATGCCATTGATATTTCTCGAGTAAATCCTCCATATTTGTAGAATTTTTCTGCTCTACCCATATATTCTATAGATTTCCATTCAGCACCATATGAATCAGAAAATGAATCTATAAAAGCTCTAAAGTGCATATATTTTTTATATGTACCTCCTACTTGATTATCATTGTTTAATATAGCGATAAAAAACGGAATAATGTCTTTTAAATTTGGGTCGGTAGAGTATTTAGATCCGTCTTTAGTGTTTGTTTTATATATTGGAGAAGCATTTACTCTATCTACAGGTCCTAAATTGGTAATAGGTCCGTTTATAGATTTTTTACCTGCTGTGTAACTTGAAATGTTTCCTTTTCTTCCAGGATTACCCAATTTAAGATTATCTTCAATATTGTTAGTTGCATATGGAGGAGCTAAACTTAAAAAGGTATATTGAGGGCTTTCTGTTGGTTTTAGTATTTGTCTAAAATCATTTAATGTAGTTGCATCCGAATTAATAGGTTGGTTTGTAAAGTCTTGTTGTGTCCATGAACCTTTTCCTATATTACTATTACTTTTAAGTGATCCTGATTCGTAAACATCTATTGGAAAATTTTGTGTAAACGAATTTTTTCCGTTTTTGGTTAAATCATTTTCAACAAAATTACTTGAAAAACTTTTTATATATTCGTTATAATCTGAAGATGCGTTAATAGGTAATTGGAATTTATCCTCATTGGTTGGATCATATGGTTTACCTACTAAATAATCTTTTGGCTTTGGTACTAGTGTTTTTAAAGGAACACCATCGTTTCCGGTTGCAAATTTAATTTTAGTTTTTCCTATTCCTAAAACTGAGTCGGATCCGCCTCCATAAGAAATTAAAACATCATTTTCTAGTGTAGGATTTAAACTATATCCTTTAACAAAAGCAAAATTATTTTCACCACTATTTACTGGAATTAAAGTAGAAAGTCTAACTAGTCTATTGTTTTCTAAATCAATTCTTCCAGTAAGTTGATTTTGGGCAATAACATCTTGATATTTGTTAATAGAAGCAAATGAAAATAAACCAGTAGGATCTAAACCTTGTTTGTTTACATGACCTCCAGCCCATACTATTCCAGCTTCAGCTAATGTAGATAATGGTGTATATGCTCCTTCATTTAAAGCACCCCCAGCATAACCTAACCCTTTAGATGCTTCAGTTTTTGTACCTACTCGAGAAAGTAGGTTTTGTTTTGCTGTAAATAAAAGCCCGCTAGGGTTTTTTATGTTTATAAAATATTTGGTTAAACGAGTAACGTCTTCAGCGGCACTTAAAGGGGCTTCAATTCCTCCACGCAATACAAAATCGTTATAAAACGAAGGATTCTGAAGACCTGTTTGTATGTTTTGAGGAATAAAAGGTTGTCCACTATCTCCCCCTCCTGGTCTATCTTTACCAAATTTAAGTGATTTTAATTGGGTATCCCCATTATTTAATTTCAGTAAAAGACCCATTTAATTAGTTTTAACCAGGTAAATTATTCAAATACGGTAAACCTTGTCCACCTGGTGATACTGGTGGGATAACTCCATTTATGTCTAATAATGAAGGCAATGGAATTTGGTTTGGTGTTCCATCTTGATATGCATTATAATCTGCTGTTACTTGACCAGCATTAGCACCATTTAATGAATATCCTGGTTGGTTTCCATTAGCATGTAATTTAGATTGCTGGGTTGCAAGTGGATTTACAGTTGGAGTAGTACCATCATATGCTGTAAAAGCAGATCCTTGAGTTGTTAATTTAGTTAAGATTCCCATGGTTATTTATTTTATTATAAATATTATGTATTAAGACATTTTGTAACTATTTTTTCTATTTTCGTCTCCTTGAGTATTTGGGTTATCACCAGTTGTTGCTTCAATTACTTTTTTACCATCAATAGCTACATTTATTGGACGATTAGCTAAAGCGTTTACATCTTTTCTTAGTTCCATTATGGCATTTACTACAGATGAAGAATCACCACCTAATTTAATTTCTCCTTTCCCACCCATTTTGGTAGCTTTACCTGGTTCAGATTTAACGTCGTTTCCAAATAAATTTGTACCTGCAATAACTGTATCTTTATCGTTTAATTGGATTGCTCCTTCTGGGCCTACTAAGGTGCGTTTACCGTATCCTGGAGGGGCGGACATTAAGTCATCAGCTTTATATGCAGCGATTGCTCCTATAACGGCTCCTACTCCTGCTAATATAACAGGGACTATAGCTCCAAATGACATAGCTGTAGATGCAGCAGTAGCTGCAGCAGCGTTTGCGGTATTAGCAGCTATTAAAGCTATAGTTCGTCCAATAGCCATAATAATACCCCCAACTAATTTTCCAGCATATAATCCTGCTAAAAGTCCAGTAATTGAGTATATTAATGTAGTATTTTTTAACATTTCACCTAAGAAGTTTAGTATTAAACCCATAGGACCATCAACAATGCTAACAAAAATTTCTTTAACATGCTCCATAGTTTGAGCAAATTTTTCAGCATTAGATTGTTGTTCAAATTGCAAAGCTAATTGTTCATCACCTAATTCTTTAGCTGCTTCTTCAGCAGTACGGGTTTTTCTTAATTCTTCATATCTTGCTTTAGCAGCTTCAGCATCTTTAAAACCAATTTTAGCTAACGCTTCTCTTTCTATTAATGATTTAGCTAATTCTTCTCGATTTAACCCAATAGCTTTAGCAATAGCTTCTTGTTGGATTACGTTTAATTTACCAAAATCAGCAGCTGAGCCTACTTGGGCTGCTATCTCAGCGGCAGCATCAGCAGTTTTTCCGTTTAATGCTAATCCTCTTGCTCGTTCAAAATTTAAATCTTTACCTAAAAGTAATTCTGCACTTAATTCACTTTCAATAGATTGTTCAAAGTTTAATAAGCTTTCAGACATTTTTTCGGTTTGTTCAAGAGTCAAACCAAATTGTTTAGCTTTTACTACAGCTTCGGATACAGCTTTTAAACTTCCTCCTAAACTTAAAGTTAAAGCAGATGATGCTTTAGAAACGTCTTTTAATACTTGTTTTTCGTTTATAACAAGTTTATTACGCATAGCATATGCTTTAGCACCTCCTAATATTTCTGAGGAATTTTGGGCTAAGGTTTTTCCGTTTACTAAGGATACTTTTTGAATTGAAACTAACTCTTCATTAGTAAGTCCTGCTTTTTCACGTAGTTTAGTAAAGGTTTCTAAATCAGCTTTATTAAGTTTAGCATTTGTTCCTAATGAGGTGCCAATAGCACTTTGGGTTTCCATAAATGCCCTAGCATTTAATGACATATCTCCAGAAGAAACTGCCATAGCAGCATATTCTTCTCTCATTTTTAATGCATCTTTATAACTTATGTTTTGTGATTTAGCAAAAGCTCCAGCTTGCTTATCTACATCTATAAACATTTTAACTAGCTGAGTGACTAAAAATAAAGGGTCTGTAAGTCCTTTTGCTATATCACCGCCAATAGATTTAAATCCTGCTCCTAAAGTTGCTAATTTTCCACCACCATCTTTAGCAGTATCTCGCATTTTGCCTAATGCTTTATCAGCATCAATAAATTTACCAACTAATGGTACTTGGCTAATTCCTTTTATTAACTTGCCTGTAAGACCAAGTTTAGAATTGATTTGTTCTTCTAACTTAATTTGTTCGTCTAACTGAGCATTAAATCTATTTATATGGACACTTTGTTCACTTAATTCACTATTAATTTCATTTTGAGCCGCCCTTAATTTAGTTAAACGAGCTACCTCATTAGCTTCAAGTGTACTTTTATTTTCTAATCCTGAAATTTCGTCAGCTATAAGTTTTTGGGAAAGTTTTAAATCGTTTAATTTTTCAGCAACTTTTTTCTTTAAATTTTGTAATTCTTTTACTGATAAAGTAGATATTCCTTGTTGGTGACTTTGTAATTTTGCTGCTAAACTGGATAAATCTGAAAATGCTGCTTTAGATTTTCCAAGTCCACTATTCATGTTTTTCATCTCATCAACAATTCTAGTAAAACCTTCTCTAGCTCCTCCAATATCAGAAACATAATCAGCCCAATCTTGTCTTAATGATTTAACTATTCGTTCAGCATCAGAAAGACTCCCAGTAAAATTTTGAAAACTTGTTGCTTGTTGGGTATCATTTAACTGCTGAGCTAGTTTAATACCTTCTTGGATAAGTTTATTTAACTTTTCTTGTTCTTTAGGAGTTAAAGCCATTTAAATGATTTTATTATAAATATTGAAAATCAACATTTTTAGCTATATTTAGGAACATTTTTGCTTTGTAGTGCTTTTTGAAGCAATTCAGGAGCTTTTATTGTACCATCTGGGTTGATGACTGTTTTCTTTCCATCACCTACTTTGTTTTCAAGAGCATTTTTTTCTTCGGTATAAAAATCTTGAATTTTTGAGAATGTAAAACGGCGGAGCCATATAGGCATGTTATAGATTGTATCCCAATCGTATCCACCTTTACCGTGAAAAACTATCTCATGAATTTGTGTAAATACAGCAGCCCTAGCTTGGGGAGCTATTTCATAGGTCAGGCCAAAAAAAGCTAATCCCAATTGGGATACTGATTCTATCGTCACTCCCGTCGGGAAAAAAAGTTAGATCAACATCTGGTTGAATCTCTCTAATATATTCTCTTAATGCCCTGGAGTCTTGGGCGAGAAGATAATTGTCGACAAATTCTCGAATGTCTTTTTTATCTCGTTTTCCTTCTACTGAGGTGATTAGGTATTTTAAACGGGTTGAAAGTTCGGGAGAGGCATCTTTATTGATTTTTTTCAAACCTTCTAGTTCACGAGCAATATCTTGTTCGTCTTTATGACTTAAAAGTTTAAATGTAACTACATTACCTGATTTAGGAAGGGTAAAGGTAAATTCGTTTACACGATTTGCAAATAATTCTTCTTTAAGTGGTTTATTTTCAACTTGAGATAAATCTACTGTATGAGAATCACCTAAATAATTAAAAGTATATTCAGCACCATATCCTAAAATACGAGCAGCAACCATAATTGCATTTTTATCACCAATTAAAATATCATCATAATTAATTTTTGACACAATTAATGATTTCATTAATTTATCCAATACAGTACCGTTTTTAATATATGATTGGTTGGTAAGAATATCTTCTTCTTTAGCAGTCATGTATTTAATTTCAACAGTACCTTTTGCTAATTCAGAATCTTCAGGATATAGTAAGCCTTTAGAAGGTAATTCAACTGTTTCAGTTGGTAATTTAAATTCACTCATAATTTTTATTTAATATAACTTTATTGTCCTATATACATATATTAAAGAGAAGA